TAATTCATCTAAACTTTTTTGTCCAGATTTTGTTAAAAAGAACTTTTAACCAATGCAGAAAGCCGGCGCGAGGTAGTAGCCATTGCTGTAGCCGTAGATGTCCGCAGCACCACTAGAGTCGACATAGCAAACATAGACCGAGTAGGAGCTGCCGTAATATCGCGAACGAAGCCACCAAACGCCGGCAGAGCTGCTACTACCTCCACTACTAGTTCCAATATATTTAATTCTGCTAGAATTATCAGAATATTTAGAATAATTAAAAGATTTTCCACTAGTACATTCTGCATTAGAAGTAGTCCAATTAGATTTTTTAAGTGCAGAATAGACATCTAAATTCACTTCACCCTCAGAAGGGAGCCACACTGTTTCTGTGGCATAAGTGGCAGTACCATTGTAAGAATTATTAGTAGTTAAACAAGTTCCTTTACTTAAAGACTTAATATAGCTTTTAGCGTTACAGTAAGAATAAAAATTACTACATTGAGTTTGAGCTGTACTATTTGTCCAAACCGCAGAAGAACCAAAAACAGTAGTAGTAGGTAATAAATACTTAGACTAAAAAGTCAAAGTACCAGTTGCATCCTAATCTATTCCAATAACTTCCATTGTTGCACTAGATGCTCCTAAAACAGCAGTAGAAAGAGTAGTAGTTTTAGTATTACCAACAGCTACTACTGAATTAAACTAAGTAGAAGTAATTGTACCACTTGCTCTTGCTTTACATAAAGTTTGAATATCAGACCAAGTAGCAGTATCCCAGGTAAATTTAGGACCTGAATTAGTAACAGATATTGTAGCACTACAAGCCGTCATTAACTAAGTAGCCGCAGCACTCACAGTAATTGTAGCTGAGCCACTCGTATTTGTTCCTGTAATAGTAACTGTACTTCCGCTTATAGTAGCAGTAGCAATAGAAGAATTACTAGTAGTCACTGTATAAGTAGGTGATAAACCATTATAAGTTACTGTAACGGTAGTAGATTTTGAACTAATTGGCAAAGAAACAGAAGAGCTACTTAGAGTAATTTCACCCGTTTCAACTTTTACGTATTCATCGCCTAAATCTTTATCCATAAAATCATCCATAGATCTAGTACAAATAACACCACTGCTATCAACAACAGCAACTTTAGTAGGAGTACTACCTAAATCTGCTACACTAGTCATTTTAATTTTAGTAGCAGTAAGCTGACCAGTCATTGTATCTCCTGATTTACTAACTTTTGTTCCAGCTAGGTCGTATGCTTTTTTTACGGCATTAGCTGAACCTGCATTAGTAGTAGAAGTACTAGTTACGCTATCTTCTACAGTAGGAGGAGACTTAACTGTCTTACCTGTTAATATCGCATTCATTCATTAATCTCCTTTCAAGATTTTCTTAAGGAGATTCTTGAGATAGTAAACAGGAGCCTAAAGTAACCATTCATTCCACTACCATCCCCAGGGTGAATTAGAACCATAATCTAACCAATAATCACTGCGGTCGGGCGGGTCTAATGGCAGTAATTGATCTAGTATATCGGCTCTTTCAATCGACTCTGGATTATTGGGGACAAAATTCTTCCCTATTTGGCTATCTTTATTGCAGAAAGGGATGCCTTGGTAGCTGATAGTTCCAGTGCGTTCGTCTAGGTCGCAAATTGCGCCTTGGTAAAATTTGACAAAACCACCAAATCCTGTCATCCGCAGCCCCTTTCTAGCGTACATTTCCATAGTAAACCTCCTTAAAAACTGGGTAGAAAAAAGGTACACTTTTTACCAAATCGGGGAAGTACCTCTTCGAGATAAAAAAAAATATAGGGAAAGACAATTAGTCTTTCCCCGAATCGTAGACATCTTGCCTTTCACTATATATAAAAATTTTAATAAAACACTTAATCATAGCTGCCCAGAGAAATTGAGGAAAAAGTGTACCTTTTAGAAAATTCTGGAAAGGAGATACTAAAATGCCTAATGCAATTCTATCGGGCAAGACAACCGGAGTAACTAGCGACAAAGACTCAACTAGTACTACTATAGCAAGTTCAGCCTAGCTAGCAAACTCTAAAGTCAAAAAAGCCGGCGACACTATGACCGGAGATTTAACTACTACAGGAATCAAAATCAGTTCCGACAATTCATCTAGTAGTAAAGTAGATAAAATCGTGGTTTAGAACGACACAGACCTGCAAACCCGCACTTTAGATTAGATGAAGAGTGATCTAGGAGTACCTACACTATCGAGTTCTGTTAGTTCTACTTCTACTACTACTGCTGCAACATCTAGTGCAGTGAAACAAGCATATGATCTAGCTAATAGTGCTGGAAGTATTTCCGACGACACCGCAGCGCTACTGGGCCTGGACCCGGATGATAATCCAACAGTAAATGATGCACTTACATCAATAATAAATTTAGGTAATGAATATAAATATGTAGCAGAAAAAACAATATATTAGAATTTATTTAATTCCGCAAATCGGACCGATTTTATAGGATTTCTTTCTGATTATTATGGTCTTTGGGTCTGCGGATTTTATAACAAAAATGCTGACGTTTAGTACACTAAAGGAATTATAATATTGAATACTCTTACAGGAGAAAGAATATTTAATAAAATATATGATTCTAATAGCTCTTATTATACTAGTAATGCAACAATAAGTACAACAGGAAATACTGCTATCGTAATTACTGATACAAACGTTTCAATCATATTACAAATTAATTCTGGAACCGTAGAGACAAAAAAAATTACACAAAGTTTATCAAATATTATTATGATGGACGATGAAAATATAATTTATTATTCAAGATCATCTAATACACATTTTTATTATAGATTAAACTTAACAACTTCAATAACTACTCAAATAATTTCTTATACTAATACAAATTCACCATATTATCTTTTTAATTATGATATAAATAATATAAAAAATGGTTTTTATTTTTGGTATGATTATACTACTAGTCCTAACTCTGGTTATTGGACGATGTATTTTGTACCAATCTCAGGAGATTCTAAACAAATTACTTCTAGTAGTACCAAAAAGGCTATAACTCCTAGTACTACTGGTTTTGCGCTCAATGGAGTTGCTTATTTAATCTATGCAGCGGCAAAGTGAGGGAATTGCGGCAGCCAGGGCGCGAGGGGTCTAGTTTGGTCGTCCCCGCAAAGCTTTACCTGCTGATTTTGACGAGTTATATCTACGCTACCAAGCGGGCGAATCCATAAATCATATCGCTAAGAGTTGCAAAACTCTGTCTATGTCTACATTAAGACTTAGATTTAAAGAAAAAGATAGAGGAAGAGAGTAATATCTCTTCCTCTTTTTTTGTCTATTTACTTAAATTACTTCCTACAATTTTTTAAATATAATGAGGTGATTTAAAGTGTTAGAATTATTACAACAAATATTCTAGGTTTGTGTCGTTCCTTTACTAGGAGTCCTCACTGCTTATATCGTTAAGCTTATTAAAACCAAAAGCGAAGAAATAAGCAGCAATACAACTAGCGCAACCGCGCAAAAGTATATTAGCATGATTGCGGAAACCGCCTAGATGTGCGTTATAGCTACTAATCAAACTTATGTTAATTCTCTTAAAGCCGAGGATAAATTCGACGCCGAAGCTCAAAAAACTGCATTTAAACTAACTTATGATGCTATTATAGCTACATTAAGTGATGAAGCTAAGAAATATATTACCGAAACTTCTGGAGATTTAACAGTCTATTTAACCCAAGTAATTGAATCACAAGTAAACTAGAATAAATGAAGAAAAGCCCCTAGGAAATTAATCCTAGGGGCTTATTTTTTTTATCCCATATCTATAATGGTTAATTCAATAGCATTTGTAGGTTTACTAGAAGCAGTAAACACGATACCACTACCCTTAGCAGCAGCAGCACTAGTAATTAAATAAAAATCATCACTACTCGAATAGATAATAGGCGGAACATTACCGTCAGTCCCGCACCGTAAACTAGTTTTACTATAAGTATAAGTAAACGGGCTACTAGAGGGCCAGTCGCCAGTATTAATTGTAGCTGTATACACTTTAGCACTTGCTGCATCAAGACCACTGTGAATTGTAGTAGCAGTATAACTATAAGAAGAATCTCCTATAGTATCGGCATTAGCAGCATTAAGAGCGACTCTTGTACTATTATCCACATCAATATACATTTTACCATCATTAGTAGTAAAATATGCGTATCCTTCTTTTTTCTCAGTAGGTAAATTTTTAGAATTACCTTTACCAATCTTAAATAAAGCCATTTATATTTCTCCTCTCTAAAAAGAAAATTTATTAGAAATTAAACCATTCAAGCTAATCTTCAAGTGCTTTAACTCTATCCTCTAAATCATTTACATATTTAGCGCTATAAGTCACCTAATCATAATGTGTATTATTCTCCTAGGTCTACTTATCATTTTTAACTAAATCATTATTGATATAACGTGTTGTATAAGCTTGAGTATTATTATCTACGTATTCATCAGATAAAATATTAGAAGGAAGCTCAATTATTTTATCAGTACAATCACTAATCATGCCATCAATATATTTAGCACTATATGTAACATAATCAACATTAGTAGACACTGTACTAGTTTTAATTAAATTATTGATATAATCAGCACTATAATTAATTCTACTTATATCGCTTCCAGTCTGCCTAGAATTTTTAGTTAAAGTATTAATATAATGTGTTGTGTAAGCTTTATCAGTAGAATTATCTTTATCATAGCTATCAAGTAAAGTATTAGTAATTGAAGTACCAATAGCATTATCAATATATTTAGCGCTATATGTAACAACATCAGCGTCGTCTGTTGTAACTTTAGCAGTCTTAATTAAACTATTTATATAGCTAGTCCCATATACTAGATTCTTAGTATCTGCTGTAGTTCTAACAGTTTTAACTAATCCATTAATATAGTTAGTATTATAAGCCTTTTTAGTATCATTATTAGTATCCTGATATGTGCTAGCTAAAATATCAGTAGGAATAGTCGAAACTATATCATTAATATATTTAGCACTATAAGTTACTATATCTTCGTCACTAGCCTTATCTGCTACTGTTTCTGTCTTAATTAAAGTATCTATATATTCAGCATTATAAGCTTTTTCAGCCTTATCCTCAGTATAGCTATATGAGTCTATTAAAATATTAGTAACATTATTCTCTACTGTTTCAATATTCTCTTTCACATCACTAATAGCACTATCAATATAATTAGCACTATAAGTAACTAATTCCTTATTAGAATCAATACTTTCATCTTTAATTAAAGTATTGATATAATTGACTGAATAAGCTTTTTCCGTAGTTCCACTAGAGTCATAATCATCTTTCAGTAAGTTACCAACACCGCCAGTTAATCGTGATACTTTCCATTTACCATTAGAAGCATAACCCCAATAATAATTAGTATCATCTTCTGAATCAGTATAAGTAATACTACATAATTCATCATTATTAGGTAACGGATAGCTTGAAATATTATTATTTAAATATTCTTCTAGTGCAGTATCTACACCACCACTAACAGAAACTTCCTTAGAAGTAATAGTAAAAGATTTATCAGAAATTTTCAGTGAATCGCCAACAGGTCCCTTTAAAGTACCATTGCTCTTAACCCATTTGCCATTTTCTCTAAAAAACACAGAACCGGTATCCGAGTTTAAATAACAGTCACCATTCTATGCTCCATCAACTGTAACATTAGCATAGCTAGAATCAGTAAGAGCAGTACCAGAGAAAATTCTACTACCGGCCGGAATAGTTAAATTCAGCTAGACTGTATTAGCATCTAATATCTCAGTATTAGCACTGCCAGTTTCTGCCGCACCCGTTTTAGCATAATTGATACTAAAATTTGGAGCTTTAGGGATACCAAAAGTTAGCTTCCATCCCGTTTGTTCTGTAGTATTCTCATAAGTAGAAGCAATAGTAGGATTAGTAGCACTACCATTCTTACCTGTATAAGGACTTAAAGTAGTTTCCGCAACAGAAGGAACAGGAGCAGATAGTCTAGCTTGATAAACAAAAGTAGAAGTATTAGCACTCTTATCTATTGCTGTTAATTTATAGATAAATCCAGTACCTTCATTAACATAGTAATCTCCAACTTTCATTTCACTAGAGAACGTGGTAATTGTATAAGTACCAGCACTCTTCTTACCTAACTAGTCGCCGTAGAAATAATGTGCGGCCGCAGGTAGGTGGAAGGTGTATTTAGGCTTGTTTATGTCACTTTCATCTAGTGTTACAGAGGGATTAGCTGTAGAATCTAATACTTCAATATCAGGACTTTGTAATACTTGTGACTGCGGTAAAGAGAAATGCAAAATAGGATCGCTAGCAGTCGCACCTTGAGATTTGGGTTTAGTTGAATTATACTCTTTATATAACTCAGCTTGAGGCTCCTAGTTGGCATCTAAAATAGTTTTTTCAGCTAAATTAATATTCTAACTCTTAGGAGCTTGAATCACAATATCTACATTATTTTTATATGTTCCACTAAGAGAAATATCAACTTCATGTCCATTGGCTTTCCAAGCACCATTGACTTTACTAGCAGCTTCTTTATCCTTTAAAGTTACCATCCCTAGCTTCGGAGAAGCGGGAATAGAAAAATGTATTTCAGGGTTATCCCAATAAGAATAATCTTCTTTTTGAGCAATATTAGCTACTGTAGGTTCATTACCCATAGCGATAGTTTCACTAGATACCTCAGGCTTCGGAGGTTGAGGTTGATACATACAGAAAAGAGGGTTATCTACCGTTGCGCCTTTTGATTCTTCAACTCCTGATTTTTCTTCTTTATATATTTCAAAATAAGGATCCTCATTAGCATGAAGAATCGTATTTTTACCTTGATTAATATTCTGATTTCTAGGAGTTATAAACTTAAAATTCATCTCTTGTTGATAATCACCAGTTAATTTATACTCAACTTGATTATCACTAGCTTGCCAAACTCCATTCGAGTCTTTTTCAGCTACAGGTATATTTTCAAGTTCTACTTTATTTAATACTGCCTAAGCAGGAATTGAAAATTGCCAGACAGGTTCATCAATGTCCTTTGAATCAGTTGTAACCTAAATATTTTCTACGCTAACATTACTACCCATTGTTACAGTTTTAGTAGTAGTAGTAGCAACTTGAGATCTCGGTAAATGGAACTAGATTTTAGGGTTATCTAAATCATTAAGATCATACGTAACAAAAGGTAGTTCATTAGCATGAAGCCATTCTCTTTCAAGCACTTCCCATAAAGGCGTATAACCTGTCAACGACGCAATCAGCACATAACCAATACCATAACCACTTTTATTCAAAGTACTACCTAAGAAAATAGTGTCTATACCTGAAACAGTATTAGCCCATTCTTCTGCTTCTGATTCCTCAACGTAAACCTTCTACCACAAAGTACCATTATAAGTCTTATTATCACAAGCTTTTAAATCTATTTTTCTATACTTGTCATAATCTTCATCTCTTACGTTTGGTAAACCATATGATACCATAACTAGTTCACCAACACCAATAGAAGAATTCCACCGTTTTTCAAGGTCGTTTTGTAAACTTAAATCTCGATAATAAGCAACAGGACTAACCTCAGTAGCTCCCAAAGTATCTTTAAACCAGGCTTCTTCATTTACATAACCGAAAGTTCTAAAGATTTGCTTAATCTCGAAATTCTTACCTTGCTGTCCACCATAAAAAGAATAACTCATTTCCATTCACCTCCTTAATAAATAAAATCTATAATAACATTTTTTAATTCTTGATAGTTTTCTTCTGCATCTGTGTTAGTAGCATTAGGTAGCTTATAAACACCATTTATACCAGTATTAAATTTCGCAAGAGCCGGCTCATATAAAGCTTCATATGCAGTTTGAATTTCTGCATATTCTTCCCAATATTGTTGGAGACTTTCAGAATCATTTTTTTTGCCTTCATATTTTGTATCTAGCTCAACTAATTTATCAACTCGATAATCTTCAGCCTCTTGCATACCTTGCTAACCCTCACTTATATTTTTATTGGTCTCAGTGGTATCAATCACATAAATATAAGTTTTTTCAAACTTTAAACTAGTAATAGCTATATCTTCGTCTAGCTCATAAGTACCAGTACGACCAATCATAATAGTCTTAGTAGTATTAATTGTAACTTTAGTGCCAGGAGGAGCCTATATACCTAGCTTCGAAAACTCTGTAGCTCCATAACCCGCAACTATATCGCTGTATATATCAAATCGACCAGAATCATAAGCTGTATTCTCTTCGCCTCCTGCTGTCCAAGAACTAATAGTAGTATCTTTACTAGAAGCAGAAGTAGAGATGTAACCGCCTGAAGCGTGCCAGTCTTCGAGGTTATATACAATCTGACCTACAGTTGACATTATATCCCTCCTTATACTCTAGCGAGCATTTCAGTCGCAGTAATTGACATCGTGCCCGAATAAGCAAGAGGCAAAGAGAACTACGATATAACATAATTCCCTGCGATACCGCTCGCTTTATCTTCTATATAAATCACGTTATTAGGCTCTAAATAATATTTCGGCAGACAAGTCATTTGAATAGTAGTATTATAAGTTAAATTCTAATATAACATATCTCTAATTTTATCAAATGCACTTGTCCCTGTGGAACTATTATTAAACATATTTTTCCATTCGCCAGAAAGTAAAAAATATTTTTGTCCATAAGCCGCATAACTCTTGATTAATTCTTCATCAAACTCTTCAAGAAAAATAATATCTGGAACAGTGTTATAAAATACCGCAGTAACATCAGAATCAGTTTCTACCTTAGCCCTACGGCCTATAGCTTTAACTGAATATTTACTTGCCTCCGCTCCATCATCTATAAAATCTAACCAGTAATCTAATTTCTTAGGGTCATCCTTCACATCAGGACACCAATGGTCAGTATCATTCCATTCTTCTTTAGTAGTGTCATATAAATCTCGCCACTTGGATTTTAATTCTTCATCATAATAACTATATCTACCATTAGAAATTGCGGCGACCAGAGCTTGACGGTACATTTCTTCTCGCCACTCTGTGCAAGGAATCCCGACTAATTTTGCTACTTCTCCATCTTTAGGATTATAAGTAGTTCCTTCCTTAGTAAACTCATATCTAATTACCTAAGTTGTATCATCAGGATTCAGTAAAGCATACATATTTTTTGCCGCTAGATTGATTGGAGGTTTACTATCTATAGCTAAATGATATCTAATATCTACTTCAGCACCTTCGGTTGTAGTGCGCGTTCCCCACACGATAAAATCATTTTTAATCTAATCATATTTAGGATTTTTAGTTATAGAAGCAACAGTACCAAAATCAGTAATAGCATATTGATATTTAGTATTAGAATAATTTCTAGTATAATCGGCGGCCGTGAGGTCTGTTACACTACCTTTCGAGTTAAGATAGTTCTTTATTTCTTGAAAAATAAATCTACCATCTATATCATAGAAATATTCATAATTTCCTAGTGTAGAAGCTATTTTCTTTAGTAAAGATTCCACTGTATCCCCAGCATTCAGTATTAACTCACCTGGATAAGTAAAAGGTGTAGCCTTATATCCTGCATCATCACCATAAGTTCTAGGTATATAACCACCAGACCAAGAATTAGCTTCCGCAAGAGACTTGGTAAAAGTAGTATAATTAGAATCAAAATAAATTGGTGTATCACCTATATATTTAATTATCATTCTAGCTGTATCATCTATATCACTAATAAAAATATTGCTAACTGGCTCTTCACCAAAATGATTCACAGCTTCTTGAATAATTTCAAACACGGTAGGATATTCTACAGTTCTATTTTCATCTGTATCTACTACATATTTCTCGTGAAAAGTTGTATTAGCTGGCAAAACACCACCAACAGTTCCATCGAGTAAACACATCTTATCTTTACCGCTAATAGTTATTGTCCAACCGCTCGTAGTGCGGGAGACCTGCGCATCGGATAAAACAAACAAGCCGCAAGGAAACCATATATTCTCACCATATTTCTCTATATAGTTAGGAAACGGATTCTTATGGCCTACCTCAACCCGCACTTTCTTATTAATTGAGATTTCATTATTTATATCTTCTATATTATTGTTTCCTTGATTAGCAAGCATAGTCAACGAAATAGTTCTCCGCACACTAGAATTGCCATTAACGCTTAAATTACCACTCGATATAACACCCTAAATTTCTTTAATAGGCTTTTCATCAAAAGAAAGAAGTGTAAGCCTAGCGAATTGTGTGCGGATGTGCGCTTCATCTAGTTTTTTCAGAAAGATCTCGTCATACATAACTTAACCTCCTGAACTCTTTGTTTCCATCTAGCTTGTAATACAACGATAGTTAATAATTGCATAACTAGGTGTCTTAAACACTAAATAAGATATTAAGTCATCCGCGGGGTTTAATACATATTTGTTGCTAGGTCCAATAACTATATCTTTAGGCGTATCTGAATCTATTCTCTTAATTTGAAGAATAGTATTTTCATCAGCCTCAATTTCTACAGAAATCAAATCGCTGAAAGTATAATACAATTCGCCATCGTTCCACTGCTTAGTATCTTCATTATATTCAGTGAACGTGGTATTTTTACTCTCTTCAACTTGTTTCCTGGCTTCTTCTTTTATAATATCTAATATATTTAATTTATTATAAACATCAAAATTAGTGCCTACATCAACGAGGTTTTCAACTTTATAATCAAAGTCAGCATATTTATAGTTATATTTATTTAAAACTTTAGGAGTAGTTGTGAATATACCAGAGATCTAGCCCCATAGTTTCGTGGACTCTATCGACCGCACAATACCTTGACTTTCATCTTCTGTTCTACTAACTTCACAAACATAGTTAATAAGAACAGGCCCAGTATATTTTAAATAAATACTTTGAATATCTTCTTCTATATCTCTAAAATTAAAAATCTTATTCTTGCCTAAAGTTACTTCTTTTCCATTTATAATTAAAGTAATTATAGGATAAGTAGGCTCTTTCTCTATAGCAGCTACTAGATTATTATAATAATCAAGCTAAGTCTATAAATCATCAGTTTTCTCTCCTGCTGTTTTAGCATCAGAGATTTGTTTCTTTAAAGCTAGAATTTCATATTTATAATCTAATTTAGGATATTGCTCTACCCAAATACACTTTAAGCCTCGGAAATCATAACGATAACCTCCGCCTATTGAATATTCATTTTCTTTTCTGATAGTGGTCCACAAGTTATCAGGAATATTCTCTACTACTGTTTTATTACCATCACTATCATAAGTATTAGTATACTAACCAGTATACAATCCTCTAATCTAGCCTATTAACTAACTTGTATCTTCTTCAGTAAATTCCTAAAAACTACCAATAGTTATAATGCCATATTCATTTAGATTATCTAAATTAAATTCTAATACTTCATAAGCAGTAGCAGAAAACTCGAATAACATTCTCCCTAAAGAAGCATTAGGTTTCAAAGATACATTCATTAAAGTAACTACTATATTTCCTTCTGTTGCAGAACGATAAAGCTTATATCCACCATCGTTTAAAAACTCTTCTACTTTATCTCTAAACATCTTCTCAATATAGAAATTATTATTACTTAAATTAGTATCGAAAGTGTTAATATCGCCATTTAAATATTTACTTTCTGGAATGACTAATTCCTTATTATAATAATATCCATCTTTACCAAGAGTAAAGAAAGTTTCATCTTCATCCATATGAAAAGATATTAATCCAGATATTGGAAATTCCGCGTAGTAAGCATTACCATTCCGTAGAATGGTAGCATACTTAGAACCTAGCGTATCTTGTTTACTAGCTAGAACAGTATGTTTAAAAGAACTAATTTGGAAATTATAATCTAACTTTAACTACACTCCATTGCAGAATAAATAATTACTCTAAAAATCAACAGAGTGATAAGCAGTAGGAAACTCATATAAAGGAGAAGTGCGGAGACCCTCGCTATTCTCCTACTAGAAAGCATACTAATATTTGATACCACTCTCGATAGTAAAGTCTGTGAATATCAGATCATTTTCAAAAGTCTAGTCAAAGAATAAAAAGTAAGATAAATCTTCCCAAATGCTATAGTCGCTTTTCTCTGATGAGCGAGTTAATACGTAATTGCCACTCACAGGAGAGCCGCTATTTAGTGAAATCTAAATACACGCATTCTCTTGGCAATAATTACTATCGCTTTCGACCAGTAACTCTACATCATCTAACTTAGATAAATAGTTCTAAACAACTAAGAAATCATAAGTATTTAAAGGAGAAGCTTCATAACCATTAATGGTTTGTATTGTATAATTAACTGAATATTCTTCCATGTTATCAAGAACAGTTTTAAATCTATGAGTATCATAACTCTAAATCTTATCAGTTAATTCTGTATCATTATATTCACTGTAAAAATCTGGATCATACACTAAAGTAGTTCCAGTATCATGTTGCTACCAATCAGAAGTCTCTATCAACTCTCCATCTTTATATAAATCAAATTTATATTTATCTACATACTCTTTACTTTCACTTGTTATTTTATAGCTTCCATAAAACAACGGAGTTAAAGTAGATTCAGATTTTGTAGTACTAATAGAGGACGAAGAATTGCTAACTCTATCTGCATTTTTAATTGCTATAGTTGGAGCATCTATAGCCTTGGTTACCATTACAGTAGACCATTCTGAGAATTTACTATTTGCTATAGATTCTCTCTTCCAATTAGCAAAATCGGTTAATGAAATATATAGCTAGTTATAACCAAATCTTAACTAGATTTTATATAAGACTCCTTGTTCCCAAGTCTTAGCTAAATCACTAGTAATAATAGAGATAGAGTAATTCTTTCTTGTATCGTCCGTTGAATAAGCGTTTATTTTATCTTTATAAATAATCCCATCTGGGTAAGTAGCCGTATTCACTATACTCTAGTTGTCTGACTATTTAGCCACTCTGATTTGGATATGCTCAATATCATCAATAGTAATCATAGATGGCAAACTGAACTAGATAGGATAGGAATCTACATTATATATAAAAGCTACCTAGGAACTATTTAATATCGGGGGATAAATAGTTGCCATTGTTTTCTCTCCTTTATCTCCATTTACTATTTATAAAAAAAGGCTAATAAAGACTATCTTGTTCTGCCCAAAAAGAAAAGCGATGGAGATTATTCTCCATCGCTCAAAATAGGATATAAAGCTTCAATTATATTATATTCTAGGTTTATATCTTCTAAGTCTGAAAGCAGAAGAGGAGATAATGAAACTTCATTAGGAATTTCACTTAGCTCATTTAGTTCATTCTGCGCGGCCGGCCGCTTATCGGCGGAAATAACCAAGCTTCCATCATCAACCTCTTCTGCATACTTTCTAAAAGCATTATCCCTAGTTTCAATAATGCTTTCATACAAAGGTAAAAGTATTTTAGCATTTTTAGCTAACTTATACCCAGCTTTAATGGAGAACTATATCTCGCTCTCCCGCACTTTAGTTATAGCTTCATAAATATTACATATTTCATAATTTTTTAATGTCATCCTTTTTCTCCTTTTGTTTTAAGCGAAATAAGCCTTTTCGGCTTCTTTTGCTTTAATGCCCGTTTGGTTTGTAGCGCTGCTAAAATCTACGTCTCCTGTTGGCTTTAAAGCGGACTTCACCGTACCTCCAGATAGGTTTCCAGATAAAGTAATACCCCCACTAGCTGTTAAAGTGCTTGCTACTGTTAAGGTAGAAGATGCAGTAATAGCGCCAGTAACTGATAATGCAGATGAAAATGTCACATCTTGACTAACTTTTAAGCCTCCTGATATATCAAAAATTCTATTATTTCCAGGCCCGCCCATAGTAACAATAAGAGTGCTAGATTCATTTGTTCCTAGCCCTTGAGTTAAAACTATAGCGTCAGAAGTCTTTGTTGAAGTAACTTTAAATGTACCAGTAATAGAAGTATTACCAGTAATAGAAGTATTACCAACGATAGACACTGTTCCATCGTTTTTTATAGTTAAAGAACTTTTTGATGTAGTACCATCATATCCAGCCAAGGTAATAGATTTAGCTGCAATAGACGCACTAGTTGCTACTCTACTAGAATCTCCTAAATTAATCTTTTCACTATACACATAGAAACCTGCGTTTTTCTAGGCAGTACTAGATTCTACTTCGTCTGATTTACTATCTGAGCCACTAATTCTAACAGAATATTTATTATCGGTTTTTAAGATAATACTATGCCCAGTGCCAATAATACCTAAATTACCTGTAGTCTCACCGTTAGCTGCTCCTTCTACTTGTCCTATATAACCTATATTACCACCTTTTTCGCCCTTAAAAGTAATATAACCTTCATAAGAAGCTAGCTAAATTCTCTAACCATTTAAATAGGATTTAGTTATTGTCTCTTCCTACTATCCATCTTTGGTTTCAGTCTATATTGTACCAGTTAATTTAGTAATAGTAAATCCCGCTATAGAGCCAGAATTATTAGCAACAAGTTTATTACAAGTAATAGTACCATCGCTATTTAGCTCGCTTCCTCCGCCTGTTAATGAGCTAGAATCCATCGTCCAGCCACCGATTTTACCTTTAGAAGCATATAATTTACTAGTAAGGATTGTACCATCTGCAAATAAATAAGTATTTTTCATTTTATCGTACAAGGAATTGGCTAAACTATGTGAGTTTCCGCCTGTATCTACTACATCTTTTTCTTTAGTCGGAGAAGCTTCTAAAGTCCATCCACCTATGTAGCCTGAATCTGCTTGTATATTACCTTTAACTATTGCATTCTAAGCGTATAATTTACCAGTATAATCTACATAAAACATCTCAGCTTTATTAGCGCCTTTAATATCTATAGCTTTAGTACTTTCAGAAATACCATCAGCACGCAAGGTCATAACCATGCTGTACTCTCCGCCTTTTGATTTCCCGCCATAAATAACTGCGCTATTACCATCAATATTTATTCTACCAGCATCACTAGAGCCAAAAAATGCAGTCCCATCCTCCATTAAAGCGAAAGTTGTAACACCGCTACTATATCCATATAAACCTACTTTTTTTTGCCCAGTATCCTCTCCCATTATGACGCCAGTAAACTTGTTGTCTGTACCTTTAGTACCAGCACCAATCTAAGGAGCAAGAATATAATTATTAGCATTGTTTCCATCAGAACTAATAGAGATAGAAGTACCATCCCATCCATTAATAGCTTCATTGCCATAGGTATCAAGGTACATAAAAACCGTATGAATTACATAATCTGTAGTAGTATCTACATTGGCTGGTGATTTCAACTAACATTTAAGAGTACCTACTGTTGAATCTTCATAATAAAATTTAGAGGAAGGCTTAATATAATACTCATATCCAATTACTTTCTTATTTTCATCTACTACTTCACTCTTTTTTACTGCAATTAAAGAATCGTTAAATGATTTTATATTTCCTGTAATGTCTGTACTAGTAACAGTCCCATCTGCGTTAGTAACATTTAAATAAGCTAAAATACTACTACTGTAATACGAAGGGTTAGCCCCAGAAGAGCTATATTTAACGTAGCTAGGCACTGAGGAAATATCAATCTACTCAGCGCTATAGTTATCACTTACTAATACATCAATAGGATAATAGCAATAAACATCTGTAGTTTTAGAAAGACTTATATTACTATTTGTTTCTGCTTCTGCTTCTTTAATAGAAACAGTTAATTTAACATAATAAGCTGAATTAGTCTCTGAATTAGTCTCTGAATTAGTCTCTGAATTAGTAAGTTTTAATCCAGCAATAGTAAGTTTCTTTTCATCTAATATATAATTTCCTTTTTCATCTTTCTTAGCATTAGGATACCACAGATTGTCAGTACCTTCCCAGCTATAAGAAATAGTATAATCAGTATTAGAATCTAAGTTAATTCTTTCTCCATCTTTATAAACATAGGCCATTAAATCTAAATTACTCTAAAATTTATTATTCTTATAGTGTAATGGCTTATAATCACTTAACTTTTTACCATCACCATCACAAGGCCGCACCATGGCTACATAAGTAGTACCATTAGTTCCCTAATCGCCATCTTTAACAAAAAGAATTTCTTTCTAAAAAGTATATTCCTTTTCATCTAAAGTAATAATTTTTAAAGTAATAGTATTATTTACGTAATTAATTCTATACTTCTATCTAATAGTATAATGCAAAATATTAGAACTGTCAATTCGCATATCCGTCATCATAGAATTAGAAGGCATATAAGCTTCATCGCCCGCAACTAGCTATTTACCATCAGGTCCATACCACTATGCTTTATAAGAAGTACCGTATCCATCTTTCCAAGCTAAGAAAATCTATAAAGTTCGTTCTTTTTCCGGATCTTCTGCTGTCGTGATACCTTTATCACTCGTAGTATAAATCTCACAAACATCACCATTAGAATCATAGCGATACGTATCAGTACCAGTATAAGTAATAGTTAAATCTTCTTGAGTTTCACTGTTATATATCGTATGATAAAGACAACCAATAATCTCAGTTCCATCATAACTATAAACTGAGCAAAAGAAGTCTAAATAACTATAAGTTAAATAGTCTTTAATAACAATAGAATTAACAGAAGAACCAACCTCCGTAGTTTCACCATCTTCATTAGTCTACTTATGCCTACCTTCAACTAGAGTGTAACTTCCATCTGGTTTCCGCATATACCAGTCACCGACTAAGATTTCATCACTCTTATTATTAGCGATAGAAAGCTAAATATCATCCTACAGCGTAGTTTGCTCTATATCACAATCATACTCGCTTAGATAATTTTCAACAGTTAAACTAGCCTCTGCGGTAATAGTACTATTATAAACTACTATTAACTTATAATCTTTCTTATAAGGTACATTAGACTTAGATAATTTAAGGGTATTAAAATCAACAGTATTATCGTCTACTAATATCCAGCCTACACCTGCATCTTTATCATAATGCTCATCGCCTATTAGAACCGACAAGTCTCTTTTATACCAATAACATTTACAGCTATCTTCTGTAATTAAAGACTAACCGGAATATAATAATTTTCCTTCAAAATTTAATTCCGATACCTTATCTGTGAATATAGTTCCTTTAGGAGCAGAAATTTTTAAATAATATAAAGAATCTTCGGCCGATTGAACATCAACATACTAGACTTTAATATCAGTAACTCTAATATTAGGTATAGAAGTCTAGTCTTGTTCAACCAAATCTACAGATAAGACATTATCATTATCATCTTTATTAACAACACTAGTCTTAGTCTTATCGTATTCAAAATTCTCCTAAAAGAATTTGATTGACTTTAAACCTAACAAGAAATTCTTCTATATCTAAACAACAGCAGACTAAGTGGAAAAGTTATTATAACTATATGGATCGCCTATAAAAGAACTAAAATCTAAACGATAAGTTACTGTAGGTGTCCTACTATCCTCTTTAATCTACTCGAGAATTTCTTTATATTCTTCTGAATCTTTATCTTCAATCTGCGCGAGTTCGAGGTATTCTTCCTCTAGCTTCTCAAGAAAAGTTATTTCATCAGCTACTAAATCCGCATATTTTTTCTTCTCGGCGTAACTCTTTAATATGCTGCTTGTATTATTATAAGTCTCTGTATCTGAATCACCTTTAGTAAAAAATACTAACTCTAATCCATAATTGCCTTTAGTATGTGTATTCTAAAAAGCTGTCTAAAAAGAGCCAGAAATCTACATATATTCATAATTATTAGCATATTGCTAAAATAAATTATGAAACTAATCAGTAGAATAGTTATCAGGACCTTCATAGATATATCTCTCTACTTTATCTAAAGGATAAGCTGCTATTACCTCTGCTTTCTTTTTATCTTTGTCATCAGAAGAAAGAGAATCATCAGCATCAATTTGCGCGAGTGCTTGCTCCATAGCAGCCTCAGACCTATCGCTTCCCGCAATTAACTCGTAAGTATCATCTGCTTTATAGCTATAATAAGCATCCATACTAGGTCCTACTTCAATTATCGTGTTAGATAAAGAAGCGGTTTCTTGTTCTGATAAAGATTTACTAGTTACTGTGTTTTCTATTGTTTTCTTATTAGAAAAGTCTCCGCCTGGAACTTTGACAAAAACTTTAGTTCCTACTTTATACTAATAACTTAAATCATTGGCATAAGCAGAAAATATATTACCATTATATTTAACTTTATACTCGCCAGTATCAAGATTAACTACTTTAGTAATCTCAGCCTGAATAGTTTTATCATATTCAAGATTTTTAATTGCATTTTGAACAAATACATTCATGCCATCTAAAATAGACTCATTAATACTACTCATGCTATCTCCTTTCTCTCATAAAGAGGAGAGGAATAACCTCTCCCCTTTTGGTTTATCTATTAATATTAACATACTGTATTGCTTCGTTAGTAAGGTTCTTAAGAGCTTCTTCAATTTCATTAGAACTAGTAACATTGGGGAATGTAGCCTCAATATGTACTTGCTATTCTAGTGTATTACCACTAGTAGAAACAGAAGAAGTAGAATTAACCCGCGCGGCCATTAGACCTAATCCTGCACTAGCTGTACTATCCAGTGCTTCAACTATACTTTGAAGAACATTTGCGCCCAGAGAACGAACGGCGGTGACCGCAGATAAGATGTTGCTAGTATCCTCGGCGTTCAGCACTAATTCTTTCTAGTGCAAAAGCGCTAATTTACCACCTTCAAAATCGCCAGTATATCCACCTGTATCGAATTTTGCATATTCTTTTCTATCAGCATAAGTAAAATAAGCTTGACCGTCTAAAACTTTATCTATATAATTCGTGATTGCTTCGTCTTTATCATATTGATTTAACAAGTCTGTAATTTCATTATTAGATAATTCTGTATCTTTCCAGCCTTTAATCGTTCTCTGGTCTGCCCATTTACTATAAAGTTCACTGCTAGTACTATAACCAGCATCCCGCCACGCTTCTAGCATTTTAGTCGAATAATCATCAAAGAAATCTTGTGTAGTAACATTTACTATAGAACTAGATACTTGCTAATAAGCATTAACTACGTCATATAAAGTTTCAGCTAATTCTTTATAGTGGTCTGTCTAAGCCTGAATGGAGTTTAAATTAGCGTTCATGCTATCAGTAGCTATTTCTCCTGCTTCTTTAACTTTCTCAGTAGCCGCAGTAGTATCATCAATCTACTCAGTTAAATCATCATAAGAAGTACCAGTATCTTTATTGACGTCAATAATAGTATCTTTATAGTCGTTAGAAGCATTTTCCATTTCTTCTATAGCTTCATCAAAAGCTCCCTCAAAAGTAGTAGTATTACTAGTCATAGAATCTAAAGCTAGACCATAATCATTATCGAAGTTCTATATAGTAATAGTACCAGCTTCGGTCATATCATCTATGGCCTACTGCTTTTCTTCTTCTAAGTCCTTGATCTTCTGCGCATAATATTCACGGATTTCCGCAATCTAAGCTTCACGTTCATCAACAGTAAGAGATTCATCGGTATAAATCTCTTTAATCTTATCTGTCATTTCCTACCAAGTATCGATTATATCACCAGTAACTTCTTTAACCTAGTCTTTAGCGATATTATAGTAATTATTAGCGGCATCCAGATAATCTTGATTAGCCTAGTCTATTTCACTCTAATCAGCCGTATATTTATAAGTCCAGTTGCCCTAATCGTCACGCATTAAGGCAAGAGAAGATTTGTTATTCTATGCTTCTTCTAATGCAATCTGTTTTAGAGTCATTTCATACTTAGCGTTCATAACATCTATATCATATTGAGATAACTTATTATTCTAGGCTCGTAATTCATATTCATCTTTTAAAGCTTTAAGTGTGGCGGCGGCAGCTTTAGAGTTCGACTCATCTATAGAACTTTGAATCTTATTAGTAAGAGTTGTAACTTCATAAAGCTTATTAACTTCATCGAGGTAACGCTCGTCAGTATCAATGAAATTATCATACTACATCTATAGTAGCGTAAAGCCTTTATTGCTAGTTAAAGCTTGCTCTAATTTATATCCAGCTCGCTCAACCGCATTCTCAAAGATGGCTTGTGCGGTCTCCATAGTCTCCTATGTAGCTTCAAGCATAGCTTCCTAAGTATCTTGATATTCAGTAAGTAAAGCATCATACTGATTTTTAAGCATATCATAACTAGCATCAGCTTCATCTACACCAGCTAGATTAGCTTCTGCAGTAGCCAACATATTCTCTAAATCATCTAGCCATTCTTTCTGCAGCTTAGCTTTTACCCATGAAGCTTGCATTTTACTATTATAGGTGCTTTGAATAGCATCAAAACCCTAAGCAGTCTTTAGTGATACACCTTGAAGAGTCATAATTTCTTTAATGGTATCACTAATTGCGGAATTGTGGTCAAGAGTGTCAGTGAACTGCGAGAACCGCTCCGACGCTGCATCTAGGGCATCCGCAAACCCATTCTCAAATTCTTCGATAGAATCTAATATACTCTCGCCAGATGAAATTATTTCATCGAGAAGGTCATTCATCTAAGACCTAATTTCATCTTTATTAGTATCTGTAGTTGCATTATTCCAAGCATCTATTAACTCGTTAGCTTGACTTTCAAAAGTCTTGGATATCTCTGCTTCTGTACGAGCATTATCTGCTGCATAAGCCATAGAAGATAATCCATGAGTTAAACTATCGCCATAAGATTCTGCTATTGTCTTTTGGAAATCACTATAAGCTTTAAGATTCTCTTTAGCATCAAGTTTAATCTAAAGTTTATAATTTAAAGAAGTTAATACGCTATCTAATTTCTTTCTTGTATCATCTCTTATGCCGTCTGTTGTTTCTTTAATAACATCTAAAGTATCTTCATAATTACCTAGATAATCCTACGCATTACTATACCACTTTTTCATTGCATCTAGCTATGTCTTCGCATTATCTTGCTAATCCGCAGTCATAGCATTGTAAGAAGTCATAAAATCATTATACGTCTTTTTAATGTATTCTTGCACTTCATCGTAGTTAGTAATCTCGTTTGTTTCAGAATCATACTTGACGTTTAAACCCAGACCGGCTATTAACTTTTTATCGCTATCTAGGTACCCCTAAGCTTGTTCTAATTTCTTGTTATATAGATCAATTTCATCATCTAGCTCTTCTTGGTATTGTTTATAATAAGCTAGTCTATCAGTACCATAAGCGCGTTCCGCGTTTTCATCTATTAAATCAAGAAGGTCAGCTTGCTTTTCCAGCTAGCGATTAATATCATGATAGCGCTCTCCTGCTTCTGTTTTTAACTCCTCTACGTCGGGATCTTTAGAAGAACCAGAGCCACTACCCGAGCCACTTTTATTTGACCCGGAACCAGAACCTGCATTTTTAATAGTATCTGCTAAATTATTTGAAGCACCTTCAACAGCAGCCATAGCAACCTACAAGGCAGCATTTGTTTTTGCCTACGCGTCAGCAGCAGCATTAGCGGTTGCAGAAGCAGAACTAAGACCAGCTTTATTTGCACTATTAGTTCTACCAGTCTAATTTAATAAACTATTTGTTAAACTAGTAATTCCAGAAGTATCGCCGCTAGAAGAGCCGCTAATATTGCCTTTGCTATAACTAGAAGAAACTTTTTCTGTACTACCGGCGGTATTACTTACAGTATTCGATCCACTATAGTCAGTTGGACCAGTATATTCACCAGTTTCTGCCGCTTGATATGCAGCTGCCCAAGCTTGGCCTACTGCCGCAGCGGCTTTAACGGCATCACTTGCGTGCTAATTTGCAGATGTACTAGCTGAACTGAAATTTTTTGAAGCCGAAGTAGAAATAGAACTATAAGAGGTGTTTACATCATTTACAGCATTTGCTGTATTAGTTGTAATATCACTATTACTATCATCATTTGCAGAAGCAGCCTCATAATAAGCGCTCTATGCCGCTGCTAATTCTTTCTAACGGTCACTAACTACGTCCATAGCAGTATTATAAGAAGTTTCATCGGTAGCAGCAGCGGCAGAAGCATAAGCCTCAGCCATATTTCTATATGCTGTTTCTAAAGCGACGCCTTTTTCATATTCATTTTTCAACTATTGTAAAGTAGATTCTTTAGAAGCTTCTAATTCAGTCTATCGTGCTTCTACTGCCGCCACAGCGGCAGCCTTATTCGCCTAAATCATACCGTCCGTAGTGGCAGTACAATTAGCAAACATATCAGCATAGCCTTGTTCGATTAAAGTCTATGCTTCTTCTACTGTATATTTTAAATCATCTGTTAATACATCAGATAGCTAATCAAATTCTTCAGCTAAACCGAAAGCTTGATCTATGTCTGAATTAACATCAACTTCAACCTAAGCTTGAATTTTAATTTTGGTATCTTCTAAATCAGCTATTGCATCATCAAGTTCATCAGTTTTAAGTTCTAATTTAACATCAATAGCCGTTGTATCTCTACCAGCATCTGCAGCTTCTTGCCATTCTTTTTGTAAGTCCTATACTTCTTCTTTTAATTTATTTATTTTATTAAGCTGTTCATCACCGACTGCGATAAGTTCATCTTTCGCATTGCCTTCTTCAAATTCTTGAATCTATCTAAGAGCTTCTAAATACTAATGCGAATTTTTATCCTAAATTTCTCCAAGTTTAGTATATCTTTCTTCTAGTTCACTAAGAAAAGCTAACTAATCACTATCAAAATCTTCATATCTATTACCTTCTGCGTAGCTATTTAATATATCTCCTACGCTAGAAGCACTAGATTGATAATCTATAGTGCTACTTTCTGCTTTAGCTGCAGATAATTTAGCCATAAGATCATCTAAATTTTCTACGCCTTCTAAGTCTAAGGTAGCTAAAATAGTCCAATCTTCTGCGGAAATAGTAATTAAATAATCATTCAATTCTTTTAATGATTCTTCGTCGCTTCCAACTGCTTCAATTAAATTTTCTTTAGTAGTAGTAATAGATTCTTTAATTTTATTAAATACTTCTTCTGCCGTGACACCATATCGGTTTAAAATATCAGTAGCTTCATCGGTATTAAGTAAATTAAAAACGGCTGATTCATCACCATTCATCAAATCAGCATAAATCTAGTTTTTAATATCAGTGAAATCAGAATCCTCAATAACCGGCTTTATAACAAACTCAAAGTAATCTTCATCGCCATACATACCTTTACGATATTCTGCGAGTTTTTCCCGCATACCTGCACTAACACTTGGGTCTTCTGTAATCGTACCAGTAGCAACCGCAGACATATATGTATAATAATCATCAAGCAAAGCTTGATAATCCTCAGATACTTCATCTCTATAAGCAGCATGAGCATTTTCTACATCATCTATATAAGCAGCGTCAGCCGCTTGCTCTTCTGATAACCAATCTTTTGTATATGTATTAACTTTTCTTAATAATACGTTATATTCTTCGGCCGTTAGTTCTCCTGCCTTTAAAGCATCGTCTAAATTATTAGTAATTGCTTCTTTAAAAGCTTCTGAATCACTATAAGCACTTTGATAAGCAGGTAAATAATTTTTTAGATCAGTATTACCTAGTTTTTTACCTACTTCTTTTCTACTTCTTGATGTATCAGCTCTAGTAGTGTTATTTTCATAAGTTTCAGGCTAATATTCAGCATCATAATTCTCGGCAATAGAAGCTAAATTCTCTTTTTCCGCTTGTTCAGTTATCTTTTCTTGAATCTTCTATTTAGCTTCAAGAAGTTCAACTTCTTTTTGTAATTTATTTAATTCTTCTTGCTCAACAATAGTAAGAGAATCTTTAGAATTTAATTCATCAATTTGACTTTGCGTTTCTTCTAATTCAGAATTTAATTCTTCTAACTTCTCCTTCTCTGTTTCATAGTTTTCTGCAGCAGTTTCTGTTGCCTCAGCAGCATTTTTCTAACTATTAGTAAGGTTATCGACTAATTTAACTATACCTACAACAGCTAAAACAACAGCGCCTATAATAGCGGCTTCAAGTAAAAGAGTAGCAACTAATGATTTACTTGCAGCAGTTAAAACTTTAGTGGCTGCTGTAGCTGCGCCCTTTACTATTACACTTTCACTTTCTGCAGCTTTATTAGCTATAGTTCCAGCAGTAGCTGCTTTTTCTGCAGCCTATAGAGTTTTATAACCAGAAGCAACCATAGGAAGAATCATAGCCACAGCAGTTAAACCTTGAGTGATTCGTTCTGTAGCTGTCATATCTTCATCAGTAAAAACTCTACCCAAAGTCTGGACACTTGAAATAGCCATACCTAATGACATTAATTTATTAGACACAGTAACTACTTGATCTGCCCAATCCTTCTAACGGTTTATAATACCTTCTAAAGTCTATCCAAAATTATTAAATTTACCTTCTGCATCCTAAGCTACAATAGCACCATTATTCATAGCATTAGCGGCATTTTGGATAGAATCTCTTAAAGCATCAAGCTATTCTCTTAATTGCTAAATTACTTCTTTATCCTAACCAGAAGTTTTTTCAAGTTCAATCAAAAGCTTATCAAACTACTAAAACTTAACTTCTGTTTCTTGCGCAGCTTGATCTAATTGTTTAAGTACCGCAGTTGAATCCTTTAATCCTAAATTAACATTTTTAATTCCTAAATTATTTAATTGCTCTTGTAAAAATGTTAAAGTATTTTTATATTCCTAAGTTTGTTTATCAGCTTCTGAGGTATTTTTAATTAAACCTGTATATATACTTTTTACAGACTAAATCTATGTAGCTTTCTTTGATAATGTTTCATATCCAGTAGCTAATTTCTAAACATCAGTTAAAGCCCCACTAACGCCCAGATCTTTAGTTATATTTCCTATCTTGATTGAAGTTACATCTTTTATCTTTAATCCTAAATTAGAAATCTATTTAACTTCTTGCTCTATCGCAGTATTAGATTCATTAGCTGTTGTCTATAAACTTTCAGCTAAATTCATTAAACTTAAAACGTTTTCTTTTTCAGCAGTAGCCGCTCTAACTTGAGACGCATTCATTTGCTCAGAAACTTCATATATCTAATTTTCCATTTGGACTTTCTTAGCCAATAATTGAATTTCAGAGTCCTAACTACTAATCGCCATAGTAGCTGCCATATCTGCAGCTAGTGATCTAAACTGCTTATCTTCTTCAGCAGCTAAACCAGTTAATTGCTTAATATTATACTGCGCGTCCCGCAGACCTTGCGCGATTTGATCCTTAAAGAGTGTAGTGGCAGCATATCCGAGTGTTATCATTACTCCTTTTAACCCGCCCATAGCATCAGCTATATCAGCTATGCGATTTAAAACAGGAGTGACAACATTATCCAATCCGATAAATGTATCAGCATTGATTAAGCTATCATAAATATTTTCTGCGGCCGCCCGCACTCTGTCGCGTGCAGCCTCCCATGATTCCGCATAAATATCTGCCTGCTCTTGAAGCGTTCCTTCCGAGCCATAAGCAGTATCAAGGTTTTCTTTAAAAGTGTCATAGTTGTTCATCAACGCCATGAACTGAGTGTACTATCTAACCATTTAGCCCTCTTTATTTCTAAAGAGGATAGACTATATCTTCTTTTCTTTTATGAGAAAAGTCTCCCATTTCGCTCCGGTAAAAGAGCTACGTCTTTCGACTAGTCGTTGAACTTTATTCTTTATAATAAAGAATCTTAGCTGCGGATTGTCCATATACCTTTAATCTTTTTACCATACCTTCCACGTTACTAGTCGCCACTAATCAAGTTATTTATTCCTTATTAGTTTGGTAATTAAAGTTTTAGGAGTTCCCCGCAATTAGAGAGATTTTAAGCGAGCATTAATAGTCTACCCGCTACAGCTTCGGACAGGGCAATTTGCTCGTCTTGCGCAAGCGTACCCCACTTTTCGCCTATTTCATCTAGGATAGTATCCATCTATTTAAGTTCACCGTTACTATCCTTGATATTTACTCCAACAGCCTCGAGTGCTTGTGAATATGAACCTAAAGTAGTTCCATCGTCGAGTGTTTCCCCGAGTTCGAGATCTTGAATTCTCGCAAAGAGTGTCTTAACTTAAATATTCTAATAAGTACGCAACTACTTATTACGTTCTTTTATGAACTGCTTGTAGTTTCCTACAAGAATAGACCATATCTTAACCTATTTGGCATATTTAGGTAAAAATCATTTCTTCCGCCATTAGCTTGCGGCTTTACTCCCCTTAGCGGGGATGGTCGTTGAACTTAAAAAGGTAATATGTCTAAATTAAGGAATTTTCCTTTCTTATAAATTAACTCATATAAAGGAATATTATGTTCTTTACAATAAGTTCTTTTTCTTTCGTCTCTTTCTTGTATTATCTCTAAAGAGTCTCTAAATATTTCTCGCTCTTCAAAGTGCTATTCACCCTATACTTCTATATAGCATCTTAGCTTACCATTCTCGTATACACCGAAGTCGAATTTCTAAGTACCTAATTCTGGAACTTTAACTTGCTCTTGAAATTCAATATTTCTATCCTCAAGATAATGAACAATAAAAGTCTCGCCCTTCGACTTCCACCTATCACAGCTAGGACAGCCCCTAGAAGCCATAAGACTAATCTAATCTGCTTTAAAGATTAAACCGCACTTTAAACATTTATAAGTATTTTTCTTTAGCTAACCGTTATATGTTAATAACTAAATAGTTCCATAAAACTCATTATCTATTCTTTCTTGAACTTCTTTTAAAGAAAGCATATTAGCTTGTTTTGAAGTATCACAATACTTACAAGCAAATGGGCTCTATAAACAAGCTTGAATATTTCTTTCTATATCATTCCCGCAGACTTTATGATGAACTATCACGTTATCTTTATCTATCTTTCTTACTAGCTCAAAATCATTATTATTCTCATATATTCTTTGTATCCTTTGAAGCTTAGTAAGACCTTCTTCTCTGCAACATTTATAATTCTTTAAAAAATTATTTGCAGATTTTTTATAATGTTCTTTCCCACAATAACAGCACTTTAAAGTTGCTGGTCTGGTAATGGCAGTATATTCCAGTACTTCAACTTTCTATTCTGGAAAAGAATCATAAAATCTCTTTAAAAATTCCTCTTTATCTACTCGTTTAGACATTTTCTTTCTCCTTATTAAGTGCTGGTTGTCCATTCTCGGCCACTTAGGTTTATGCCAAACCATATGGTCATCCGCTTATTTATTTCTGCTTTCGCTCTTTAACTTAATTATAAGAAAGAAGATAAATTAAATCAAGCTAAGCGGCTTTAGGAGTTTCCAGCTTTTAGATTTTCTTTATGCCCTTAAAATCAAGGCAGTACCGACAACATCTGCACTCTATCTTGTTTCAGCGACAACAGTAGCTAAAGCAGAAGTAGCATATTCATAACTTAATCCAACTGTCGTAGCGACAGACGCAAATTTACTTAAACCTTCTGAAATTTCTGCGGAACTCGATGCTGTAGAGGCACCTAAGGCCGTGATAACATCCGCATAATATTCAAGAGATTCAGACCCATCATCAAAGTTATTCCAAATAGCAGTCATCTGCTCTGAAACGGTTTCCGCAGATTGACTGGTCACATTAGCAAGTTTAACAGTTGCTTCGGTACGAGCCTGTACAGCCTCGTCATCGAGACCTTGCTGGTAATAGATCAAGCTCGCGTCGGTATAATTCGTGGTTGTTGTACTCAATGCAGCTGCCGCTTTATTTGCCGCAGTGGCATAAGCTTCCATTTCTTCTGTAGACTTGCTTGTAACTATTCTTATATTTGTTAAAGACTCATTTAAGTCTTGTGCATATCCATATGCAGTAGAAAGTGCGCCCATAAAACCATGTAGAGCGCTAGAAGTAATCTGCCAACGCGCAGTATTCTTCATAGTTACCCACATCTCAGAAAGTAGGGCATTAGAGCGCTTCATGGGTAACTCAGCTTGAGAAATCGCACTAGCTACTTGCAGGAAAGCCTTCTTACCTTCCGGTCCTACAGCACTTAATTTAGTAGCATAACTTTCAAGAGCAGTTTTACTATCTCCTAAAGACTCCCTAAATTTAGATAAATCTAGCTAGCCAGTTTTAACATTAGTGGCTTCAACTAATTTTAGCTATAGCTCCTAAGCCGCTGTTGCAGCTTCTTCTATGTCTTTGGTAAAGGCATCCCCAAATTTGGCTTTAGAAAAATCATAAGTAGCAATCTTCTCTAAAGAGGTTTGTACTTCTTTTAATTTGGCATTTAGCTAAGCAGTATCTGCACTAAATGCAATTTCATAATTTAATCTTTTAGCCATATTTTCTCCTTTCTCTCCTATATAAAAATAAAAAGCCTTTGAGAACTTAATCTCAAAGGCTTTAATTCTCTATTATTATTAAATTTTTTTTTGATATAATGAATTAATCACGACCAGCAATATCTTTAATTGCGGAAAGCTGCTCAAGACCTTCACCATTCTTGATATTTTCTAAAATAGTCTTGATTTGCTCGCTCATAGAGCCAGTGTCTTCGCTCAAATTACCCATCATTCCCGCAAAAGACTGATTATAACGTGTAATATCACTAGCTGTAGTATACACGCAGTCCCGCAGAAAGGCAAGTTCTTCACCAGGAATACCAATATAAATCTTCTCAATGATATGATTACTAGCTAACTTATCATAAATATCATAAATCTTTAGACTATCATCGATCTCGATATCGGTATACCACTTAGCAAGCGCCACGTCAAAGAAAGACTTTAGAACCACAGGACTAAAATTAAATGTATTCTCATCCATAGAGTTCTGAATAACATAATTAATAAAATCAATCTTACTTTGCAGCGGCACGTATCTCTTAATTTCAAAATCACCATAATCCGAGGTCATAGGATTAGTATTATTAGTTACAGGAAGGTCAGAAAGCTTAATCATTTTACATTCTCCTTTTTCTCTTTTGTTTTATTATAACAAATTTTTATAATTAATTCAAAAAGATATTTATACCATCAGTTTTTTCGACAAATTTTTCTAGGTTGTCAATATTTAGTTTTCCATATGATTTAATTGCATATATAGCTGCTTTAACTTCTCTAATTCTTTTTAGCTTGGCATAATTATTATTATCATAACCACCATACCATTTATTCTATACACGCTCTATAACTATAGTAAATCCATCTCTATAGCCATACTCTCGTTTTCCGGCACTTTGAACTTGATTAATCTATTCTACTATAGCACTAATAATACCTAGCATAGAATAAGCTTTAAAATTATGTATTAAAATTCGCTATACTTCTTGCTAGTTTGTACCAACTATATATTTTTCTGCCATTTCATTAATTAAATCTCCACGGATAATTTTATAGTTCTAATCTAATGTAGCATTTGCTCCAGAGCCAAAAGCTAAAGTATTATAAATCTAATAATCTACTAAAGCTCCATTTCCGTAGAGTGAGTGTAACACAGGCATAACCTAAGAATACTAACCTGAATATGACACCATTTTTGTAGGGCCACTATTACGATAGGCTTTAACAGAAGCATAGTTCTACACGTTCATATCTGTCATAAACTCAAGTGTATTATCACTTAATTTACTATAAGCAGAATAATTAAAACCTTCTCCGCCAAAAGTAATATCAGCAGCCTTAGAAAATGTATTACCATCATCTATTTGAGTGCCACTTGTGCCAGTTAATCCTTTTGTTGTAGCAACAAAATTTCCTATCTAGTTTAATGCCATACCCTAAGCAGAACTTGCTATAACTAGAGCTAAAGCCTCAGAAGTAGGAGTTAAAGCATTAGATAACCAACCTACGTCATAATCTTTTCCTTTTTTCATAGAAGATTTAATTAATGCTAAAAAATTCTTTAATCTTAGGACCTATTGTACGCTACTTTCTTGTATCTCATTAGGGTTTTGAATCATGCCCAATAAAACAGAAGCAGAACTCTCATTAGCCTAAAACACACTTAGTAAATTATTCAAAGCTTCCGCGGCAGCCTAGGTATCTGTCCCCTTCAAAGCGTCCTCAAGAGCACCTACAGCCGAGTTATAATCACCTATTAAACTACTAGCCTAACTTGCTGCATCATTATATTTTTTAACTACAGCTACTTCTATGGCTTTTTCCATGCGCTCAAACTTCGCCAAATCCATAGCTTGAATATACTCTGCTTTAGTGGTTCCTGCGTTCTAACTAGCTAGCTACGTCCGTAAAGCTTGAAGATATCTAGTTTTTATTTTCTTAAAAGAAGAGCCTGCGGACTGGCCGTACGCACGTAGCGTACCACCTTGATAATTTTCTGCATGACCGTGAATATTAATTACTTTTTCCTCGCCATACTAAAATACATATTTAGCCATAATTTCCTCCAAAACGAAGAAAAGGGAGGGTATAAACCCTCCCTTAATTAATCATCTTCATATTCGTCAACATTATCTTGACTATTGATTTCTTCTTCTTTTTGCTCGTCAGAAATCATAGACCGAGCGTTTAACCCCCCGATGTCTCGGAGTCCGCAGTCTTTTCAACGATGCCCTTCTCGCAGTCACGCTCGTACTCAGCGTCGCCCTCATCCTCTTCAATAACTTGAATCAGAGCAAGAACTTTCTTATCACCAAACTTAGTATAAGCGGGGAAAGCGTCAACCACAAAGTTAAAAGTAGAAGGATCGCCGCTAGAGGCCATACTAAATGTGAAGTTAGACTGGACTTTGCCATTAGGAATCACGAATTCCGCAGGCATATCAACGCCGTCGCTCTCACGTCTAAACAGCGTAGAAGCCTCAATATAGAAGTTACCAGAGAAACTATCGGCAGTAATCTCCAGTTGCTGAGCACCAGATTTCTTGGCAACATAATAGTCAACAAGAACAACATCACCAGCCGCAACCTTAGAACAAGTAATAGTAGTATCGCTATCACTATAAGTCACAGCACTAGGCACGCAAGGCTCAGTATTAACCTCACCATTATCATCCAGAACCATCAGGAAAATATCTGCATCCTTCTTATAGTTATCACCGGCAGTAAGACTATTACAAGCGATCACGCCAGGAAGCACAACTTTATTAGCTTCAGTAGCTCTAATCTGGCTAGTCTGGTGAACATAAATAGTTTCATCCTTAGCATCAACTAAGCCAGCGCCGGAAAGAATAGTAAAACTCTCGGGAGTCAGAAGAGCATCTTCCATATTAAAGGTAAGAGTTTTCTCACCGTCCCAAGCAATTAAGCGCGCATTGCCTCGACCGCCCTATGCATAAACCGTGGTAACGGCACCTTCTAAGCTAGAGGTTTTCAAAGTATCAAAGTAGATAACAGGCTCATTCTTTAAGAAGGTTCTTGAGCCAAGAGTCATCTTATTTCTAGCACGGAAAACAACATCGCAGATTTCGCGCGAACCAAACCGCATAATTAATTTCCTCCTTAATGAATATTTTTCATCCAATTTTCTACCTGTTCTTCAGGTTTGCCACCCGCAAGTCGTGATTTTAAATCTACATCCCAACTTACTTGTAGCATATATCTATCAACCAAATCAAACAGCTAAAAAACTGTTAAATTTAAACAATCCTATAGAGTCATAGAATTTAATCCTACCACTAAAATAGAAATGTATCTCGTCAAAACACTGCCCTAATCAGCAGATTTTATTTGTGCTATTTTGCGGCGAGAAGCTTCTAGCTTATCAGCTATCTTCTTCGCTGTCGCATTAACCGGATTATATACTATATCATTGTCTCCCTTAAATATCTACTTTGTACAAGAAACCTAATTTAATACATTCTAAAAAACTGGAAAGTTTGATTCATCTATTATGCTAGATTCTTTTTCTTTATTCATTAAAATAATGCTATTTGGAGTGACTAAAGTTTTACGATCCGGGAACAATAGCTACAAAACAGTCAGAATAATTTGCTTTTTATCTTTAAACTCTGGCTGCATTAGTATTTTCATTAATACCTAAAAATTCGTAATAGTCTCTAAAAGAGACTCGTCCTAAATAAACTAACGTTTCTCTAAGCATAAATACTATATAGCCTAAAAATAATCCTCCTCACCCATGAAGGCTATATCCTATAGAGTGGGAGGGTGTAATGTAAGCTATAATTCTGGAATAGGAATGTCAATTCCAGCCATTAGAGATAAAGTTAAATCTTTCATTCAAGAGGATTAACTTCATCTTCATGCCCTCTAACTGCTAAATATCTTAATGTGATTCCACCAAATTCATCATCATAAACATCCTAATCAGCACCCATGAAGTTTAACACTCCAATGCCAGTTAAATGCTAACCATCTAGCATAGAATCAATTTCACCAGCTATCCGGTACGGCCGCAGTTCATAATCTCCTAAATCCCAATTAGCAAAATGACATATAATCTTGATTTCGACTACATGGTCTCGGTAGTAAGGATTTGAGGCATTAGGGGTAAAACTATCATAAGTAATACGTATATAATTCAATTTATCTGAATTTACTACTATCTTAGGAATATTAGAAATATTTTTCTACTCAAATAATGATTTAATTTGTTCAGAAGCAAGATTTGGTTTTTTCTACCAATCTTTTACATTATAATAAAGCAATTTAAGAACATCTTGATTACCGAGTATTTTATCCATGATAAGAGAAGTGTCCTTCGACATTCCTAAAAAACTGGACTTAGGATACTCGTAAAAATTCCTTTTCATTTCTCCTGTTTCTCCTATCTATTAAAACAAAGATTCAACTACGATTACTTTCTCTCGTAGTATATCATCTTTGGACCATTGTAAAGTAAACTATCCACTTACAGGCTTCGACCAAATCAAAGAAATAGTTTTATCATCAACTGGTATAATTTCTACTGGAACTTTTTCTTTAACACACCAAACACCACCTTCATCCGAGCTATATTGTTCTGCGATTTTGGGTTTGATGAATGTTAAACCTTCAATTCCACTATTAGGCGTAGAATCAACAGGTTCAATAATAAGACCATTCTTCATTTCATTTATTTTATCATCTGTATCTCTATCTATATAGTACTCTTCTGCATTAATTTCAATTATATTTTTCATACTAATTGAATCAACCGCTTGTACCTACCAACATTTTCCAGCAAACAGAAATTCAGAATAACGGTCAAAAGCCTAGATAGTTTTATCATTCTACGGGAGTAAAATATTCAAACTCCAGTTAGGTCTATCAACTCGTATTTGATTCTTCTGGATAGATTCAATCTATGTTTCAACAGGACCTCTTATAGCTGCCCAAGTAGAACACCAGTTACCAGAAGCATCTTTAAATTTTAATTTATATTTACATTGTCTAATTTCCCCTCTGAAATAAGCATCTTCGGTCAACTGCTAAAGATAAATAATCCAGAAGGTCTAAGTACCAACCCAACAAAATACATCACCGAGTTGATAATTATATTTATAATCAATAGAGAGAATCTTGTCGTCATAATCTTGTTTAACTTTATCAGGATTAATCAAAGCTCTATAGACTTCGTTAATTTGCATATCCTAATCAAGAGAAGAATCATCTTCACTTAAACACTCGCTATAAGGCTGTACTAAAGTAACATCACAACCTTGATAAGAATATAACAAACTCTTTAGAAAAGTATTATACTTATCTTGAATCATGCGGGCTTCCTGCTAAATACCGCCTTGATACTCGAGGCGTTTCCGCATCATATCATAATTAGTAGTCACTACTTTTCACCGCCTTCGCCATAATATCTATACAGCGAAAAACTGTTTTGCGATAAATCATAAAATCATCGCAAATCTCGCTTTTTAATCCCTCTAGCTTAGATAGCAAAATCAAAAAATCTAGCTCACTAGAAAATACTTCCTGGAGTCCCGCAATTTCTTCAATAATAGTATTGAGATGATTCTCCCAATTTTCACTATTTTCTCGCATTGGAATTAGCTTCCAAATCTAGTTAATAAGTCTGCGGGAATCGATAGAAACAATGCTGTCACTAATCTCAAAGTTATACTTAGTTATCATCTAAAGCACTCGTTTCTATTAAAGTAGACCAGTTAGACTTTACCGATCCATTGGAATCAATATATTTGCGGCGCTTGTATAAACGCTACATATGTCTATCTTGTCGTTCAGCCTCTTGTTTAAGCTTCATAAGCTTGTCCAGATGATTCGCCTAGCTCGTCATCTTATAATCTGCAAAATTGTTATCCTAAAGGCTTTTTATCCTTTAGCTCTTACACTTCCTAATTTGTGTAAGTTCGGCATATCTTTTTACCCTTGTGGGGTATTTAGGCTCGTGGGAGTTATTATCTTAATGAATATTTATCAAGGATATCAAAATAATGTTGTTTTTTACGAGGAAGAGCTAAATAATTATTATCATAAAAAACTTTTCCTAATTTTAAACTATCCGCAACATAATATCTAATATCATAAATAATATGAACTCGTTCTACTGAACGGATTCTTGGTATTTTTACTCCATAAGTTTCGTTTAAATATAAAGCTATATCTTGTAAAAAAGTATCACTTACGCAAGTGAAACTCATATTTACCTTTTTCCCTTTTGGTTCATAAATACTACCATCACCATCAAAAAAACCTCTAATATAATCAGTAAGAAATTCTCTAGGGAGATTATCAGGTAAATTATGAAGTTTAAAAGTCTTATTATTCCCTATTCCATAAGATTCTATTGTTTGTCTAATTTTTTTAGAGGTAAAAGATAAAGAAGAAGCAAGATGGCCATCCCACTATTCATATTGATATATAGGACCTTCATATTCAAGTTCTTTAGCTATCATCTATAGTACTTCTTCGTCCCTTCTTTGTAAAGAGATAGTAATACGGTTTTGAGCACCATTGGTTATTGGGAGATAACCATCTGCTGCTATAAAACCGAGAATCCAAGCACCATTATGGCTTTCAAAATTATAATCATCATTAATTTTATATTTTCGTAAATCCGGCATATTTTTAACTTGAGCAGATTCTTGTACGTTTCTAATTTTAATATTATTATCTTTTAATATACTTTTAACTTTATCAAAACCAAAAGGCAAATGAAGTTCTCTAACGATTTTATTAAGACCGTAGCCCTTATTATAAAGTTCTATAATCTAATCTTGCACTTCTCGTTCTACTTTAGTTTTTTTTCTGCCTCCGGCTTGGGCTCCATTATTTGTACGAATTTGAATGTTATTTTCTTCTAAAATTCTTTTTATCACAGAATCCCCAAAAGGCAATGATAATTCTTGTTTAATAGCTTTTCTAGTATATTGTTTATTTACGTATAAATCAATAATTTGCTCTTGCAGTTCTTGTGGAACTATAATTTTACCCATTAAGTTTTATCCTCCTATGCTCTGCGCGTGACCAATTTTTTAAAATTAGCCTTCCGCTCTGGTTGGCATCTCAGCGTTCCAGTTTTTCCTAAAATTTTAATTCTTCTTACCAAAGAAAGAGGGCCAGATAAACTAACCCAGAATACTTCATCCGAACATTTTCTATAGATGCTATCTATCTTTGCAACCAAGTATTATACATAAGATGAGCGAGAATATTAATTTCTTCACTCGTTAAATGACAATTAAATTCTAAATTCTCTATATTGTAATCATATAATGGAAATCGAGGAAACTCAAAACCAGGAATGGCATCAAGTAGAATATTAAGAAGATCCTTCTCAGTATCTTCTTTAGTCCAAATGAAATACATATCATCTGTTATTTTACCAAAGAACCGGTCATAAATTTCCTAGAAAGAGGTGTTGGTTCCAGTAATTGGATATTCTGCCATTTTTTGGCACCTCCTCATTCTCCGTCTTTAGGAATCACCAAAGCTTCCTTTTTAGCATAGCTAGGCGTAGCGACACGTCTCTTAGAAGTTTCGACTTCTTCAACCTTATCTTCTTTTGATGCCTCATTCAAAGCAATAGCAGAAGTAACATTAAATCCAAGAAAATCTAAAACTGCCTGCCGTTTATTCACATCATTCAAAGGGACTGAAACTGAATACTTCTTAATTAAATCCTTAACTCCAACAGGAGCGAACTGTAAAGCATCCTTAAACTCGTCTAAAGAACATTCATTAATCCAGGTAGGAATAATATCTTCGGTAAGCCAATATTCAGGTTCCTCTGTTAGATTAAGCCCCTCGTGTATAGCTTCCTTATTTTGAATCAAAAGGAAGTTATACAGCAGTTCTCTTCCACCAGGTTGTGCGGCGACCGCAGTTATCTCACCGTATTCAACCTGCTTGGTCTCCTTCGGATAGAACTCTCTGCGGATCCCCCGCTCGGGAATGATATAAACCACTGAACCTTCGCTACGATTAGTTATCTTAATCATATCTGTACTCTTCATTTTTTATCTCCTTTTACTCAGCGGTTAGGAGGGGATTAACCCCTCCTACCTTTTTATAATCAAGCTCCGATAGTATCCAGCTTACCGGCCAGAGTAGTATCCACGTAGGAGCAAATATTGTTAGTCAGCATCACGCCAACGCCAACCTTACGATAAACCTGGATGTCACGAGACCAATCCTCATTCTCGCGCTCGCGCACATTAGTATTACCCTCAAAGGCAATCTTCACAGGCTTCATATTAGCGCCAGCAGGAATAACCCAAGCATAGCCAGGATCAATAACCTTACGGCTATTAGTTTCATCCTCATAAGACTGGGGCAGAACAATAACCTGGCAGCCCTTGTAATTGCCAAGATAACCCTGATTCCAACGGGTATCCCGCATATTATCAGAAACCCAACCGGTCTCAGGCACCATCTTCACTGCAAACTCATAAGTGCAATAAATAGTGGGCTGACCATAGGCAGAAGCAACCTAAATCAGACGGTCCATAGAAGCCTCATCAAAACGGTTAGTAGAAACTTTATTAGCTGCAGGGAGCTGGTTAATAGAACTCATAAGAGCACGGGCAATCTCGCGATAGATTAAATCATCCATGCCTTCTAAGATAATATTTGTGACTTCTGCGAAATCCGCACGACCATCGAGGAACTCCTCAAAGCCAATCTGGGCAGCGCCGCCAATAGCATTGGTCTGCACTTCAAAGCTCTCCCCGCCCAGCTTAAAGACTTCATACACGCCAGCCAGACCAACGTGGGTCACGAACTGCTTAGCACGCATATGGCCCATACGGCGAGTAAACACAGGACGATCACCCTGAGCAAAAGTCTTAGTCTCAGCGAACTGACCATAACGCTCAAGAACACGAGTAGGAAGAATATCATTCATAGTTTCCTCAATCAGAGAGAAAATAGTATTCTTATTCTCACGATACAGAGCATTAGTACCAGCGAGCTCATTCAGCTCATTCCGTAGAGTCTCATTTAGTGCGCCGTAGGTCATAGAAACACCATTCACGCTATAAGTGCCGGAGGGATTAGCCTTCGCCACAGTTTTCATTAAAGATAAAAGGTCATTATACTGTAACATTATCTATCTCTCCTTTCTCAAGCAATGCGCTGAAGCTTAACGGCGGGCTGGTTATCAGCCAGAGTATAAACCTTAACAACCTGGAAGGTAGGGCCTTCCTCGTCACCAGACTTACAAAGGAAGCCATCAGAACCAACAGTCAGCTTATCGCCTTTATCCAGAGAAGTCTCATTCACACCATTGGTAGTAAAAATATCACCCACATTGGTCTTAATAACACGGGGGAACATCTTCTGACCATCGTCAAGATACTGAGGATAATCATAAGCAGGAATCTGAATAGTAGCACCCTCATCAGAATTCTCTCTAACAGCCTCCTCGCTGTGGTCAAGCACAGTCAGAAGGTCAGAGCTGCTCTAGCCGATAGGACTATAAACACGAGCGTTATAATTCTGCTTAATCATAGCAAAATCCTCGTACTGCTGACGATCCTCATAAAGCTTAACCTCATTAAAGACCATCATCCACTCGCCATCACCAGTGAAATTAACCTCGCCATTAGCATAATCATACTTCACAAACTGGCCGTTCTCTAAAACATTAATATCAGCGGCAGCAGGTAACTGGGCATAGATCTGACCAGTGCGCTGTGCAGACAGGTGGTTAGGCTCAACCTGAGAATAACCACGCTTAACAAAGCTAGCGCCGCTTAAACGTGTAATTGCCATTATTACATTTCCTCCTTATTTTAATTCATTTTTGATTCAGTATCTTTAACAGCCTGAATCCAAGCAGGGATAGCAGAATCCTGCTCAACTTCTGATAAACTAAATGTCACACCGGGCTTTTCCTCTTCTTCCTGAGAGAAATTAACTCTATTACGCACACAAGCAATAGACAGCTTAGCCTCAATGTCATCTAAAGAATAATTATCAATATTAGCTTGAACATCTGCTTTATCTTCATCAGAAAGCATATAGAAGCTATTAATCATATTCTGCTTATCATCATGCTCTTTAGCAAGTTTAAACTCCTTGAGAGGAGAAATCTCAGCTTGAAGTGCGGAAACGGTAGCTTCGAGCTGCGCGTATTCTGAAGTTAAAGCGTCGAACTTTTCCTTCAGCTCCGCATACTCAGTAACTTCGTCAAGATTATACTTCTTTTCGTCCTTGCACTCATGCTTAGTTTCATTCTTTTTCTCTTTCTCGTCCTCAGCGGGTTCAGACTTAGAGTCCTCTTCCTTCTCTTCGGGCTCAGAGTTCTTCTTATCTTCAGGTTTCTTATCATCTTCGGCCTTAGCATAAGAATTTGTATCAATCGTATTGTCTAAAGACTCACTTGACTCAACAATATTAATAGCTGCTGTTGTATTAATTTGTTCCATCTTGTATTCTGTACCTCCTTTACCTAAAGCTTCTTGTAATTCTTGTACCATCGAGTACATTTCAGCTTTAAAATCTTGCAGAGAAAATTCAGATTTAATCTACGCACCTTCAAAACAAGGTTCGACATTCTCTCCAAGAATACATAGTTTTTCAATCAATGCTTCACTATAAATAAAAAATCTACTACCTAAATTTATATTTTCTGCCCAAGTTCCTTTTTGAGTTTTACTATTAATTTCCATAGACTGATTATTACCTTGCTCTATAATTCGCTTAGAGTCAGGATAAGCCTCAGTCCATAAATAACCTTCGGTCACTAGATATTCTCTTTCAATACCTTCATCAGAAAATTTTTGGAACCAAACTTGAGCATTAGTAGGAACAAATCCATAGGGACGTGTAACATCAATGATAGACCACTTACCGTCCTTGATCTCCACTTCCCGCTCGTGGGCTTCAAAATCCTTAGTATCTTGATTATAATAACCAACGATCGGGCTTCCCGGCAGATTTCTTCCCATTTCAGTAGCAACTTCTTTTGTTATAACTGTATGGTTCCTATTAGGCTGTTGACCAACATAACAGACTTTAATCTAACAATGACTAATTAAAGGACTAATCTTTGTCATTTCAATAAATTCCATTGTTGAATCAACAGGAATACTAATATGCAACGTCAATCCCTCCTTTCAATTAGCTCATTGCTTCACGATTCTGCAATGTTTTATCAGACTTCTCGTCGTCAGCTTTCTCCGGCCGCCCCACTTCATTCTCACTACTATTGTTTTTAGAAGTTGAAGAAGAATGCGCTGCCTATTGCTATTGCTGTAACACATTACTATTCATAGTATTACTAGACATAGGCGGCAACATGATTTCAGACAGATGGAGAATTTCATTCTCAAAATGAGCAGTAGCAATAATACTAGATTGAGAATGACCTAAAGCTATCTGCGGCAGCATCTTAGAATAACCAATCTGGGTTTGCTCTTTATACATTTTAGCTATATCTTTATAATTATAAATCGTAGTTTCAAGAATCTCGATTCTAAAATTATATTGAGTTTTATCAAAACGCTTAATAATTGTATTTAAAAGCATCTCAAATTGATATACTAAATCTCGCATAGTAGCTTCATCATTTAAGATAGATTTTTCAAGAGCTGTATTACCTTCGGTATTAAACAAGTTCTGTGAAACACCTAAATTATTATACACTGTTCTTTCTACTCTTTGCAAATCATCGCTGGTTGCAGTCGAGTTATCATCCTGCATATCAGCTACTTCTGTATCAGCAAAAGTAGTAAGAACATCAACGCCCACTGCTCTCTTTAACATAGTAACTGCATTATTGTGCAGGTCCCGAGCTTCATCGAGGTCAAAGACCAAGTCTCCGTTTTTGTCAATCGGCAGCTTTTGGATAACTATTTTCAAGAGCTGCTGCATGGTCTTTTTACGGTCAAGCTCTTGTGCTTCGTCTAAGTCAATGATAGAAGGAATAGCTTGAATGAGAGGCGGAAAATCACTATCATTCAAGTTAAATTTAACCCCAGTACCTGGATCAAGCATAAACCAACCATAATCATCACCAACATCTTGCTTTAGTTTTCCCTCTTTAAACTTTATATAAGCTTTTTGTAATTCTTTGGGGAAAAGAGACAAGACTTTTAGACGATACTAAACATTAGAGAAGCAGGAGTCAAAGAACTGGAGATTAACCTCTACTATGTCCTATCCATTTTTCTTGAACCTACTTCTGCAATAACGTGCGGGAAGCTGCTAAACCTAGAAGCTACTGCCCTCGTCAACTAGATATCCGTAATAAACACCATCTTTTACTACTGCTAAAGCTATATCACCAAGAACTTTCTTGACGTTAGAATCATCAAAGTAAAATAAAACTTTAGTATAATCTTTAAGTAATTTACTATCATTAGCTTTATCTTTTGCGAATGGCGTTACGTGCCAATCATATCTATAAAGAAAAGCAAGATATTTACAAATTCGTTGATATATTCCGCTAGATTCATAATAGTAATTTGATATTTCTCTTAGAGTATTAATATCTTTACGTTTGATAGTATTAAGGATAAAATTTTTATCGCCATACTAGCGGTGTGCTTTCTTGAAGCTTCCAATATTTACAACCGCGTCTTCAAGCTTCTTCACACCTATACGAACCGCATTATTCTCGGTAGGCACCTCATCTTCTAAAGAGTATTGTACTCTACCAAACATATCAAATCCTTTATCATGGATCTCTTCTTGTCTACTTGCCAATATCTCACCTCCTTAATATCCAGCTTTTTTGAATATATAATCGTAGTTTACTCGTTCTTCTTCCCAATAAGGAATTTCAATTAGTTTTATATTATGTTCAGCACAATAAAGGCGTTTCTTCTCATCATTATACTTTTGTTGATATAAACCTTTAGTGCCGCCAAATTTACTAACTGCTTGATAATGTTGTTTACCTTGATATTCAATTAGAAAATCAATACGTCCATCATCGTCGAAAATGGCGAAGTCAAACCTAAGAGGTTTTAGGTTCGTACTAACGAGGTCAGGAAATTCATATTCTTCAACAAAATTAACTTCATTAGCTTCTAAGATACGATGTATCCTGATCTCTCCTCTTGAACTTAACACATACTTCACCGCCTTTTATTAGTTATAAAAAATCAACTAATTATATTAAATAAATCTGTCCTAACCTTAGTTAAAGAACATCCAATCTTTAGCATTAAATCTCTTTTTTCTCTTGACATTATCTTCTTCTTGTCTAATATAATATAATCCATAACATAAAGCAGAAAATTTATCTTTTTTAATTGATTTACTTGATTGTTTTAATATAATATTTATACCTTCACGCTCTTCATAAAGGTTAAGTAATTCTTCCTTTAATGTAGAGGTTAAAGTAAATGGCATAAGATATTCCTCACGCTTTTCAGGAGTCATATTCTAGCCAACTTTAGTACCCATTAGTTTGTTTTTAGCTAATCTAGGCTCAATAAGGAATTTTAATCTACCGCTATTAAGCGCAGATTGAACCGTAGAATATGCTTCTGTGTTAATAGGAGCATTAGCTTTAATAATATAAATTGCTCCATCTTCTGTGTCGTTAGTCCTAAACTTTTTATAAAAACCTTCTTTATCATTGTAGATACCAAAAGGAGGTAAAACCTCACCTTCATGCGTTAACTAGGCCTTTACCATATAATCTAGAAGTCCAATGCCTACATTACATTCTATATAAGACGCTACTCTTATATACGTTCTCTTATGAACTGCTTGCGGTTTCCCGCAAGATTAGACCATATCATCTTCTCATTGAGAAGCTTTCCGCTTCCACTATCAATAGCTTATAGTGTACTCTCTTTCGAGATGGTCGTTGAACTTTTTCCTTTAAAAAAAAAGGAACTTAGCTGCTGATTAGCATATCTTTCGATTTAGCTTTCCAGCAATTCAAAAAGTTTGCTTATGCTGTCGCCAACATAAGGGGCTAAACATTTAACCCGTTGCCGTCTATCACAACACGTCTAGCATTATATTTATAAAAAGTCTCCTTAATTTTAATTGCCTAATCTTCGAAGTGTCCATCTTCTATAGTGTAAATATTAACTAAAGATTTAACAGATTCTCCTTGCGCATGCGGCGTTACCTTAAAGACTAAGATCTCGCTATTACACCCCTTACGACCTACATCGACCGCAAGTATATAATATTGACCTTTTGTTGATTTAATAGTTGCTTCATACTCAGGTTTTTGTAATGTACGGTTAGCATCAAAGCGCTCGCCATCGAAGAAAGCACCCTCCGCAGTTCCAGTCCACTAGCTGCCATACTCTCGGTCGAAGGAGGCTTCATCGAAAGTTCCCTCTCTCTTTAAATCGCTGACGAAATCCTTATTAAGCATTCCCGCAAGCACAGGAACTCTATAAGTACCACCTAATATGAAAGCTTTTTCAGGTTCTACTATCATCTAAACAAGAGTAGTGATAAGTTTTTGGTAAGCGAAACTACCCTTATAACCGGCGGTCGTTATATATAGCTAAGCCTAGTTTAAAACTTCATCCTAGTCCTATGAACCATCTGCCCGCAATCGCGCAACGTTCATCGTAGGAATTAGAACTTCTTGTAGGATTTTACCATCCATACTAGCACATTCCTCTAATACCCCAGCGTTACGACGTTTACCTCTTGTCCGCTCATTCGCCGCAAGGTTATCTATAAATGATTTATTTTTAAACCTGTATATACAGTAATCTTTACTCTCTTTTGTTTTACCTGGTCGTCTATCAATTTCATTATCAAATGCAGGAATCATTCGACATATTTCATCCATTTTTTCTTGCAGGATTCCAGCACTCTGTTGCTTACCACCTGCGGAAGTAAATAATTTAGCATTTGGATACAATATAGCTCGTATTATAAGGATTAAAACCGAGAGGAATGATTTACTATCATTGTATTCTAATAAGTGCGCAACTACTTATTACGTTCTCTTATGAACTGCTTACGGTTTCCCGCAAGATTAGACTATATCTTCATCTCATTTAAATAAATGAGAGTTCCCCATTTCGATTTAAGGGATTTTCACCCACCCCGTTAGCTTGGGCCCTACTCCTATTGCTCCTATTTCCGCGGGAGCTAAAGGATAGTCGTTGAAGCTTTTTATATTAAATTATTTATATTTAAAAACAAATCCGCCACAAGTTTTAACTTTTCCCTTACAGACTTTTGTAATAGAACTACTATCAAGGTTTAACTTTCGTCCAGCCTCTCTAATAGACCTAAAACTTTGTATAAATTCTCCTTCTTTGGTATATTGATTAATTGGCTTAATAGAAGAATTTGTATTTGTCTCATAAAGAGCAGCTAAAGCATTATCTGCATTAGATATACATCTTAAATTATCTGAATGATTATTTAATTTATTTCCATCTATGTGGTCAATTTTATAATTTTTAGGAATTTCTTCTTCTGAATGAAATAGTTCAAAAACTAATAAATGTACCATAAAATCTTTAGTTTCACCATTATTGCTTAATCTTACTTTATAATAACCGCTAGTTAAACTTGGAGATAAAATTCGATTAGTCTTATCATTTTTAATTCTTCCATAATTAGAAATACTATAACTTGGAAAATCTTCTTTTATCTTCCACTTTTCTTGTGGCAAATCTTCCTTATAATATTCAGTTTCTTTTCTTTTGCTGATTAAATTATTTTGATGAGCATGAGCTGCATTTTCAGAATAACTACACCACTCTAAGTTATCAACACAGTTATTAAGTTTATTTCCATCTTTGTGATTTACAATAGGATAATGTTTCGGGTTGGGTATAAAAGCTTCTGCGACTAAACGATGTGCATAAAAACCTTTTTTCTAATTATTTTTAGAAAGTCGATATTGTTTATATCCGCTTAATCGAATAGAGCCATTAAGCATTTTACCACTAGAAGTATTAAATACTTCACCAGTATCATAAATTAAATAATTTTCATAGCCAGGAATTTGTTTTTTCATAATGATTCTCCTTTAATATAAACTTGCCTGCGGATTCCCATGTCTAAAATTCTCCACAGTCTCATACTTTTTTTAAATTTAGGGTTCCCGCAATTAAAGGAATTTGTCCATATTGGGGCAATATCATTCACCCACGCGGATAGACGCAATACACATAGCGATATCGCATTGCGACTCTTAAAAATACTCTCTAATAAAACTAGAGTTCAAGTTCTTTCTTTTTTGTATCATCTCTGCCAGTCTGCATGAAATCCACAAATATATCTGGATACATTCTCCACTAAGCTATATACTATCCAGCAATAGGAAGAATAGCTTTAACTCGTTCTTCTGATAGGCCAATTTTATTTCCTCTGGCTTGAGAAAGATTTAATAAGTCTTGAAGTGCCATTAAATCTCCCCCTTTATAGCTAGCTCATGAAGATACTCCATATCTTCTTCGCTCATTTTCTCTTCTTCTTCATAGAACTCTTGGAAATCTTCTGTGCGGAGCTCGTGATAAGAATCCTTATAATCGAACAAATGTTCTTCCGCCATAACTTCATCATTCTCATCATAACCTAATTCGCCAGCCTCTTTAATAGTTTGCCGCTCATCTTCAAGCTGTCGAATCGCATTTTCAATAAGATTACCAAGTCCCATTTCCTCAGTAACAAGAGTATGAACGTAGTGTTGTGTATCTTCTATAACTCTATCTACTTTATCTTTAGGTTTATCGACATAGTATTTAGGAATATAGCCATCTTGTTCACAAAGAACAACTAACTCGCCTACTGCATCAATAAACTCGCCCTATTCCGCTTTATTCTAGACGGCGGTAAATTTCCCGCTTTTCATGAGAGTGTCATAGGCCTTGAGCATTTTCTGAAAGTTATCTATGTCTCCTGCGTCTAAAAGCTAATTGGCTTTAAGGGAAGTCTTGCAGAGTTTAATTAAAGTATCTTTATGGCCAGCAGTTTGAATGTCATAAGAAGCCATCATATCATTATAGAATTGTTCTAATTGAACCCACTCACTGGGCCGATAGCTAGTTCCCCATTTAATGCGGAGATAAGTTGTATCTTCTTCTGTTAGCCCAAGATTTTTCTCTTCTTCCAGTATTTCCTAAACAGAAGGAAAGAGTGATGATGTGCCGGAGTCGGAGCTATTAGGATCTTCTTTTCCGGAGATCGGCAGTTGAGCACTTTCTTCTTCAACTAAACTTATCCATCCAGGTGCCTTTATTAGCTCCTTGTCCTACGCGAGTTCAACCTAGATCTCATCCTCCGATAAGCCGGAATCCCGCATTGTCTATATACGCTTTTCCTCTATTTCAGCTTCTATCCGCTCAGTATCGGCCCATCGCGCGGTTTTCCACTGTGACAGCCGCATTTTAGAGAGATATTTACCTAGAATTGTTTTTCCTGTTAGCGCCTCTAAGTCATTTTCATATTTCTTTAGAAGGCTATCCCATTGCGTCTTAATGTATGGGACATCTATTTCTTTGAGTAGAGGCTTAAAGGTCTCTGGGTCAAAGTTGTCCACAAGCATCGTCGCGCATTTTTTACATTCGTTAAGTTTGCCATTGGGATATTTTTCTAAATTATAAGAAGAGTAAAACTCAGAAGCGTTCATTGTTTGTCTGCAAGTTTTACAATAACATTGTTCCATTGTCAGCCCTTCTTTCTGCAACTTCTACAGGACTTGCAAATACTGTAGAAAGTATCTTTACTTGCATTATTTCTTGAAAAAAAGATACTATGGCTTGGCTTTTTTTGCCCACAACGAGAACATTTCTTAAAAGGAAGGTCTTTGTAGTGATAATACCAGATTAGATACTCCTCTATAGCGGCGTGCGCAATTAGCTTTGGGATTTTAGTAACCCAGAGATTTGAGATGTACTCGATAGAGTATGTGGAATCGAATATTTCGCTAAGTCCTTGCTATATTTCAAGATTAGAAGCGCCATCGATCTTGCGCTCGCACACATATTTTAGTTTAGGCTCGTCCACAAGAGCTTTGTCGCAAACTCGGTCGAATGATTCTAGGAGATACCACATATCACTTTCGAATTTGCCGTAGGCATCTTGCCGCAACTTGGAATAGTTTTGAAGGATTGCACTTACTACTTCGGTACGTAATAGAGATACTCCTCCTGCTGATATTTCGTAGTTGGAGGGCACAGTGACGTGTTCATCAAGAGAAGGAAAAGTGGACTGCGGGCGCGTCAGCTTTTTGGGGATTACAGGCTAGGTATAAGATTGCTTTATGACATACTAGTCTTTTCGCATATCTATTATTGCTTTTTTCATTATAAAGGCATCTCTGCCGCTAGCTTTCTTGATGGCGCTCTACCATTGATCTAGCGACTCCCGCAATTGTGAGAGAAAGGGAATTGTATCTAAATCGGTTTGTGTAATTGAAATTTTAGGGGTTAGAGGTGTTTGAATATCAGAAACTAGATTGTAAATTCCATCTTCACCATTCTCAAGAGAGGAAACTAGACCTTCGAAGGAAGTTTCTCGTTTATTGATGGTGGCGAGACGGTTTTCAGTAAGTAGTTTACGTTGTTTCTTCTCGAAACCGAGTATGAGATAGTCAGCAAGCTTTTCAAGATATTGAGAAGGAGGATTAGGAGTTTCTTGAAGGATTTGATCTACTAAAGCTTTGCGCTAGTCTAAATCGGTTATTGTATAATCTAATTTTATTGGGTTTCACCTCTTTTTATTTTAGTATAACAAATTGTAAAGGGAATGTAAAAGTAAGTCGCTTCGCTCCTTACTTTTTGGGGCTTAGAAGCAAGCTTCTAAGCCTTCTTTTGCTTTTTAAAAAATTTTTTGATAAGATTTAATAGAGAAAGGAATAGGAGTTATTTAAAATTATTTTAAAATTAAATATTGTATTTATTAATACTGTATTTTGAAATTGAAAATTGAATATCGTAATTTGAAATTGAAAATTACTTTGGGAGATTGTTTGGAGCAGGGCGGAGCCGAATTAAAAAAATAAAAAATTTTCTCCCGAATTACACCCCCGGGTACTTCGATACTTCAACCTCAAAAAAATCAGCGAATACTGCCCAACCCTCCGCTTTCAATTTTCATCTAGTTCAAAGCAACCCTCCTAAATGAGATTTCATTTTTAAAATCAATTAACATTCAAAATCGTTCAAGTCTACGCTTAAATAATAAAAGTCTTACAAGGAGTAACAAAACAATTAAAATTTAACAATAAAATACTTTGTAAGAGAAACAAAAGAAAAAGATACAAAGATACTTAAAGGTACTGAGTAGCCGCTCGACTTCACAAGGATGCACCTTCCAGAGTCTGCGGGATTGCGAGAAAAGAAGTAGAATGTTTTCTAGTTTAAATTCAAAGCTGGACTGCTACTGGAAAATTTTACAAGTAGAACCAGGATTTGGTAAACGGCGATTCAGCTATCTTGTCCTTTTGCTTTAGCACACTAAAGTTCTACAGTTTAATACGTTAAAGTCCGAATTTCTGGAAAATACTACCAATAGTGTAATTTTTTACCAACAAGCAGCCGCTCGCACTTTAGCACACTAAAGAACTAAAGCGTTGAAGTGGCAACCACTTTAGCGCACTAAAGTGTAACAGTGTAACACGCTAAAGTGCTAATGCTTTAGCGCACTAAAGTGCTAAAGAGGACTAACATACTTTGTTAATAGGTTTAATACTTTACTACGCTAAAGATTTAAAGTGATGAAGTACGTTCAGTTTCGCACGCTAAAGTGTTACAGTGCAGTGCGCTAAAGTGCAGACTTTGTACTAAGTCATGACTCACTTCCAACATTTTACAATTCTGGAGATTCGTCGAATTGCACAAAACAGAAGAAGAAACTTTGGTTCTTGTAAAAAAGTCACAAAGTTAAGTTGATTCGATTGGTAGTATTGACGAAGGATCCAGAACTTGGTAGACCTACCAAGCACTGGCACGCAGGTTGTGCAGGATGCACAAGAAAGATGCTGTAAACTCTTTGTTCTTTGTGCATTCTACTACTTGCGGAAACGGTAGAATGATGGTATACTTTAGTCAAGCTCAAAGGAAAGAGCAAAACAATTTACTTTGAAAGGATTGAACGACATGAAAAAGGCAATGATGATTCTGGTAGCAGGTGCTATCACAGCGATGATGGTTCTCGCAGGATGCGGCGCAACGGCTTGCAACTACCACGAAGGTGACTACGGTGAGACCTATGGGCTTGACGCTTGGGTGGTTGATGAAAACCTATGGGGGACCGAAGATGGAAACCTCTGGGGCTACGATACAGAGGGGTTTGAAGAAGGCACCACCTATGTGATGATTCTCGCGGACAACGATACGCCACTTGACCAGACAGACGATGTGGTGTTTGGAGTGTATGAAGAGTAAGCAAACAAGAGAAGGAAGAACGAAAGTTCTTCCTTTTTCTTTTGCAGTAATAGGTTACACGATCACACGTAACTAGGTAACGTGAAAATCCAGCATTTTGCAATTCTGGTAAGATCTGGATTCGGCGCTTTGCACAACTCAGGCGTGCGCATTTTGTCTATTTTGCCACTTGTAATTCTGCCGTTTTCTGGTATAATGGAACCAAGATAAGGGGAGCGGATAACCCACTGAAACCGCAGAAAGGTGACTACTATGACCAGATACAACAAAAGATTGAACGTGACATTCAATGTCATTGAAACAGAGGTGGAATACAAGGCAGAGGGGTTCGAGAACCACGAAATTCCCCTTGTGATGGAACACGACAGACTGTACAATCTTGACGTGATGGGATGTATCACACCAGGCGAAAGAGAAAGAATGTTTGAACTGGTGGAAATACTTGGATTGTAAGGGCGAAAGCCCTTACTTTCTTTTGTAAAAATACACAATTCTAGCCTTCTGTTTTTGTGCATTTTACTACTTGCGGAAATGGCAGATTTATGGTATACTTTAGTCAAGATAAAGAAAGGAAGTGCTCCTAATGTATGAATTTACTTTTCACGACAGTCTGACCGGCGAAACTATCATCCTCTTTGGCTATGACATTGTAGACGCTTTTGAAAGAGCTGGTTTAAATGGTAAAGATGATAGGTACAAATTTGTAAGAGGTGATTACGTAGACTGAGGGGCAATGCCCCTCTTTCGTCATTCTGCACAAAAAATAAATTTGTTAGATTGTACAAACTTTGAACGAGATTTTTGTGCACTTTGATCAATTACCAAAATTGGAAATTTTTGGCTACCAGTTCTGGAAGTTATTTACATTTCCAAAAAATGGTAAAATTTGGCGGCGCGCTTTCGACTGCAGCGCGCCGTTTTTCCAATTATTTACATTTATACCGGAATTTTGGTTGGTAAAAGCTGGAAATAAACCAATTTCTTCCATTCCCAAAATTTTCCAAAACTGGAATTGCAATTTCCAGAAATTAGTAAGGAAAAATTTTCCAAATTTGGAAGCAGCGCCTGCTTTCGCACGCTAAAGTGCTAAATACCTATTACCTAGTAGGTAAATGGGCAATCCGCTCGAGCGGCCGGGCAATCACTTTAGCACGCTAAAGTTCTAAAGTTTAGTGTGTTAAACCTACTAACTCAGTAGGGAAGTAGCTTTTGGGTTACACAGTTACGCGTATCTAGGTAACTAAACCTACTAACCCGGTAGGTAAGTCCGCTTTAGCAGTGTAAAGCGTAAAAGTCCGAATTTGCGCACCCCACTCCATTATACCAGTTTTTTTACCCGCTGTCCATTGACAAACTAGACAAAAAATTGATCCCGAATTTGTACACTTCGACGAATCGTGATTTTGCACAAAGTTTGATCCCGGTTTTTGTGCAGGTTTACTAATTGTGCAGGTTGCACAAAGCAGGAGGTGAAAATTCGTGTACTTTGACGGATCCGAAAATTTGCACAAAATTTGCGGGCGTCGATTGTGCAGGTTGACGGCAACAGTTTGTCTACTGGGATCGGCTGGTAAATCTGGAAGCTAGATCCAGGTTTTTTGTGCAGGCTGCACAAATTCGAGATCAAAATTTTGCTGTTATTTGTGCATTTAGGCTCTGGACAAACCAAGGCGGCGGGTGTATAATGGGGGCACAGTTAAGGAAGGGGCCCCAATCTTTGAGAGGAGAACGGGCACGCGCACAAGGGGACTCTTCCAGGCGGGCGCAAGGTCAGAGCGCCCCGTGTACCTTGAAAACTGAATACGGCATTTTCCAAAAACTACCAACACATATGGCTTTTATGGCCTGATTCAAGAAGGGATTGATTTATATGACACTGAGAGAATATATGTACGCCGTGGAGAGCCGTCCTAGCTACTGGAATCTTACAAAGGTAGAGATTCATGTTTTCTCTGATGCTCGATGCAGAAACAGAGACTTTATGTCCTTTAGCCCTTGGAACATTCCCGAGACTTCTTATCTCTGGAACGTAGATGTTGCCTTTGACTATGTTTCTCAGTATAGCCCAAAAACACTGTGTATCTGTATCAACGACTTTGACGACCCGTGGTATCCTCATGGTTGGGGACATGAACACCCTCGGATGATTGAATTCATCTAACCCCATAGGGCGCCGGGGTTTATACCCCGGCTTGCCCTGGCACCTTACCCGCTCGCTGATTCAAGAAAGAAGATACGTATATGGAATACAAATATTTCCTCTGCCAAGTCTCCGACCCTGACCCTGAATTCCTTAAGGATGGTGATAAGTTTGTAAGGGCTTATATAGTCCATCACGAGCCTTATGGTGAACGCCTTGAGTCTAACCCCGAGCTTTGGTATCTCCGCTATGAAAGAATCCGAGAAATCACAGAAGAAGAGGCGGAAAGATTCATGGTAAAAAAAGGTCTTTATCTCCTGTAACAACAGCATATCGGCCGGGGTGAAATTCCCCGGCCACAAGGAAGGATGGTCTATATGACGCTGAATGAGTACTACTCCAAACTCTGGAACACTGAGCACTACATTTCCGACATCGGCGAAACTTACCTTGAGCTTGGTAAGTCTACTATCCCGCTGTCTATGCTTGACAGTGATGACTGCCTGTGGGAATTCCGGGTCCTGTCTGCCCGGCAGAGCGATATCTGCTCTTGTCCCGACCTATACGTTGAAATAGCTTATGACCCTGATGAAGACTTGTGGGAAGCCTTCGGTATCTGTTTCATTGACAAGCCCTATGAATACGAGGGAGAGGACCTTGATGGAGATTGGGTTCTCTGCGTAGAATATGCAGAGTAAGACAGCCACAAAGCCGGGGCTTTATGCCCCGGCACAACAGAAGGAAGGATGATACATATGACGCTGAGAGAATACATCTCTGAAATCTCCTACTGCACCAAGAACTATCCCACCGCTTTCCAAGACACTATCGTTAGGTCTGTTTGGAGCGGACGGGAGTTTCACCTCAAAGACCTCAAAGAGGACAGCCCTATATGGGACCTTCTGGTTCGATATGCCACGCAAAGCGAGACTGGGGTTGTGTACGCCAAGCAGAACAAGGCGCCGATAAAACCCAATCTTCTGATTGAAATAACGTATAGCCCTGATGATTATTTCGGTGCTTGCTTTATCGACAGACCTTATAGGTCCTTAGAACAAAGCGTAGGAGGATATTGGTTCTCCTACCAAGAATTTACAAAGTAAGGGGCCTATATGGCCCCTTTTCTTTTGAATATCGCATATGTTCCTTATTCCAGTAGCGCCCCGATGGAAATTCCTACCAATTATATATGGAATTTTTCTTTTCAATCTCATATGGATTTTGCACAAGTTTCCAGCCCGAATTTGTGCAATTCGCCTCTTGCGGAGACCCCTGATTTGTGGTAAAATAGACTCAAGATAAAGAAAGGAAGTGCTTCAAATGACAGCTACTTACAAAATCGAAACCACCCGCGGAACTTTCGCCTATGACCTGGATTGCGCTGATTTTCCGGCGAATATCAGAACCATTCTCCAAGCAACAGCCGGACTGGTTCCCACAGATGATACCTGGGCATATGAACTCCTGCATATGGGTATCGCAAGCTTTCAAGGTGAAAATGGGTATACCCCGGTCATTTTGGAAACAGAAGAAAATAGAATTTGGACCTACCTGCCAGCTTTGGAATGAGGGCCTATATGGCCCTCTTCCTACTTTGAAAGCAAAAGGAAAGAAATTGCGGGTTCTTCTGCAACGTAGCTTTCATATGACTCGTTTCATATCGCTATAGAGCAGGGACTCCCGCATTTCCTGCTAGTTTTCTTCTATTGTTTTATTTATTTCAAATAATTTTTTATAATAATTATAAAGAAACGGATAAGACTTCATTTTTAAAATAAGATACCCCTTAAAATAAAAAATTACTTAGATTTTAAAATAAAAATATTTACTTTTTATCCCAAAATTTGTAATTAAAGATTCGACGGCGCGCCTTCGGGCGTCCAGGAGAAGGCGCGCCGAGTTTCCAAATAATTACAATTATACCAGATTTTTCGCTCAAAATCTATATGCAACTTGCATAAAGTTTCAGTCCCAGAATTGTGCAACTTGACGGTTCGGCGAATTGCACAAAATTCTCGCCCCGTTTTTGTAGGAACTCACACTTGAAATTCTCCCTGCCCTCTGGTATAATGTAATCAAGATAAGGGAAGAGGAAAACCCGCCGAACCTCAGAAAGGATTGATAACTATGAAAAACCTGTATCGTGCATACCCCGGCACCTGCTTTGAACTCCCTCACTCCGCATATGAGTATATGGTCACTACTGGTGACAACGTGGTGAATCTCTGGACCGGTGAACTGATGCCCATATACAAATTCATCAAGGAATATGGCCTCTCCGATGGATACCGGGAACACCACTATCTGGTTGAAGATATGGAAACTGGTGAAGTCATCCTCGTCTGCGCCTATATCCCCAAAGACGCCCTAAAGATTGCCTTTGAGCAACTTCGCTGGATGAACGCTCGTATCGTGGATGAATACACCGAACTCGAGGCCGAACTTTCCGGTCTGGATGAACTTTAAGAAAGGGGCTGGTACATATGATTCTTTGCTTTGACCTTGACGGCACCGTGGCTGACCTTTATGGGACTTCCGATTGGCTTTCTAGCCTAGAGGGAGAAAGAGCTGGGACATTTTCCCAGCTCAACCCCCTGGTCGATATGACCCGGCTTTCTGAAATCTGCTACGCCCTAAAAGACGCCGGATGGAAAATTTTGGTAATCACCTGGTTGCCAAAAAATGCCTCTCCCGACTATGAGGCCACCTGCACTGAGGAAAAAGAGGACTGGGTATGGAATTATATGCCATATGTTGATTCCTTCTACGCTCTCCGGTATGGCACTCCTAAGCAATCCGTGATTCCATATCGAAACAAGGCAGTACTTGTGGATGATAGCTTAGAAGTGCGGGCAAGCTGGAACTCCCCCAAAAAGCGGACTAGCATTGACCCCACAAACAATCTCCTCCAAAATCTGGAAAGGCTCCTGGGTTAAATCCCAGGGGCCAGGAAAAAGGGGTTGACAAATCTCAAAAAATATGGTATAATTTCAATATCAAAAGAAAGGAATGAAAGATATGCGGTTTCTCAAGGCATGTGGGGTTATGTTTCTCGCCTGGTTCTTGCTTAGCTTCATCGAAATCACGCTCTTCAATTCTCACCCCGGCGCATCATACTCCACCTTCAACTTCTTCAATATGCTGTTCTGAGAGGATTGATACCCATGAAAAAATTCTACGTTGATTTCACCGGCTGGTGTGAAATCACAGCCAAAGATGAGAAAGAGGCACGGTATAAGTTTGAATCTTATATCGCAGAAAACAAGCCTTTGCCTTGCAACATCTACGAGGTACAAAACGTCAAAGAAAAAGACGTAATAGATTGGAATGATTAAAGTTTAGTTCCAATTCGGCATTTTGCACAAATAAAAATTTTGTGCATTTTGCCTATTGACGGGCCGCCCATTATACTAAAAGCGGGCGGCCCGCACTCCAGCGCTGCGGGCCGAGTTTTGCCATAAACTTCCATTATAGCAGATTTTTTACAGCTTGTCAACTAGCAATCTGCACAATTTTATCTTCCCGAATTTGTGCAACTTTCCATCTTGCAATCCCGCACGCCCTGTGCTATACTATAATTGTTCCAAGGAAAGGAACAGAAAGGATTGATACATTATGTTCAAACTGAAAGATGACCCCCGCTCCCTTATCCGCACCGAACGAGATATCCGCGCACTTGACCTGGGCACTCATTTTGTACCCCTGGGTGATGAGGAAGAATACTGCGAGTGTGTCGTCACTCCTGGGACCCGCAAAGACGATAAAGTTATCATCATGGTATGGGATGATGACTTTTCCGTGTCTCCCATATGGCAGTTCGCAGACCTCTGGCACGATGACCTTGATGGTGAGTATATGTACTACGAGGTAGAAGATATCATATCCGGAAAACGGTTTTATATCCGCGCTTTCTCCGCCAAGAGCGCAGAAGAAAAAGCATATGATATCCTCAACTGGCGAGTGAAAGTCAACCGTATCGTGCTGGACCCGGGAGGCGCAGAATTGATTCCGGCTCTCTGGTTTGATGGTGACTAAAGGAATGGGGCTATATGCCCCTTCCTTGAAACAAAAGGAGGTAATATGGATTACAAGCTGTTAGCACTTTTTATCGTGCTAAATATCATCAACGTGATTATTTCCACCATAAAGTCCATTGCTACGGTAAAGTGCGGGAAGGGTGGCGCAGCGGTGGCGAATGCCCTCGGTTATGGTTTTTATACCATTGTTGTGGTTTATATGGTGAGTGACCTGCCCCTATGGGCAAAGGTCTTGGTAGTCGGCGGATGTAACCTTGTGGGGGTATATATCGTCAAGGCTATTGAAGAAAAAATTCAGAAAGAAAAGCTATGGAAAATCGAACTGACAGTAAAGAATTCTCAGGCGGAGAAACTGCACAAGGAACTTTCTGGATTCAAAATCCCGCACAACTACATTGAAAACGTGGGCAAGTGGACTATTTTTAATGTCTACTGTGCTACTAAGAAAGAAAGTGCTTTCGTTAAGGAAGTAGCCGTGAGAAACAATGCGAAGTTTTTCGCGAATGAAACAAAGATTCTCTAAGGAGGGTTTGGTATGATAAAACCTATCTACTATAAGGAGATGAATAAGCTTGTGGTAGGGCTGCAAAGACGTAGTATCAAGTTCACTATCCGTCCTTATCTAGGCGGATTACAAATTCTCTGTAAGGAAAGAGGGTGGGACGCAATTTGCCACGACTATTCTTACGGGCACGAAAACGGGTTGCTTGAAATCATGGGGCTCCCGCAATGCAATGATGATGTTATCGGTTACTTAACCGCAAAAGAAATTCTGAAAATGGTAGATGAAAACTCTTGACAACTCTTAGACTTGGTGCTATAATAAGACCATCAAGAACAGAAAGGATTGATTTCTATGAAGTACGTGGATACCAGAGATGGTGAAGTTCTCAACCGAAACGAGGTGGTTGAGCGCATCCAGGAAAAGGCGAAGTGCGATCACAGCGATATCTCGGATGGCTTTCGGGAGTTTCTGTACGCCGAAAAGACTATCAACGATATTTACTTTATCTATCGTGGATACTCTCCCGACCTCTTAAGAGATGAGTATGAAGCATGGCTTTGGAAGCATTTGGACAAAGTCCACGTTATAGCTTATTACCCTATCACGTCCGAGGCCTTGAACCTTTTGGAGCAAGCTATTGCTTTAGGGCCGTCTGACTACGATGCGTCTTTTCTCGTTGAAGGAGCAAGAAAAAACGACACAGAATACTTGAAAGGGTGGATTAAACGACATGAAATGTAAAGACTGTCCCTACGCCTGGGAAGAAGATGACAGCAGCATCTTAGTATGCCACTGCGAGGAAACAACAGCCCCATGTGAGGAAGGAGAAGATGATGAAATTTCAGCTTAACTTTGAAGGTTGGTATGAAACCGAAGCAAATCTCGAAGAAGAAGCGATAGAAGAACTCGAAGCGTTTTTTGAATCGCTTCCTAGACTTAAAGACCTGAATATTTGGGTCGAAGAACAGGAGGATGATTAACCGGGAGAAATCCCGGTTAATTTTTGTGCATTTTGACTATTGACAAACGGCTTCGAGTGTGCTATAATTGGCGGGCCGCCAACGCCCAAGCGGCCCGAATTTTCCATAAATTTCCATTATACCACATTTTTTCTCCGCTGTCAATAGACAAAATAGCCAAACCTGGGATCCTGAAATTGTGCAGGTTGACGAAGGCGCGAATTTCCAAATTTTGGAAGGCCGCAGGCCTCCCCCTTCATTATACCACGGGTGCACGCCGCTTGTCAATAGGCAAACCGCACAAATTTGATCCCCCGATTTTGTGCAATATCCCATCTTGTGTTTTCGCTGATTTCCTGGTATACTAATAGTGTTCCAAGGGGAATGCAATCCGGTAGGGGGCACGATGGTAAACCCCTATCTATTGAAAGGACTTGATATTTTGGGAAAACGCAACTACTACCTAGTTCTGGACACTGAAACCGCTACTTTACCTTTTGTCAACCAGTATGGCAAAAGCGAAGCAACCCGCAAGAAAATTGCGATTGCAAAACCGCTGGTCTATGACATTGGGTGGCAAGTTATTGACACTCAAGGCAAAGTATACAAACAACGGAATTTCCTTATTCAGGAAACCTTCTTTGTTCCTTCTGTTTTCGATACCGCTTACTATCGAGACAAACGCCCAAAGTACATTGAAATGATGGAAAAGGGCGAAATTGAGGTAGCGTGTTGGTATCAAGCAATCAATCAACTTTTATGTGATTGCGAGAATGTCAAGGCGGTCTGTGCTTATAACGCCGCTTTTGATTTCAAAAAGGCTATTCCGTTCACCGAAGCGTATATCTATGCGTTGTACCATAACTACCAAGTTTTCGAGGACAAACAGAAGGAAAGTATACAGCGGATTCTTTCTAGTACGTCTAAAGAAACGAACCCTGAATTTCTGAGCCCTGTTTTCAAGCTACGGGGTGAGGAATTTCCTATCATTGACTTATGGGAAATCGCTTGTGATAGGCTCTTAAACAACAGAGCGTACAAGAAGTATTGTCTCTCCCATGGTCTTTGGACTAACAGCGTACAATACTTCAAGTCAAGCGCAGAATCTTCCTACCAATACTTGATGAAAGACCACGCTTTTGAGGAATCACACACGGCCTTGGATGATGCAAGGATTGAAAGTGAAATCCTTGTAAAGGCTCTTAAAAAGGGCAAGGTTGACCCTTGTATAGGTTGTTTCCCCTTCCGCAACTTGGGAAATACTTTTGAGTTTGCGGAAAAGCACGCTAAGAAGCAACTTGAACCTCTCGCAAATGCTTTGAACGAGTACATTAACACGCTCGATGAAACAAGCACTTACTGCAAGAAAATGATGAACCAACTTCGCAAGCTGGAAACGAAAATTCTTTACGAAAACGCTTGACAGATACCAAGATTTATGGTATAATAACTACGTTGTCAAGGGAAGGGCAAAACCTTCTTGACAAATATATCAAAGACAAGAACAGTCTCAAAAACCAGAAAGGATTGATATTATGAAGAAAATTACTAAGGCTCAAAGAAACGCTGACATCATCGCCATCCTGACCGGCAAGACCCCCGAACACGGCACCACCATTCAGGAAGCCGTGGCTCATTTGGAGAACGAAAACCGCCTTCTCGCAAGCCGCAAGTCCAGCAAGAAGGTTTCCCCCGAGATTGTTGAACGCATCGAGAAGCTGTACGAGCTGATTTCTGCAAGCGACAAGCCCGTTCTCCTCTGCGAAGTCACCAAGGGCAACCCCGACTTCTATGACGTTTCCTCTCAGCAGGTGACGGCATTTGCAAAGCGTCTGTGTGATGATAACCGCATCGTGAAGGAAGTCATCAAGGGACGTACTCACTTTATGGCAGTGTAAATCTTATTGGGAGAAGGGGTAAAACCCTTCTCCCCCTGAAAGGGGGATTCAATGAGCAACACCGAGAAAGAAACTCAAATCCAGCGCATCATGAAAGGTATTCCGTGCGGGCGTGCGGAAGCGGAAGAAATTTACGCCTATGACCTAAAAGTCAATTCCATGACTACCCGGCAGGAAATTCAATCAGACTTGACACCGGAGCAACAAGCAGTAGTCAAGAAGATGAAGCAAGCCGAACGCAAGAAAACGGTCTACAAGTTCTCGACAAGAGAAAAGAAGAAAGATACCGCAAAGGAAGATATTATTTCCGCACTTGTGCGGTTCGTGGAAAATGAAATCTGCGAAGGCTCTTGTATCGTGGAGAATCCATCCAGGAAATTCCAATTTGAATTAGGCGGTGACACATACGACATTACATTGACACGTAAGAACAAGAAAAAGGGGGCGGGGTAACACCCGCTCCCGCACGGAGAAAGGAATACTATGTTAATCTACGTCAATCGCAATGAGGGCTTAGTTTTTAACGAAGCAGGTTATGAAGGTACTCTTGAACAGCAGGCAAACGATGCTATGATTCACTTGACAGAGGACTTCCTGGAATTTATTGACAAGACCTGTACCCCGAGGCAGGCTTACGTAGGAAGCGGAAGTGATGAAATTTTTGGCGCATACGTTGACTACCTGAAGGAGAATTCCCAGAATTGGGAGAAAATGGAAATCTGAAAATTTTACGTTTTGCACAAATCTTGGCAACGAGATTTGTGCAAAATTTTTTCGCCAAAAGACTTGACAACTGGCGAAAAATATGATATAATGGACGGCTCGATAACTGGCGCATCGAGCCGAGTTTCCGCAATCTTTTTATTATACCAGATTTTTTGCCCAAAATCTATAGGTATTTTGCACAAATTTTGGATCCTGATTTTGTGCAACATTCCATCTTGTAATTTTGTGAAATCGTGGTATAATAAATACAGAAATTAAGAAAGAGGTTGATAATTATGGCAACTTATATCGACATTGAAACTAACAGAATCCTTTCCAAAGAAGAAGTATCCAAACGTATCAAAGAAAGAGCCACTCTCGCTCGTGAAAAACCCGATGAATTTTTTGATACTTATCTTGACTTACGTTGGGAATCTTGCTTTATCTATCGTAATTTTAACGATGAAGAATTTCAAAATTCTTTATTTCAAGGTTATGAAAGTTATCTTTGGGAAAATCTGGATATAGTAAATGTTGATTTTGCTTATCCTATCGCTGATAGCACTTATGAGGCTTTTAAGCAAATGTTGCAATACGCCGAAACTAGAAATGATTTTCTTGACCTAGCAAAGGCGCTTATTGAAAATAGAACCAATTATATTATTAATTGGACAAAAGAAAGGAATTGATGAAAAAATGAAAATGAGAGTGCGTACCGAAGAATATAAAGCCTATGAAGTCGAAATCCCCAGCTATGTTATGGATAAAGGCACAAAGGCCGTAAAAGGATACTTGCAAAGTGTTCTTTCTCTTCCTTGCGGAGCACCAAAAGAAAATGAAGGAGAAATTATCTGCGAAGTAACAAGACTTAATGAAAAATACCCGCCTTGTTTTGATTTTCTTCCCATTTATGTGAGAGGAGGGAACGGCGGATGGAGCTAAATGAAACTCGGCTGAAAGAGGTGATAACCGCCTTTGTTGATTACAACGGCTCTGATTGCTCTTGCTGCCCTGCCATGGAAGAATGTCCATTTAACCCGGGACTGGTGGAACCAGACTGCGAAAAAGAAATACTGAAATACGTCACTAAACAGGAGGAAAGAACATGAATATCATAAAAGCTTGTGGAAACTTTGTTGAAGATTACATCTGTGACAATGTAAGATTTAGCAAGACTGAATTCAAAAACAAACGAATTCGCCGGATAGTCGAACGCACCCCATTGTATCCCGACACCCTGTATGAGGTCATTAAGAAGGCTGACCCGGAAACCCTTAAATACCTGGTAGAGGAATACTATAAAGCGAAAGATTAAGGCCCTACGGGGCCTTTCTTTTTGTGCAATTTGACTATTGACAACAGGAGGAAAAAGTGATAAAATTGGCGGACTGCGAGCGGGAGTGGCAGTCCGAATTCGCGCATTATCTCGTTCATTGGAGATTTTTATCTGCGGTTGCCGCACCCGCTTTCTATTTCTCTGCTTCCCAAAATTTTAAAATCGAGTAAGACTTCGTGATTTCAATAAGCTATTAAAATTAAACTATAAAACAATTAAAAATTTCAATAAAAATTTTTTTGCCTTTTCCGCAAATTTAGAGTAAAATAAACTTAGAAAATTAAAGAAAGGAGAAAGATTATGCTAGAGCTTTGGAAAGCGCTTATCCTTATCGTTGAATTTTGTACCGAGCAAGATTCCTGTGAGTCTTGCCCTATTCGCTCTATGTGCGGCAAGATTCCTTCTGAATGGTGATAAGCCAGGGCCCGTAATAGGGTCGTTTTTCCAGCCCACTCTAGCGTTAGGTGATTTTTCATGCAAGAAACAGAGTTCACTAGAAAAGTAGATTCCATGGGAAGAATTATTATCCCCTCGAAGTTGCGGGAACGTCTAGGCATTAAAGCCGGAATCCCGTATAAGTTTTACGTCCATTCCGCAGGTGGAGAAGTATTTGTTGGCATTAAGTGTAAAGATACTCAAACCGTGAGGGATTATATTTTCGCTCTTGAAAGAGCTGGCTATGAAGTTACAAAAAAGACTTGACAAATCTACTGGAGTATGGTATACTATAAAGGGAGCTGCGGCGGGCTGCTAACGGAGTAAGCACCCGAATTTTGTCAAATCACACTCCCATATGCAATTTTTCATATCAATCCAGCTCATATGCAAATTTTCCGCTCGGTCCCGAAAATCTTTATTCCTTTCTTTTTTTTAAAAATAAATAAAAAAAGAGAAGAGCATATGCTCCTCTCTCTTTAATCTTAGGTTTCTAATTCTGCTATACCAAGGGCTCCTTGCTCATAGTTCTTGAGCTTTGTTTTCCTAGTAGGATAGAAACCTAATTTTTTTATAATTTCCGCTCGAGCGGCCGCATATGCATTAGATTTATCAATCTTAGCTAATCGCTCATCGCGTTGTTTCTCCGTGATCTTACCACCCTTAAAATCTTCCTCAACCGCAAACCGCAAAATATCATCATTCTCATATGCTTGTTTAATACACTTGTGCATAACATCCCACTATTCTTTTGTTAAAGGTGTCTTACCATCTTCCTACATCCATCTATATGAGCTAGTCCCATGTGTACCACCTTCTTTGTTATTCTTACCATATCTATCTTGTTTAACTTTTCTAGTATAATTCTATGCAGTACTAACTTGAATGACTTGATTTAGCTCACCATATCTTGCCCATATAGCTTGACCTACTCTGCTACAAGTATCTACACCAGTCTTATCCCACTCGTTAGAAAATTCTCTATCTATTATATCATATGACTTACGATACTCTTTAACCCATATCCTATCTATATAGAGTGCTTTACCATTATTCTCAAGGTGATAATCAGCATAACTTTTTAAGATTGCAAGTTTCTTTTCTCTTCTCTTGGTTCCACCATGACTGAAAGCATCTTCATTTAACCCAAACCAACGAGCGAGGTCTCTCCATGTCATTTTACCTAAGTACAATTCCATATTATTTTATCTCCTTTATTTTTATTAATATTGGTGTTAGAGGTTTAATGCAAAAACCGTCTATCTAATCACTCTTATATAATATTTAGAGAGTGATTAGATAGACGGTTTTTCTAATAACCTCGAACGGAAGAGGAAAATATCAAGATTAATATATGTAAAAATTTTATTTTTCTCTCCATAATATTATAAAAATTTAAAATAAAGAGTTAAAATAATTTGACCGAGTATGTAAAACACGCTAAAAGAGTTTGATGAGCACTAAAAATCATCAATTTTTTTTTTTTTTTTTTTTTTTTTTTGAAAACAAGAGAAGAGAAATAAATAAACCGCGCGAACGCCAGCTTTAATTCTACTTCATACCTAGACTATAAGTTTTATACCCCCAATTATCTAACTATGCAAAATGGTGGTATTATATTATTTATCTATCTTAATAGAAACATCTTAAAATATAGTTAGATAAAATAAGGTATTTCTATTAAAATAAGGCGCGAAAGGACAAGATATAACGCGCTTCAGAGCTACCGTTTCCGCTTCCGCTTTCAAATGAGAATTCTAATTGCCCTGTTTTCAATTCAAATTTCAAAATCTAACTCGATTTCTATTTTCATTTCAACTTTCTAAAAAGTACTCCTCTGGTCGATGAGCGCGAAGGCGAGAAGTGCGAAGCACGAACGCCGAGTGTGAATCGATGTCCCAGAGGAGTACTTTTTCCTATCTTCCTTTAAAATAAAATTTATGCTAATGTGCTTGAGGGATACGCTCACGTTCGTTCGCGACCCTCAAGCTTTATTAGAAAGCACAACGCTAATATAAAGGAACTTTCATAGGTCTACAATTATTATTATTCTACATATATTTCTCTATACCTGCGATAAAGGCATTATATTTCAATTCGCCCACTGTATTATTAGCCTCTTCTTTGCTAATTAAACCTTCATTTCTTTTAGTCATTGCATTTTCTTGTTCTTCGAGATTTTCTTTATCGCAATCTCTAAAATAACTGCGCAACTCTTTAACTTGAGCGTCAGTCATTTCAATATACTAATTAGCTTGATAGTCTAAAAAACACCATTTATAATCGGTCAGAGTATAATAACCTGAGTTAATAAGTTCTTTTAAATTAGCTCTAGTATAATTAGTAATCGTACTTAATTGACAATTTAAAGCTTGAATTTCTTCTTCTACATAAATAATACGAGCTATATTAGAACCAGTCTGTCTGGGTTCGGTCTTGATAACTGCTTTTGCTTTATTTTGGATTAGTTTATTTTTTTTGGATTTACAATAATCTTTATATGGAATAAAATCTCCATATTGCTCGGTAAAAATATAAATTATACCTCGGCCTTTGGATTCTGTCATAAAATCATAGAATAATCTTAAATGATTTTCATATTTTTGCCTATTTTTCCTAAAGGTCTAGTATCCTATGTCCATCTCCTTTGCAAGTTCTTTCGTAGTGTATATCTAGTTTAATTGTAACATGATATCATGCCCCCTAACGGTAATGTTGATTTTTTTGTGCGCCGTAATATAAGGGACCGCACAAAAAAATCAACATTGCCACCACCAACCTAAGTTAATAGTGATATTGTGCGAAGTCCATGATAAAAGGCGCAACTATTGTAGATAACCACGTTATATTATAAAAATTTTATATTATCACTAAATCAAATTTGTCCCTTAACAACGCTAGAGAACTAATTATACCTATAAAAATTGCCCTTTTTGGCACCCTGTATAAACCTAAAAAAAGGGGATAACTTTTATTAAAGGAGTATTTCATTCCTTCTAATTCTATTTAGAACTCTCGCCTAATAGAATTATATATCATGCCTCCTAGCAGTAATTGTAGATTTTTTGTGCGGCCCCTGTATATAAGCCAACAAAAAAAATATGACAATTACCACCATCAAACTAAAGCAAAAGTACAAAAAACTAGAATTAAATCCCTATACTTTCGAGTGACGGAGGGGCGGGGGAGATGAGAGGGGTTGATTTTTTTTATTAATTAAATTCCAGCCCACATCTCTAACACTCGATCTATTCCACTCAATATCTAACTCAATTTATCTAAAAACCTAATAAGTTATTATCCTTTTTTCTCCTTCCCTCTCCCCCATTTTCCCAACTCGCTTGACCTTTCAAACACGATTTCCTTCCCCTTCTTAACACGGAAATCCGCAAAATCTAACTTGTTCAACACAAACATCATATCAATAATCTTCCACTACTCAACTCGTAAACATTCCACTGCATATCCTAAACTAAAACTCTTCTTATCTTGAATCCATAACAACAACTCCAGACATTCCGCACTTAACCCCACAGACGCTCTCCGCAGTATCTTACCGTCAATTTCAAAATTCTTAACTTCATATCTTTTCTTCTTTTGATTCCAAAATATTTCTTTACCAAGCAGATTCTTAACTCGATTAGAAACCCCAGTCCCGCTTAATCCTAAATCCTTACCTATCTACATATAAGTGAAATTCTTTTTCTCAATCCAACATATCTTCCCATCGGGAGTACTATGTTCATACAACCATAAAGTCACAGCATCCATTTTAACATCTCACTTATCAAAAAATTTTTAAAACTGTTCTTCTCCACTTTTAAGAACAACTCTTAAACTCTTTAAAAAATTACTTATATTCTGAAACAAATTTTGCCCAAATCTCTTCTTTTAATGTAATAATTATACTATAAATTTTATATAAATACAAGTATCTTCCAACCCAGTTCTCTCTTCTCTTGCTAACAAAATTAAAATTTGCAAAAACGAAAAAATTTTGGTATTATATCTACAGAAATAAAGAAGGGCACAAGCCCGACAATCTAAAGCAAAAGGAGTACAACAATGGACTTCAACGAAATTATCAACTCTTACCTTGAGGAAGGTTACACCGAAGAGCAAATTCGAGAAGCTTTTTCCAACAATCTCGAATCTGCTACTTCCAAAAACTGGTATGCAGATACCAAATTCAATGGTGATGCAATTTATTCTCTTAAGTGTTACATTGCAAAAATCTATCAAGAAACAAAAGCAAAAGACTCCAAGATCGAGTTCTCCGAGAAAGACCTCAATGATTTCACAGACCTTGCGGATGAGGCTGTTCGTAGTACACTACTAACCTACTACAAACTCTCTAACTCCGACTTAGCTACTTCTCTGCGGGAGCTGGAGAATCTACTCTTCCACTAACCTCGATACTAGCGGCGTTCCCGCTTGCAAAATCTCAAAAAATATTATAAAATAAAATAAAAACAAAACAACGAGGGCGTTAGCCCCCGAGTAAAGGAGAAAATTAAAATGGAAAAGATTACTAAGCGTGATATGTATAAGGCAATTATCGAATTCGTTGGCGGCGAGGATCTTGCCTATCCCGCAGATGATGTTGTTGCATTCTGCGAAGCCGAAATCAATATCCTTGATAAGAAGGCCGAGGCAGCTAAGGCTCGCACAGAAGCTAAGCGCGCAGAGGGTGATGCTCTTCAGGAGCGCATTTTCTCGGTTCTGTCTACTGAGGAGTTTATGACTGTTGAGGAGATTCTCGCTGCTCTTGATGATGAAGATCTCAGCTCTCAGAAGATTATTCCTCGACTGAACAATCTGTTCAAGTTCGACAAGATCGAGAAGGAAGATGTTACTACTCAGAATTCTCAGGGCAAGAATAAGAAGAAGGTTGGTTATAAGGCCATCTGATTTTAAGGGAGGGCGAAAGCTCTCCCTTTTCTTTTCTATAAAATTCGTGGTCACACTTAATTAATCTTATTACATAACTTTTTAATAAGCGTAGGGAGGTTTTTAGTAATGTCTGAAGAAGTAAAAGACACATATATCAAGCTTAGAGTAACCAAACAAGAGAAAGAAAATCTAAAATATTATTCTGAAGCTATAGGTCTACCTATATCTCAGCTTATTAGAGAAAGATGTAAGGAGATATTAGAACGAGATGCCGAAACCGACGAAGAATTGTTACATTAAATGTAGAGTAACAGGAGAAGAAAAAATGATAATTGATTTCTACTCTAAGTATAAAGGTATGACTATAAGCGATTTTGTGCGCTATGGCTGTCAATTAGCTGTTGCTAAAATAGACGACGAACTTGATGCACTTGAAAATGGACCACAAAATCACGATTAATTTATTAACTGTGCCCACATTTTTAGAAAGGAGAAACTATGTCTCAACAGATATTATCCCGAAGATTATCTTTGGAAGAAGGATTTATGCACTATAATAGTGATGATTTACTATTTGGTGCTATGCAATTTCTCGCTACTTTTCATAATCAAGAAAAAATTTTATATCTAACTAAAATTAAATACAAATCTCGCCTTAATGATATTTATGAAATCTGCCAAACTAATCCTCAAAGTAACCGTAGACACTTAAAGCGTTTAATGGATAAAGGATTAGTCGCAGAAAAGAATCTCATAATTGGAAATAAAGAATATGCTTGCTATATTTTCCCTTATGACGAGAAAACTAAATACCAAATAGTAGATAATAAAATGTTATGGTATGTTATTAGTACTAGAAATCCACAAGCAGTACGAATTTATAACTACTTAGTTAATATCTATACTTGGAAAAAGACTAAAGAAAATCAAAATTATATTTTTACTTATAAAGAATTAGCTAAGGTCATAGGATATTCTGACCAAAATAAACTTTCTTTAAGTATTATTCGTAATATTCTACATAGCTTCAAAAATGAAGGAATCATAGACTATGAAGAATATTATGATACTCTAACTAAGAGTGACGGAACTACCGTACCAACTCCTCGCAAAAAACTTACCTTCGTAGCTCTACATGAAAATGAATTATCAAAAAATGAACCTACGGATGATTAAAAAATGAACTTACGATATATCAAAAAATGAACTATATCCTAATAGTATTACTAATAGTAATATTCCTAATAGGTATTCTTTTCGCTTCGCTCAAAGAATACTAAGAATCTCCCGCATTAAAACAAAAGAAGAAAGATGTATTATGGTAATACTGCAAAAAAAAGACGTATTACCATAATACACCTCCCATTTTCAATTAAAAATTCCCATCAAGGCGTATAAAACAACTAACACTAACTCATACAACAAACTCTAATTTATTAAAACAGGAGGGCGTAGAATGAAATATTCTCTAACTGTAGGAAATAAATACCTAGAATCTGCAGATGAAGTAACGTGCGGATGGAACAGATTAGGAGATGTATATGATCTCGTTAAAAAGAACCCTAACCGCAGATATAGAATCCTATTTCCAGAATCTAGCGAAACAGACTATAATAAACTCCTACAACAAGTAACTCTAATTAAAGCATTAACTCCAAATTACACAATAGCAACGAAGGATTTCCATATTCTGCAAAAACTAGTAAATTCTGGAAACAACGCCTACCTCAATCTCCCCGTTACAGACTGGGATACTTTTTCCCAGCTGGAATCCGCAGGTGTATCTGATATTCTAGTAGCAGGACCCCTAGGTTTTCAAATGAATACCATCGCCCGCCGCAAATCTCAATCCAGTATTGTCATCAGAGCCCGTCCCGCACACCCTTCCACACTTCTTCCTACTGTTTCAATCTCTGACTTCTACATCCGTCCAGAAGATCTTCAATACTACACTGCAATTGACTACTTAGAATTTGATGTCATCTATCGTGATGAAGAAGAATCTTTCTATTCTCTTTACCAAAAGCCTTCATTTCCCTTCAATCTCTCTCTCCTGATTCATGACCTAGAACCTTCAGTACCAAGTATCTACATTCCCGCAGAATTTGGAGAACAAAGAGCAAACTGCGGGCAGCGGTGCCGTGAAGCGCCTCAAAGCTGTAGATTTTGTACTACTTGCGCGCGATCCGCAGCTATGATGGAACTTTATTCTAAGTCACAATCTTAATTTATTTATAATAAAAAATATAATATTATATTTATATAAAGAAGGAGGGCCTTATGGATATTAACGAAATTACAAATCAGATAGAAGCAGTTATCTCCAATGTTGAGGATTTTGGGGAGCGGGAACCAGATTTTGGTAAAATTGTAAATTTATGGAAAATCCGCAAGGCCCGTTTCATCGAACTCTTTGGCGGAGAACCCATCTATGAAATTCCTGACTCTATTACTATTGAATTAAATGAAGAACAAAAGACTCAAATGTTTAGTAAACTACTGAGTCAGATGTCTCACGAAGGCGCCGATGAAAGATTCATCGAGTTCCTTGAAAAGAATGGATCTAGCTTTTACGAAAATCGAGTCTCCTATCCCGCCGAAGGAACCAATATGAAGGAAGGGGCTAAATTGCTAAAGTCCTTCAAATACGTTCTTCCTCCTGATTCTTTGCGGAAGTGTCAAGATATCGCATCGCGAGTAATCCAACAGAACAAAGTAACAGGAAAACTTTGCTTCTCAGTACATCCACTAGATTATATTACTATTTCCCAGAATAATTGCGGATGGAGTAGTTGCCACTACATTGAGGGAGATTATCGTGCGGGTAATTTCTCCTATATGCTAGATTCTTCTACTGTTGTTGTATATCTTAAAACAGAAGAAGATACTCATCTTAAGTATTTTCCCGAAGAACTTGAGTGGAATAACAAAATTTGGCGTATGCTAATTCACATTACTAAATCTGGGAAAATAATCCATTACAATAAGCAGTATCCATTCTTTTCTTCTGTTTTAATGGATGAAGTTAGACGCAACTACCCTGGACCGCGGCAAGACGATCTTGAATGTACCGGCTTCAGCAAGATTGATAACGACTCTGGGACTCACTTTCCGCAAGTACCCGGATTTATTTTAAATGGTTTTATCACTTCTTATGACGATATTGTGGAAGATAAAAGCGATACTTTAGCTTACAATGACATCTTAGCTTGTAACAATTTTAATCCTTATCTTTCTCATGCAAGAAGTATTACTCTTTTAAACTACTCACGTGAGGACCGCAAAGCTACTAAAGAAAAATTGCAAGTAAAAGTAGGTTCTTTAGTACCTTGTCCCTGCTGTGATAAAACTCTCGATGATTCTGAACATTATATCTGTACTTCTTGCGCAGAAGCTGCTCAAAGATTTGAACTTGGTCTTGACCTATGTGATAATTGTAAAGATGAATTTTATAAAGAAGAATTGATAGAATTTAAAGGAAAAAAGTATTGCGCCGAATGTTTCTTTGAAATGGAAGAACTCGATCGAGAAGAAAGAGGCGTACAACTTTGTTATTGGTGTGGAGAAGAGTACGATATTGAAGATATGAGGATGTTGGATGATGAACCCCATTGTCCGCACTGCTATGAAGAAAGGATGGCGAAATTAAATGATTGATGTAATTATGGGCGTTGTATGGGCCTGTTTCGGTGGAGTAGATGTATATCTCTCCCTGAATGGCCGACCCGACTGCGTGGTAGGAACAGTTCCTTGTTTCTTCCTGGCTATTCTGCATTTTATGAGTATTATCTAAGGAGGATATTTATGGCACGTAGAGGCGATATTGCACGTGAAAAGGTTGTAAAGACTATTACAGAAGCTTTTGGGGACGCATATCTAGGAACAGAAGCGAAGAAGCTATACGTGGTAGCGGATGACGGAGGTGAGAAGATTCAGTTTTCTATTAGCATCACAATGCCGAAAGCTGAATTTGATCCTGCGCGAGCCGAAGCTCCAAAGCCCGCCAACCCTAACGATTGGACCACCGATGACCCCGCTCCGAAGAAAGTTGAACCTACTGCCGCGGACCAAGCGAAAGTTGATTCTCTTCTAAAGATGTTGGGCCTTTAACTCTTCTTTTGATTTTAAAGCTCTGCGGATGCAGAGCTTTTTATTTTTTTAAAAAAATACATTATAATATTTATAGAAAGTAAGGAGAGGAGAAAAGTTCATGGAGATTTCTAAAGAGGATGCAAAAATTTTGTTAAGCACTATCAAAGAACTTAAACAGCAGAAGCGGCAACTCTTAGATGCTCTTCTTATCGCTGGAAAATATGCACGAGAGAATCTTCCTGCTGCTTTTCCTTCTGATTCTTATTATGCCAATATCTACGTTAATGGCACAAACCGTGACCCCGAAGGTAGAGAATTCGCAAATTACTGGTTCCATTTAGCTAGAAAGGATTGATATTATGTCAACAGCACCTTCTTTTGCAAACTACAAGCGTCTTTCTGACCCATACGAGAAAAATGGAAAGATGTACATAGATGTCGAGCATCCCAATACCAAGAATCGACGCGCCGTCCGCTGGTATACTGAGGGTGAGGTAGCTAAGAATTACGGGAAGAAAATCAAGGAAGAAGAACCTAAAGATTTAAAGCGGGTGCGCGGATTTTCTAAAGGTCCAATTCTCGTTATTCGTGGGATTCGTACTAAAGCAGATGAAGAATGGTGTCAACTTTCTAATGCACGATATGCAGTAGGTATTGGATGGCATATTGTCTCAGAAGAAAGCCTCCCTGAGCAGTGGCCACCGCATTTTAAATTCCTTCTGCTTGGATGGAATGAAGCTTCTTATGATGATAAGCATCTTAAATCTGCAAGCGACATTGCGAATATCCTTACAGCTAAAGAAAAGAAAGGGGAGTATATTAGCTTTGGGTGATTTAACAGCAGTCTGTACTGTTCATTTCTTCGTAGATAGCGAAGAATTAAAAGACAATATTGTTATGACTAATGTAAGTTCTTTAGTAGAAGTTAGTGAAAGACTTTATGCTTACTACAAAGATGATTTATATAGCGTAACTATTTCGCTTATCGACTCTACTTTCCTTGAAATTACTGATGAAGAAAAGGAGAAAATTCTAAATGGAAAAGATTGAAATCTATAGAGCAGAAGATGGAACTGATTTCGAGGATGAAAACTCCTGTATCGCATATGAAGTAGGTCTTAAACTAAAGGGAGTACAGGGAGAACTTTTCCTCTACGATTGCGATGGAGAAATTATGCCTAATGAAGATGTCGAACTTGATGAAGTTGATTTTATTCATTTTGTGACTCCAAGAGCCGTTGAAGTACTTACCCAGATTAATGACCTTCAGGACTATTATATGCCTGAAGAACTGAGATATGCGGAAGCTCCTGCGTATTTCTTCTATGACTGCGGAGAAGGCGATTGGAGGAATCTGAAAGAAGAATACGAAAGACTGGATAGCTATGCTGAGGTTATGGGCGCGAGAAGATCTTCCTTCATTTTTGACGTTGATAATGATGGAGAGTGGACTCAGTTACAAGATTGAGCATTTCCAGATTTTGGTAGAGGAGGTAAAATATGGAAATCGTCTATAGAGCGGTCGATGGCATTTATTTTATAACTAGAGAAGCCTGTGAGAAATACGAACTCGAGAAATATAAAGATGAAATTCATCTTTATAGCAAAGATTTTGAACCTTTGGCATTAAACCACGATTATCTTGAATTTGTAGTTTATTGCTATTGCGAAACAGACGAAGCGGCTGTAGCTTTGCACGATTTCTATGAGGCTGACTTAACTTGGGTCTCGCCTTATCACGAATTTAAGCAGCCGACCGCGGGTATCTATTATTACAGTAATAATTACAATAAATTCCTTAAACTTGAAGATGAAATGACTCGTCTAAATAACATCAAAGAAAGAGTGTTGGACAAAAGCATTAAATTTATTAAATAAAATTTTAAAAGGAGATATAGCTATGCTGATTAAAGTTGATATGCAGTCCCCTAAGACTTGTGCACAGTCTATTTGTAACCTCGATATTAACCTCTCTAAACCTGCGGAAGCCGCCGATGCCATTAAGAACTCTGTTATCTTTCCTTTTGCTTATCGCAATGGGATTTCTGAAACAAAAGTAAAGTGGAACTGGGAGGTATGTTAATGCAAGACATTATTGAAATTCAGGGCTATAAACTCCTTATCCTCGATGAAAATAGATTCTGCTATAAAGTTATGGTTTTAAACTCTGAACTGACTAGTACTTATACTAACATCGTAGAGGAATGTGATTATTGGTTTAAAACATTTCCTCTTAAGAACATGGTAACTGAACTTAGAGAGGTAAGTAATACTCCTCTATATGGTGAGTGTAAGGGTGGAAAAGTCGGGCTGTGTTTACCTCTTTCTTTTGATGAATATCGTGAATATCAAGATATTATAGCGAAGTGTGATGAAGAAATTCAAACTTTGTTTTTTACACCTTGGAATGATAAAGAAGGTGCGGTAATGCTGAAAGGTGAAATTACTCATATAGGAAGAGACTCTATTGTTCCTGTTGCTCCTGTTATTAAGATTTCAAAGGATGCCCTGCTACTTTCTTCTGCTTCTACCGAGGCTTTAATTGAAGAACTGCGCAAAAGAGTTCTTTGAAATTTTAAGAAATTTATTATATAATGTATATAGAAAGTGAGGGAACCGATATGAGTTATTTCAGTTATGAAGTTAAGGTTTATTCTACGGAAGCTTGCGCAATACTTGAATCTTATCAAGGTATCGTAACTGCTGAGGATTACCATGAAGCTATGGATCAAGTGATGGATTTCTATGGGGCTGAATATCTTAGTAGTATTCGTCTTGAGGACTGGGAAACTGAGGGCACGGTTCTTGAGCTTACCGAACAGGCAATTCGTGACTTGAGAGGAGACGAAGTAAATGGATAAGAATGTGCGGAAATTGCGGCTCGAAAACCGCATTAACCTGCTGCAAAATAAAGGTGACTTTAATCAGCGAATCGTGAATAAGTTGAAGCGGGAACTGAGAAAATTCTAGGAATTAAAGTTTACTAGTATTGAGCTAGTAGATGGAAGCAGAAATGTAGCGATAAAAATTCTTTGATATAAAATAAAAAATATTATATAATATCTATAGAAAGTTGAGGGAAGGCAATGTTTGAAATGATTCATTTCACTGGCAACGACCATGAGATTCATCGAGTGTATAATACCTACGATGAAGCGATTGATGAATATAATAGAATGAGGCTTCATGGACTTATCTATGAGAATGTTGTTATTGTCGATCTCTCGACCGGAGAAGTCGCTTATGACCATTTAGATGGTTGACTGCTAGGAAAGACTAGCTCGATAAGGCGGTGTGATGAAACCGGTAGACATAGCGGACTTAAAATCCGCTGGCTTTATGCCGTAAGGGTTCAAGTCCCTTCACCGCTACCAGTCGGCCTCCTTGGAGTGGAGGGGCCAAGATATTAGTTCTACGGAGCTAATAGGATAAAGTAAAGATGCGTCTTGAAATATCAAACTCCATTATGCAGGAGTGACGCAATGTGGTAGACGTAGCTGTCTCAAAAACAGCATATTTTGGGTTCGAGTCCCATCTCCTGTACCATTATGCAGGATTGGCGTAATGCAGCGTATTTGCTCAAAAGGCAAAGAATAGAGGTTCAAATCCTCTATCCTGCACAATATGCGGATGTAGTTCAACGATAGAACGCTAGCCTTCCAAGCTAGATATGAGGGTTTGATTCCCTTCGTTCGCTCCACGGTAGTCTTTAATCTACCTAATTTTAGTTCTTTACTGATATAAACTCCTTTTTAGTATAGAGGTTTAAGCCGAGGGTTTCTCTATAATATAAACTTCGGCATCTTTTGAAATTTAATAAAAAATATTATATAATATCTATAGAAATTAAGAAGAGCGTACTAAGGAGGAAGCAAAATGTTTGACGATTTTGATACTCAGATTCAGAGTGACGAGATGGCATGGAAATATGAGCTTCTTGAGGAGTTTGCGGAAGAGTTAGCTACAGATGTTCCGGTAGTCCAATCGGCAGGAGACAAATGATTTAGGTTCATTTCAGTGAGAGTTCGAGTCTCTCTCGGAACACCAGCGATCGCTGCACGTCGCTTAATTATTAGATGCAGTAAAGATACGAGTATGGTATCCGGCGCTTCGATAGTCGTTAAAGGTGAGATAAAACTGAATCGAAAAGCGTTACATTGGTTTAATACTTAAGCTACCACCGGCTTTAGGAGATACGTGGCATTGTGAGAACGCTATATAAGAAGCAAAGTAAAGTATATCCAGGTTTAAGAGTACCTTGGGTTTTAGAAACTTGTGAAGCCTAAAACATTGAACTCTTTTATATACGGGAATCGCCTAGCGGCTGAGGGCAATGGGCTTTGACCCCATTAGGTATTATACCTCACGTTGGTTCAAATCCAACTTCCCGTGCCAAGAAAGGAAAGTAGAATGACTTGTGGAATTTATAAAATTGAAAATATGATTAATCATCATATTTATATCGGACAAAGTCGTAATATTGAAAAAAGATGGAATAATCATAAACGAGTTAAAGAAGAAGAAAAGCACGCTATACATAGGGCTATTGATAAATATGGCATCGAGAATTTTTCTTTTGATATTATAGAAAAATGTGAGCCAGATAAATTAAATGAAAGAGAAATCTATTGGATAAGTAAATATAATAGTTACGAAAGAGGATATAATGAGACCCGCGGAGGACAAGGGTTTGCAGCTACAGTCAAGTTGACTTTATCCCAGGTTGAAGAAATAACTAATTTATTAAAAACAAATCAATATACTAATTTAGAAATAGCAAAAAAATTTGAAGTTTCAGAAAATACAATTTGTGGCATTAATACTGGTTATAATTGGAAAAGACAAGGCATTGACTATCCAATAGCAAAAGAAAGAGTTAAACCTGCTCAACAAAATTATTGTATTGATTGTGGAAAATTAATAACTTCTCAAGCTGTAAGATGCGTAAAATGCGCTTCTATAGCCTCTCGTAAAGTAAATAGGCCCAATAAAGAAGAATTGAAAGATTTTTTAATTAAAAACAATGGCAATTTTACTAAAGCTAGTTAGAAATATGGAGTATCTGATTAGGCTATTAGAAAATGGTGACTTACCTTATCATTCAAGAGATTATAAAATAAAAAATAATTAAATCTTATAATAAGACGCTTACAGCAACTTTTTAAAACAAGTAATTTGATTAATGTACTTTCAAAAAGTAGTGCCTTTCTTTGCGGAGATTGGATAACAAAATTTAAAGCGTCTAGTTTATTTAAAAAGGAGCAAGAGAAAAATGATTCATTTTAGTGATTGTGGAACTTGTAACTCTGCTTTTAATTTCAATGCGGTTTCTGCGGATGCGGCTGCGCGAGAGCTAGCTATGCATCCCGAGTGGGTTAGAGATGAAGTGGCACAGGACCGGGTTTGCCGCAAATATGGCATTTTCTTAGACCAGATTACAGATGATGAAGCATCTTACATTTCTTCTCTTGTTATTGAATACGCGAGGGCAATGCGATGAAATTTAAAGATTTAGAAAGAGGTATGTTTCGCTGGAAAGGCTTAGTTTATACTAAGTTTTGTAGGACGGCAGCGGCTGTTATTACTTCTGGTAAAGTAGTTAGATTTGAAGCAGAAGAAGAGATAGAAGAAATGTGAAAATATTCTAGTGTAGCTTAGTAGGTTAAAGCCTCCGACTTATAATCGGAAAACTAGGGTTCAAATCCCTACACTAGGACCAAGCGCTTCGCGCTACATATACCTTGCCTCCAGTGTTTTAGTCCTAAGTATGACTTAAAACTGCTTAATATGCGTCAGTGGCCAAGTTGGTAAGGCTCCAAACTTTTAATTTGGAAATGCGTGAGTTCAAGTCTCACCTGACGCACCATTTTAGACACTCACAGCAACTATTCTAAAGATTTAATGTTATAAAATTTTTGCCTGTGTCTAGTTATTTTAAATTTAGAAAGGAGAATATGAATGTACGATATTGATGATTTTATTTTTGGAAATGAGACTCCCACTATCAGCAATAGATGAATATGATGTATAATGCGGCCGATGGTGGTTCCAAGCCCACACAAACGCAGAGGATACATAGAGGATTACCCAAGTTAGGTTATAAGGGGTCAGTTCGCTAAACTGATAGGGCTACGGCCGCAAGAGTTCAAATCTCTTATCCTCTGCCATAGTAGATACCAACAGCAAACTTTCTGGTAATGTAGTATCTAGTTTTAAGGCTTCCTTCTTACGAGGGAAGCCTTTCTTTTATGCTTAAAACCCTGGACAAAAATATGTAATTCATAGTTTTAATTTTTTAGAATACTATGAGATAGTATTGAAAAGGGGAGACTTGCATATGATTACAGCTAGTACAAATAATATTCGCAAGACTTTCTATAATATGGCTGAGTTCTTATGCGATTATCAAAGTGATGTAGCTGATCTGCCTACTGATTGCGGCGTTGGCTCTAAAGCTACTGTAATCGAGAACTCTAATGTTTATATCCTAAATGGCGCAAAACTTTGGATCTTGCAAAGTAGCGGCAATACTTCTGGAGGTAACTCCTCTGGCGGAAACACACCCAACACAGGCGACACTATTATCTATGAGGGCGGCGATTTGGAAGATTCTTCCAGCGACGATAACAATAGTAATGTAGTCTATGAAGGTACGGATTTAGATTTAGGCTAATTATAGAGGGGTGAAGAAATTTGGCCGAAGTAGTTTATAATACTATATTTAAATTCAAACGTGGTAGTGCGGAAACATGGACACGACTAAACCCGGTTCTTGAATCTGGTGAGCCTGGATATGAAAAAGATACAGGTAAACTTAAGATTGGTGATGGCACTACTGCTTGGAATGATTTAAAATACTTCGAAGGAGAAGGTACACTTTCTCCTGACGGAAAAACACTTACTATAAGTGGTGATGCAATTTCTCTTATGGGGTTTGAAACGGCTTCTGCAGGCCAGTCTATTCGCAAAACCGAATCTGGAGAAATTGAGTGGTTTAAACCTCTTTCCGCAGATGATACTTTAGTTCTATATGGTGGTTCTGCTACCGATAACATCTGAATAAGGAGGTTAATATGAACGCTATTATTCGTCTTAGACGAGACAATGACTATAACTATGCTAAGATTGCAGATACTTTCGTTCCTGCTAATGGAGAAATCTGTCTAGTGGATACCGCATCAAAAGGCTTAATGGCAGTGTGCGGCGATGGCGTTACTGCATTCTCTGGGCTAGAATATAGTAATGAAATTGTTATATTAGGTTACTTCTTTGAAGGAGCCTTTTATAAAGACTCAGAGCATACTGAACTCTATAATGCTTTGAGTAATAGAGTTTATGTGGATTCAGAATAGGGAGCTTTTTACTATGATGGGAATGAATTCGTGTCTTTAAGTGGCTCTCTACCTACCGCTTCCGCACAGACTGCTGGTGTTATGAAGCTTTATGATACTACGGGTGATGCTATCGATGGTTCGATGACTCAACGTAGTATCACAGAAAATCTTAATAAAAAGATTGAAGCTTCTTTAAATGCCGAAGAAGAAGAGTTAATTATTTCAAAACTAATTTAATGGAGGAATTTAAACAATGGCTTATACTTATGAGAATACTCCTGTCCTTTCAAAGGTTAAGATTGGCGACAGTGTTTATTTTGTCAAGGACGCTGACGTCCGTGCTATAATCGACGAATATGGTGACATTGTTTCTTACAATGTTGAGACTACTCTGACTGATGGTTCTAACATTCCTACTGGTGCTGCTGTTACTGCCGCTATTAAGAATGGTGTTGCTGGTGTCACTGGCGCAATGCACTTCATCGGCGTTAAGGACTCCGTGCCTACAGACTATGATGGTGCTGCCGGTGATTTAATTATTGTCGGTACTAAAGAGTATGTCTATGATGGTAAGAATTTTGTTGAGCTCGGCGATGAGGCCATTTATCTGACTACTGCTTCTGCTGAGACTAACTATGTGCAGAAAACCTTCACCATTGCTGGCATTGATATGCAGGACGACATCACAGTTGCTGAGATTAAGAGTGCTCTTGGTCTAAAGGCTCTTGCATATAAGGATTCCGCTTCTGGTTCTTTATCTGATTATGTTACCGGTCTTACTGGTGCTGATTATACTCCTGCTGGTACTATCGCAGCTTCTGTGGCTACGACTGCTACTACTATTGAGTCCACTGGCGCATATACTCCTGCCGGTTCAGTTACTGGTACAGTGACTCCTACCGGTACTGTGGCAATTGCTGCTGATAATGCTAATGGTTTCCAGATTACTGGTTCTGTTGACGCTCCTACTGTTACAGTGACTCCTGCTACTGCTCAAGTGCAGCACATTAAGTCTGTTGGTACTTTACCTTCTTATACTGCTGCTTCTTATACCGCTCCTAGCGTGTCTGAGACTACAGGCTCTTTTGCTACAGCCGGTATGACCGCTTCAGTTGAAGATGAAGTGCTGACTTTCGCTGATGCTTCTACAGCTAGTGCTCTGACTGCTACTGGATTTAAGGCAGGTTCTTTCACCGATGGTACTTTCTCTGCTGGTACTCTGCCCACTCTGGCTGATGCTCAGACTGTTGTGACTGGTATTACATCTGCTACCGCAAGTGCACCTACTTTCACTGGCGGCAAGATTTCTGCTACCTTCACTGGTACTTCTGATAATATCTCTGCTAAGTTCACTGGTACCGAGGGCTCTGTGAGTGTGTCTGGTAGCTATGATAAGGCTACTAGCGCTTCTGCCGAGTTTACTGGTACTAAGGCTACTATTACTCCCACTCTTACTAAGGGTTCTAAAACTGTTACTGTTTCCTGATTTAAGCAATTACTAAAGGACGGTGAAAGTAAGTGGCAGAATTATCTAAAATAAAATTAGGTGGCACCACTTACACCATTAAAGATAAAGATGCGAGGGATCGTCTTGATGCCGTTGAGACGACCCTCGCATCGGGGCTTATCTTTAAGGGTACAGTCTCAAGTGCTGCCGGTATTACAGGATTAACAAATTATAAAATTGGTTGGACTTACAAAGCCTCTGCCTCTTTTAGTATAACAAATATAGGAAGCATAGAATCAGGAGACATGATTATTTGTGTTTCTGAGTATAGTTCTTCCTATAAAGCAACAGACTGGACTGTGGTTCAGAATAATGTTGATACATTTACAGGCGCAAGTGCGAGTGCGGCAGGTACAAGGGGTTTAGTACCCGGGCCCTCCGCAGGCAGTCAAGCTAAGTTCTTGCGTGGAGATGCAACTTGGGCATCTATAGACTCAGTACCTAAATTAACTACTGCCCGCACAATAACTGTAGGTGGCGATGAATCAGGTTCTGCTTCTTTTGATGGCTCTTCTAATGTTACTATCAATCTAACTGATAATCGCTTTGTAATGGGCACTCAGACAGCTTCTACTGCAGATTGGACTGGTAATTTACATGGCGTCAAAGCATTATATGATGGACTTTGTATTAATTATTGGCTTCCTTATGCTTCTGTGAGTAGTACTAATGTTACTTTAAATTTAACTCTCGACGATGGTACTACTACAGGCGCTATTGATTGTTATAGATGGGCAACTTCAAGATTAACTACGCATTATGGGGCCAATTATCTTGTTACATTAACCTATCATTCTGGAGTAAATATTAATGGAACTACTTATACTGGTTGGTGGGCTACTGGTGATGCAAATTCCACTTATTCTAATGCTTCACTAGGATAGGGTTATGCAACGTGCTCAACAGCGGCAGCGACTGCGGCAAAGGCAGCTTCTTTAAGTAGTTATTCTTTAACTACTGGAGGTATTGTTGCTGTTAAATTCACTTATGATGTTCCTGCAAGTGCTACTTTGGATATAAATTCTAAAGGCGCAAAAAATATTTACTACAACGGAGCAGCCATTAAAGCTGGAGTAATAAATGCCGGAGATATAGCTTATTTTATTTATAGCTCTCAATATCATTTACTAGGGAAAAATACCACTTTAGATGACGTAGCTTCTGCTTTAGACAGTGTTACATGGTTTGATTTTTGATACTAGGGGACTCGTTTATGAGTCCCCTTTTTTCTTTAGATTTAAGGATCTTTTTTATAAAAATCTTTGAAATTTCAAAAAAAATATCATATAATATTATTGTAGTTAAGGGAACAAAACTACAACAAGGTTTACTTTTATGGGTGTTTGAAAGGGTTGGTCAACGAGGAACCCAAATCCTCCGTCGAGCTGTGGAACGTAGCCTGGGCTCTTTATGGTAGATTAGTTTAATGGTAAAACGAGATACTTGTAATATCTTGTTGCCTGTTCAATTCAGGCATCTACCTCCAAATGGAGCGGTACTGAAGCGGTCATAACAGCCTAGTCTTGAAAACTAGCGTGTCTACGAGGCACGGGGGTTCGAATCCCTCTCGCTCCGCCAGATATAATTCCACAGATAGCAATAGAAAAAAGAAGCGAGAAATTAAATGTAGAAAATAATGTAGAAAGAACCTAAAGATTAAGCAAGCTATCTTACATATGGAGGTGTAGTGTAATGGTAGCACAGAGGGCTCTAACCCCTCGGGTCTTGGTTCGATTCTGAAGCGCCTCTGCCAGACTAAAAGGGAGGGAAACCTCCCTTTATTTTTTTTTATAGGAGAAATTATGTATAAAGAACATTACCCGTTTTTTAGTAGCGTGTGTTTGAACCTCACTGACGCGTGCAACCTAGAATGCAAGTATTGCTTTGTTAAGCAATGTAACCACTATATGACTTACGAAATTGCAGAACAAAGCGTTGATTTTTTAATGAATAATGTTAAACAAAAGGAAGAATTAACTGGAATTAAGCAAGATCCTTCTATCACTTACTTTGGCGGTGAACCTACTATAATGTGGGATAGTATTATTGTGCCGCTAACTAAGCATATTAGAGAGAAGTATGGAGATACTATTACTCTTACAATGACTACTAATGGGACGCTACTGAATAAGGAAAGAATTGATTTTATGCGGAAGTATGATATCTATCCTCATCTTTCTTTCGATGGTCCTAAAGAAGTTCAAGATAAAAATCGTCCAATGCGGAATGGGCAAAGTAGTTATGAGGCGGCGGCTTCCAATATTTCCTATTTATTACAAAATTTTCCAAACACCGCTATGAGAGCAACCATTGACCAAGCTACAGTTGATGGCACTTTTAACTCGTATGTTTTCGCTATGGAGCACGGTTTCCGCAATTTCTTTACAATGCCTAATGGCAGAGAAACTTGGTCAGAAGAAAATATTCAAAAACTTGATGAAGAAGTAGAAAAGATTTTTGCGTTGATGTATCTACAGTTTTCTGAAGGTCATAAACCTTTTACTTCTTTTTCTCGTATTGATAAAACTTATGAAGATATACTGAATAGAGATTTACAGTTCTATCATAATAGATTTAACAATGTTTCTATTCATCGTGAACCTTTTAGATGCGGCCTTGGTACTACTTCTGCTTCTATCTCTTATGATGGTAGAATTTATGCTTGCCAAGAACAAGATTCCTATGGAAATAGTTTTTTCTTTATTGGTGATATTTGGAATGGCGTAGATAGAAAAAAGCATGAAGCTTTATTAGATGAATATACGAAAGAAGCAATAAATCAGTGTGAGAAGCCTGAACTCTGCAAAACTTGTCCTTTGCGGCAGGTGTGTCAGACTAATGGTTGTCCTTCTTCTAACTATGACACCTATGAAGATTTCTTTATTAATCCAGAAGTAGCTTGTAGATGGAATCAAATCTTATTTAAGCACGCTATCAACATGATGAGATGTCTGGTAGAAGAAAATAATTTAGCCTTTAAAGATTATTTAGATAATGAATGTCATTATAAAAATTATTATAGAAAGGAGGAAAAGCAATGAGCTGTGAAACTTGTGTTAGCTGCGAAGTTTGCGATGGATGCAATACTTGTAATAATAGTTGTAATAGCTGCAACAATGGTAATTGTACAGTTTGTACTGACGGAGAAACGTATTGCGATACCGAAGAGGTTTATAGCACTGATTGTTCTAATAAGTTTAAATGGAACGGTGGTGTCAATACAGGAGATGCAATAATTACACTTACCGACTGGAATAGACTTCCTGATTATGTTAAAGCTTTAAGAAGTAAAGGTAAAGGTGGCAAAGACACTAGTACAATTACAAAACAAACCGATAAAGAAGTTAAAGCATCTTGGTTTAATACTTATGCTAATTTAGTAGGAAGTAGTAAAACTGCAACCGCTGGAAAAACTCTTATATACGGTTCATATTTCCAAGATTTAGCTGATTGTGCTAATAAGTTAAAGTATGAAAAGACTCAATGTGCTAGCTGTAATACGGGATGTAAAAGCTGCGATAGTAGCTGTGAAGGTAACTGCAATCAATGTAAATCAGGTAATACTGCAAGCACCAAATGCAAAAGTGGAAATACCTGTACTACAGATTGCAGTGAGACGACTAGTGGATCAAGCCCTTGCAGCTTAAGTGAGAGATAATGAAAGAATTAATTGAACAAGTAGAAAAATATCTCTTAAAACAAGAGAACACAATAGCTAAAGCTGTTCTTCGATATTTTAAAACAGAAGGAAAAGATGAAGAATTACTTGATGAATACTACGATTCTTTTGAAAAAGTATTAGCTATGTGTATAAAATATATTACTACAGAATACGAGATTGAAGTCCCTGGTGATATAGCTGTATTTTCAGTAACCTATGATGATATGGAAACCTTTGAATCTCGAGTGCGGGAGTGGCTGAACTGCGGCGACCGCAATCTAGCTCTATATCATTGTCTTTTGATTCTCGATAATGAGTGTTATACTATTGTAAATAGAATTGCTTATAACTTATTTAAGGATATTCCTGATATGTATGGTGAAATTCTTCATGCCGAGGATTGTTGCGGTTATTGTGCTGATACGTTTGATGGACCTCCAGTCCCTGTCTCTGAAATAAAAGAAATTCCTCCTTATCATCCTTCATGTCGATGTGTTTATACTTATTTTAGAAAAGAAATTACTTGAAATTTTATTATAAAAATTGTATAATGTATATAGAAAGTTAAGAGAGATACTTTTCTTGAAAAAAGAAAAGTCAGCAGAAAAGGAGCTTTTATATGTTAAATGAATTAAAGGTTGAAGCATCTAAAACTTATACTGAAAATGGCGGCGTGAGTTATTCTACTACTGCAAATCGAGTGTTTGATCTCTTTAGCCTTGGTGGCGCATATAGAGAGCGTAGTAAAGAAGATACGATTGCACTTTTTGCTTCTGCTTATCGAGAGAATCCTACTTTTGCTTTGAAGTGCCTGTTTTACTTGCGTGATGTGCGCGGAGGCCAGGGCGAAAGAGCCTTTTTCCGAGTTTGTTTGAAGTGGTTGGCTAATTATGACCCTGATGCAGTTCTGCGGAATCTTGGATATATCCCTGAATTTGGTAGATGGGATGATTTATTCGAGTTGTTTGATACTCCGGTTGAAGCCGAGGTAATGCAGTTTATTGCAGAACAACTTGCAATGGATATTAAGAACGCTCTTAAAGAAAATTCTATTAGCCTTCTTGCTAAATGGCTTCCCAGTGAGAATACTTCTAGTCAGGGAACTCGAAGAAAGGCTAAGAAGATTCAAGAATATCTTCATATGACTCCCAAGCTGTATCGTAAGACTCTGTCAGAATTGCGGAATTATTCTAACGTTCTTGAGCGTCTTATGAGCGACAAGAGATGGGATGAGATTGATTTCTCGGCTGTTCCTTCTAAGGCTGGTTTGAAGTATTCTAAAGCTTTTTTAAAGAATAAGGAAACTTCTGAGCGATATCAGAAATTTATTCAGTCTAAGAATACTAAAGTCCATGCTGGGACTCTGTATCCTGCTGATGTAGTGCATAAGGTTATGGGTAAGAGCTATTATGATATGCACTATACTGGCTTAGAAGATAGAGCAATATATAACAAGTATTGGGAAAATCTTACCGACTATTTTAAGGGCGCAAAATTCAATGGAATTGCTGTCGTTGATACTTCTGGTAGTATGTACGGACGCCCGATCGAAGTTGCAATCTCGTTAGGTTTGTATTGCGCTGGAAAATGTAATCCTGAGAGTCCTTTCTATAACCATTATATTTCTTTTTCTAGTCGGCCTGAACTAGTAGAGATTACTGGGCAAGATTTCTGTAGCCAGGTAATTAACATCTATGATAATATGCTCTGCGATAACACTAATATTGAAGCTGTATTTAATCTACTGCTCAATACCGCTTTAAAGCACCAGCTCCCGCAGTCTGAGCTTCCTGAGAATATTATCATTATCTCTGATATGGAATTTGATAGTATGACGAACTATAGAAGCTTAGAGGGTCTTTACTCTGGTATGGAGACTATTAGAAACAAATGGGAAGAATACGGATACAAGATGCCTAATCTTGTATATTGGAATGTCAATGCTAGACATAACCTTATTCCCGAGGCTCTCAAGAACGGTGTTTCTTTTGTAAGCGGTTACTCCCCAGTTATTTTGGATTCTATTCTTACTGGCAAGACTGGTAAAGAACTGATGTTTGAAACTTTAAAGAAGTATGATATGATTCGCTAAGGAGGATATTTAAGTATGGACGCTAAGATTTATCTCGATTACGCACACAAGATTATCGAATATACCGATTATCTTGACAAGATTAGTGAAGTTCTTTATCCTGTCGATCTTTATTACTCTCCATTCAACGATATCATTGATCCCGCTTGCGAAATGCTTGCGCGGTTGGTAGATCTTGAGGGGATTGAGCTCGGAGATTGGACGTGCGCTTTTATGAATGTTGTTTTTAATAAGGACGAGCTGAGTGATACTAAGCTGCTTAGTCTAACTGACCCAGAGGAAGCTAAGGTTTTGATTGATAGATATTGCCATTAAGGGAGCTACGGCTCCCTTTTATTTTTTATAATAAAAATGTTATAATAAAATAAAAAGGAAATAATAAATATGTTAGGAATAATTTTAGTAATAATTTCATTAGGCGTAATTATTGGTATTATTTTTTTCGTTGATGCTTACGAAAAAGGTAAAATAAAATTTATAGAAAAAAGAAAAATAGAAAAACGTTATTATGAATGTTTATATGATGGACCAACTATCACATATGAAATATTTAAAGATTTGTATGAAGTAAATCCAGATAGATGGGAACTTCCTCGTGACTTTCAGTGGAGATATAGAGAAGATAACTTCGAGAGTCATTATGTTAGGATGAGTTTTGAAGACTTTTTAGCTACTAGAAAATTAGTTAAGCATAAAAAAGCACTTGAAACTCAAGCTAAGAATAATGAAGCAATGGTCGCTATTTATAAATCTGTACAACGCGATATCGAGAGACTGCATGAACAAGCTAAAGAAGAAATTCAAACTAGTGGTGATAAGATCGTTGAGATTGCAGAAAGGATTGAGAATAGATGCAAGGAGTAACTATTCTAAATGAATTTAGTGTTATCGCTGAACATAACTGGACTGTAGCAACATTCATAGGATTTATAATTATTATACTTATGATATGTGCGGTTGGAACTATAGCAGTAACTTCCCTTGGAGGTATAGGATATGTATTACTTTTATGTTCTGCAATTTTTGGTTTTTTAGGTATTCAAGCTATTGGGTACTTAACTAGTGAGCCAGTATATGAGACTCATTATCAAGTGATGATAGATGATTCAGTTTCTATGATTGATTTTTCAAATAGATATGAAGTATTAGAACAACAGGGTAAGATATTTATCGTGAAAGATAAGTAATTTTATTTTATAGAAAAAATATAGTATTATATCTATAGAAAGTTAAAGGAGAAAGAAGAAATGACTTGCATCGTTGGATTTACAGATAAAGAAACTAATCAAGTTTGGATAGGCGGAGATAGCCTAGGTAGTAATGGTTATACTAAAGACATACAAGCTTTGCCAAAAGTATTTAGGCATGATACGTTTAAAAATGTCATTATGGGAAGCACAGGGTCGTTTCGCCATATGGATTTGTTAAAGTATAGTGAAAAACTTTTTCCTGAAATTGATTGGTATAAAGGAAAAGATATTGACCATAAATATATGGTTAAAACTTTTATTCCTAATCTAATAACTTTATTTCAAGAAAATATTATTGATAAGCCTAGCGAAGAACGAGGTGGAAACTTCCTCCTTGGAGTAGAAGATAAGCTGTTTGAAATTCAAAGTGATTACTCTGTCTTGCAATCGGATTCTGGATTTGCGGCGGTTGGTTGTGGCGAAAATGCGGCACTGGCAAGTTTAATTACTACGACAAAGCATTTTAAAGATAAGCTAACTCCGGTTGAACATATTACTTATGCTCTTGAAGCAGCAGAAGAGCTATGTGAGGGAGTGCAACGTCCTTTTTGTATTTTAAGCACGAATCAAGAAGTAGAACCAATTATTATTGTCTGAGAAAGGATTGATGGTTATGAAGAATTTTCACTCTGATGAATGGATTATGGCTCGCATGGAGGAAATTTATGCACTGTGCGCGGACCGCTGCGTAAAAGAGGATAATATCGTGGGGCTGTTCTATTACGGCTCTGGCAACTATGGACTTGACACTGAGCAGTCCGATGTTGATACTGTCCTTCTTGTAACTCCTACTCTTGACCAGCTTATCAACGGCGAGATGGTTACTTATGAGACTACTACCAATGATACGTGGCATATCGTGGTTAAGGACATTAGACTTTGGTATCAGAGTCTTACGAAGCCGAGTATCTCGATTCTTGAAACTTTGTTCACGGATTATAAAATCGTGAATCCTAAGTATAAGGATGAATGGGATCTACTTACCGCCGCACGCGAAGATCTTGTAAGACTTCATCCTCTTGCTTTGGCCAATAACATTCGAGGCATGGCCAAGAATGAGCATAAGAGAATCCATGATGGAAGAGAAGATTATCCTAAGTGTCTCAGTCATCTGTTCCGACTTGAATACCTTCTGCTGAATTACATGGCTACTAAGAACTATGAGGCTTCTTTGAAAGAAATTCCTTGGACTCAGGTTAAAGAAGCAAAAGAAGGAAAATGGAGTTTGGAGGAAGCTAAAGCTATGGCAGATATGATTATGCCTACTTTTGAGCTTTTTAAAAGTTATTTTCCTGTGGAACCTAGTAACCAGAACTTAAGAAAAGATTATCGAGAAGTCGTAAACTACATGGTGCGGAAGTGCGTTAAGGAGGAAGCTAATGGATAATTATATCTACGTCAATGGGCGAAAGCGTTATCTGAGCGATGAAGAGGCAAATCATCTGGAGAGCGTTTATTTCAAAAATGAGTTTGATAGACAGTCAGATGGTCTATTTTACTTCATTGATATTGATGGTGAAGTGACTGAGGAAGGAGATTGCAACTCTACCTTTGAGGATAGTCTATATGCAGTAGGAAATTACTGTACTAATGAAGCTATGATGGTTCAGCAAAGCTATCGAGAAATTCTGCGGAGGCTGCTGTGGCGATACACTATGCAGCATGATGGAGATAAGATTGAGCTGACGAGAGATGAAGCTGTTTTTATCATTTGTTTTTCTGATAATGAATTTAGTGTTAAGTGCCTCGCGGCAGGAGAGACTGAACAAGTTCCTTTTCTTTCTATTGTTTTTATTGATAGAGTTACTGCTCTTGGAGCAATAAGAGAAGTTGTGGTGCCTTTTATTAACCAGCATCCCGATTTTGATTGGAGGGTAATGTAATATGTATTGCGCATACGTGACTACTTTAAAGAATGTGCGGAAGGCTGAGAATAGTGACCGTTTGTATCTCGCTGAATGTTATGGTGAGGGCGTTATTGTAGGCCCTGATTCTGCTGATGGTGATAAGGTACTTTATCTTCCGCAAGATGGACAGATTGAGCGATGGTTTGGAGATGCCTTTAAGCTTTTCCGCAAGAATATGGATGGTAGTATCCAAGGTGGATATATCGAGAATAATGGTCATATTAGAGCAATTAAGCTGAGAGGAAACCGCTCGGAAGGTATTGTTATTCCTATTTCTAAGATTTATAGTGTATTTGGCTATCAGAATTGGAATGATGGACAAGAAGTAACCTCTATCTTTGTGGATGGGAAAGAAAAGCGATTCTGTAAAAAGTATATTCCTAAGCAGACTGATGTTTATCATGGGACTAAGAAAACTTCTTATAAGGGTCGCAAGGCCGAAGGTATTATTTATCCTGAGTTCTCTATGCACTCTGACACTCAGCAGTTGGCTTATAATATGGACGCTTTTAAGCCTGGTGATAAGATTAATATTACTTTGAAGATGCATGGCACTAGCCAGCGTTCTATGATGACTTATGGCGAGCTTCCTAATAACTGGATCCGCAGATTGTTCCATATGAAGAAAAAGACTAAGCCTGCTTATGTGCTTGGTACTAGACGTACTGTCATCCATGAAAATTCTACTGGGTACTATGGAACTGATACTTTTAGATTTCCTCACCATGAAGCGTTGGCGCCTTTTATTGAAGATGGCATGGAGGTTTTTTACGAGGTAGTAGGTTACTATGGACCTCAAGAAACGCAGACTATTATGCCTATCTGTAATAATGCAAAAATCAATGATAAAAACTTCGTAAAGCAATACGGAGATACTACTACTTTTAACTATGGTTGTACCCCCGGTCACTCTGCAATGTGGATTTACCGTATTACTTCTGATAATGGACGCAAGGAATGGACGCCTGATGAAATTACTGAATGGTGTAATATCCATAACTTTAATCGAGTTCCTGTAGTGGATGATTTTGAGTTTACTACCGCCGAAGACCTGCAGAACCGCATTAACGCATATTTTGAAGATTTGACTGATCCTATCGGCAAGACTCATATCAAAGAAGGCGTAGTAGTTAGAATTGTAAACCGACCCCGCTTTGAAGCTTATAAGTCTAAGACTGTAGAATTTAAGATTCTGGAAGGTTTAATTAAGGATAGTGCTAAAGCGCCCGATATGGAAGAAGCACAAGAGTTGGAGGTGAATGATAATTAAAAATATAAATACAGATTATATTCTAATTATTATTGTATGGGCTATGGTATTAGTTGGTGCAGTAATATTATTCGTAAGCGGAGAAAATTTTGATTCGGTGCCCGTAGACTTCGCTTTAAATGAAACATCAACTACTAGGTCTTATAACCTTACAGCTACGGCCGCAGAAGAGTTTACAACTTACTCACAGTATGCTGCCCCAGCAGAAGGATATGAAGTAGAAAGAATCTATTTCGTATTTGATAATACAAGTGAATCTTCTATTAACATTGGTAGTCTTGATTTCTCTTGCTATGCAGATGATATAATGTGTGAAAACTGGGTATTCGGAAATGAGGAAGATGCGTTTCCTATAGGAACTGAGTGTAAGTCGGGAGAGACAGTACAGGGATGGATTTACTTTACTGTACCTTCTGATTTTCAGAAATGTATTATCGAGTTTTTGAATACTACTAAGTTTGTTATTGGAGGAAATTAATGGTAGATATCATTATTGTTATTATTGCAGTAATTGTTTATCGTTTGATTTATGAAAAATGCAATAATACTTATCTATTTTTTGCTATTTGCTGGAGTATTGTACTTGCGTGTGATATTATTGCACTTATAACGGGGATTAAGTGTACTTGGGACTTAGTTATTATGCCTGTTGCGTGTCTTGTTCTTGATAACTTTTATATGTATTTTAGTATTAAAAGGGGGATTAAATATTAATGTATACTTTAATTTCTATTGGAATTTTCGTTATAGGAATTATTATTTATTGTTGTCTTAATCGCTATATTAGAAGCGGAGAGATAATAATTTTGGTTGGAATTGCAATGTTGGTAGAAATTCTTTGGTTAAAGGCAACAGGGCAAAGTTGTCCTTGGGGGCTCGCTATTTGGCCGCCAGTATTAGTAATTATTAGTGGTATTTGTTCTTTTCACCAAGAAATTACCGAATCTAAAGATAAAGAATCGAAAGATTAAGATTAAAAGCTCTCTTTAGCTAGAGAGCTTTTATTTATTTTTAATAAAATTTATATTATAATATCTATAGAAAGTTAAGGAAAGGATTGATTGAAAATGATGAAGATGTGGATTGATGACGTGCGGCCTGCTCCTAAAGGTTATCGCTGGATTAAGACTGTTAATGAAGCTAAGATGTGTTTCAAAGGAATGGCTCGCTTCGAGGAGTACTACGATGAAAATCATCAACTCTGCTGCATTAAGAAATTTAATGTAGAGGTAATTGATATTGACCATGATGCTGGTGATTATGGTTCTCCGGCCGATGGAGGAGATTATATTGAGTTTCTTAACTGGCTCGAATATAATGCTTATGTCAATGATTGGATTATTCCACCTATCAAAATCCATAGCATGAATCCAGTTGGTGTACAGAAGATGAAGGCTATTATCAAAGCAAATGGTTGGACTGAAAGGATTGATTGATATGATTTGTTTTCTTGTTATATTTGGGCTTTTTGCCTTTGGCTTGATTTGCGAATCTCGTTCTTACTCTAAGTATCATAAAGTTGACTTAACGGATTATATTTTAGCCGTTGGTTTATCTTTTCTTATCGCTATACCATGTACTCTTCTGGCTTGCTGTATAACCACTCTTTATGCCGATACAGAGGCTTATGAATGTGAGCGGATTGAATTGGTTGCTTTAAAAGATACGAGTGATAATTTTCTTTCTATCGAGCAAGTTGATGATGGAACACAGTATACTTTTGCTATGCAAGAACCTGGTAAAGGCATAATTATGAAAACCGTTAGCACTAAAGAATATGATTGTTATATCAATTATACTGACGGGCAGCCCTACGTGATAAAAAGCCAATATACTTATACAAATCCTGCTTTTCAAAAAGTGTTCTTTTGTTTTAAGCATGATGAATATACGTTCTACGTGTCTAAAGAGTAAAGAAAGGATTGGTACTTATGAAATATGTAATCTATTTTCCTTCTTCTAAGACTTACTATGCCCAAGACAGTAAAGGAGCATTAGTATTCGCTACTGGTATTGAGTCTGCTGCCAAGTTTAGTAACGCTAATTATGCAGAAAGAGAGAAAGAAATTCGATTGAATAAGGGAGAATCTTCTTTTGAAGAAGCGCAGATTATTCCTTACGATTCAAGCCTTCCTCAAACAAAAGAAGAAGTCGCAGATATTGAAGCTAAGTTTGATAACTTGCTTGATACAGCAAACGCTTTTTCTAAGAGCATTAAAAATCTTAAGTCTTTAAAAACTTATTATACCATGAAGCTAAGTGAATATGATAAGATGCAAGAAGATATCCTTCATAAAATCGAATTTGAAGAGATGGTTGGCTTACGAGCTATTTGCTTGATGAAGCAACTGAAAGAAGTCAGAGAAAAGCGAAGAGAAATTAAAGACAAATTTACTCTTATTACAACGCTTGAAAAAGCTGGAGCTATTAACGTAACTAATCTGATTGATAAATATAACAGCAATCTTGAAACTAGAACTTACTCGCCTAGAGTATTAAAGGAGTTATTTGAATAATAGAAAGGATTGATAAAATGAGTGTTTATGCAGTATCAGATCTCCATGGCCGATATGATATTTATTTAAAGATTTGTGAACTTCTTAACCCCGAAGATAAAGTTTGTTTTCTTGGGGACGCCGCAGATAGAGGTCTTGATGGTTGGAAGTTGATTAAAGCTATTTATAATAATCCTCAATGGATTTATATTAAAGGCAATCACGAACAAATGTTAGAAGATGCAATGAGAGATAATTGCGAACTTCCTTTACTTCAATGGAATGGCGGGGGTATCACTTATGCGGAATGGCAGGAAGAAGGCGCCGACGAATCTTGGATTAAAAAACTTGAAAAGCTTCCTCTTAGCATTGAGCATTTTAGCGAAACCGGACATATGATTTTGTTAAATCATTCTGGATGTGAGAGTGAAGATCCAGAGGAAGTCCTTTGGGATAGACATAATTTCTTAGAAGAGCCGATTGGCTATGACATTATTGTACATGGACACACTCCAGTTCAAGAGATGGAAGGATATATTGGTAAGAAGTTAGAAAATCTCGGTCCTATGTGGTATTGCAACGGTCATAAAATTGATATTGATATTGCGAGTGCGTATACTGGAAAAGCTGTCTTGTTTAACCTTGATACTTTTGAGTCTCGCGTAGTAGGAGGTTAAACAAAAGAATGAAAATGTGTGTGCATGATTTATATTGTTTAAATTGCGGGAACCGCAGCTTACCGGTGTATAGAAATCGAGGCAGCTTCCGGGAGAAATTCCATAGAAAAAAATTGTATTGTCTTAATTGCAAGGCAGCGTGTAATCACGTAGAAATTAAAAATAGTAAAGAACTCTTAGAGTTTAAGAAGAATTTTGAAGCGGGAGAATTTAAAGAAGAAGCTGCCGCATCTATTTTAGAAGTTGAAAGAGAGGAATCTATTTATGACTTATGAGATTATTATGATGTGCGGAATTCCTGCTTCTGGCAAGTCTACTTGGGCTAACAAGCAAGCAGAACTTCATAGAAGAGATGGAGACACTGCAGTAGTAATTTCTCGAGATGAATGCCGCAAAGAACTTATTGGTGAAGATATGGAGAATTATTTCTCCAGAGAAGAAGAAGTATTTAATAACTTTATTGATAGAATTAATTCTTCTATTAAAGAAGGTGTAAAGTATATCTTTGTCGATGCAACTCATGTAAGTCATGCTTCTCGCCACAAGCTACTTTCTCATATTAAGATTGAAGGAAATATTATGCTGCGGGTCGCGGTAATGCTTACTAGTTATGAAAGCGCAGTTCAGCGTAATACAGAACGAGCTGGCTTCGCGCACGTACCCGATTCCGCTATTGAGTCTATGTTTGATAATTTTTCTTATCCTACTGTTCCTGAATTAATTGGCTATGGTTTTAGGTCTGTATTGATTGAGAGGTTTGAGAATTGAGTATTTGGGTTACTTCTGATTGGCATTTTAACCATGATAAAAGTTTTATCTGGGAAGCAAGAGGATTTGAATCAGTAGAAGAAATGAACCAAGAAATTGTGCGGCGACACAATGAGTTAGTGCAGCCGGAGGATACTGTTTATGTGCTAGGTGATTTGTGCCTTAGTACAGATCTTGAAGGCAATAAAAGTCTAATTGAAAGTATGAATGGTAAATTGCATATTATTGTAGGAAACCATGATACTATTAAACGGCAAGAAATGTATGAAACTTGTTCTAATGTATCTTATATTTCTCATAGTTACCTGATGTATAAATCTAAACCTATGATTCTATTCAGCCATTTTCCTACTCTTGTTTCTAACGCAGATGATTATAAAAAACCCTTTAAGACTAGAATTTTGAATATTTGCGGTCATGCTCATACTCCGAACAGATTCTCCGATTGGGGCAAAGGGATGATTTATCATGCAGATATGGAGGCACATGACTGTAGACCTATTGAATTAGATGAAGTTATAAAGGAGTGCAAAGAAGCATGGAGCCCAGAATTTATAAGAATTTAAACTTAGAAAGAATTTTTATTAGAGATAAAGATTTCAGCTATGCTCGGTTCGAAGATTGTGAATTTAAGAATATTATTGTTTCTGATGTAAAGCTTGAGAATTGCGTCTTTGTTAATTGCGTATTCTATGGGGATTCTAGCTTCTATAATTGTACGTTAGATACAGTATTTTTCTTAAATTCTAGTATTGAATATTCTAGTATTAAAAAGATGTGTTTCTATAATTGCATTTTCTGTAAGACTGATTTTACAGCTTGCATCATTAAAGGTGTATTCTTTCAGAAAGATTGTGCCTGTATCCATTGTGATATTCAAGATAATGATTTCTTGGATGCTGAAATAAGAATTAAATTTGATAGCTGTACTATTTATAGTAATTTTTATACTTGTAATTTTTTGTATTCTAAATTTACTGCAAATAATGTTATAAATATCTATGATTTTTATCATAATTATAATTGTGGTTCATTTGAGTCTGTAGAGTCTTATAATCTATTTTTAAAGTCTGGTATGGATTGTCCTTCCGAAGGCTCTTATATTGCCTTTAAAAAGGTTTGGAGCGAAAACTGTCGAACCGCGATTGCAAAGCTGGAGATTCCCGCAGATGCAAAGCGGAGTTCTGCAGGAGGCTCTAAATGTAGAGCAAGTAAAGCTAAAGTTCTGTTTATTGTTGATAAAGATTATCCTAATATAACGTATAATAAAGCTTTTAGCCAGTATGATAAATCTTTTATCTATCAGGTTGGGGAAACAGTAGAAGTAGAGAATTTCGATGACAATAGATGGGAAGAGTGCGCGCCAGGTATCCATCATTTTCTGGATAAATATAATGCTATTAACTATTGATATAACCCCTGGAGGTATAATGCCTTCAGGGGTTTCGTTGTATTAAGCTATACTTCGAGGTCCAGTTCATTGCACCCATAGGGAAATTTTTTGGTAAAATGGCTTTAATATAAAATTTCTGATATAATAAAAGAAAAAAGGAGATTCATATTATGAATTTAATTAGAGTATTAAACAGATGTCCAGTTAAAGAGAAAACTTTAGACCATATGACTGTAGCTACTATTAATTACAATGGTACTGATTATACTGGCTTTAGCGCTTGTTGCGGGGAAGATGAAGAATTCTATTCTCCTAAAATTGGATTTAATATTGCCCATCAGCGGGCTTTAATTGAAGCGGCTTATTGGGCTACTGCTGATGCAGAACGAGAGTGGAAAATTCTGAATAAAGCTTATAAAGATGCTATGTTTAATTTATATGAAGATAAAGACGCTATTGCAGAAGCAGACCCGCAAAATAGATTTAAAAGACAAGTGCGGATGGCCGAGAATAAGTACCGCCGTTATTCCAGAGATTTAAAGATTCTTAGAAACGAACTTAATGAATATCTTAAGGCTCAAGAGACTGTTATCAGTTCTCTAAAGAGACAGAGACAAAATAAGGACGAAAAGGATTAAATTATTTAATCCTTTTTTTAATATCCCTAGGAGGAATTTCTATTAAGTATTTTATTTTAGGAATCCTCTTTGCCACTATAGGAACTTCTTTACTAGATTTATTAGTAACTATTATTACTTATTTTACTGAATTAATTAAGGCTAAGTTTAGCATTAAAATTGGAGAACTTAATGCGGAAATAGCTAAGTTGAATGGTGAAGAAGAACCTACTAGAGTAATTGGTTTTACTCTAGGTGAAGAAGGAGATGAAGAAGAAGATGATTAACTTTTATGATACATCTAGTTTGTTACTAAAAACTAGCTTTGACGATGAAAACAAGTTTTTAGTTTCTTCTATTACAATTAAAGAATTAGAAAATATAAAGACTTCTACTCATAAAAATGAAGAAATTAAGTATTCAGCAAGAAATTTATTAAAATTTTTATATGAAAATACTGATAAGTATGACGTAATTTTACATAAAAGTGCTTATGAATTTCCGATTGTAGAAGCGGATTTCGAGTTGAATAATGATTCTAAAATCCTATCAGATGTTATTTATGCCAACAACAATTTGCATATAGACGATATAGACTTCGTTACAAATGATTTTTCTCTCGCTTTATTAGCAAATCAATTCTTGGGTGATGGCTGCATTAAAGCTATAGCTCCCGCCGAAGAGTATACAGGATATATTGAAGTAAGCGTGAGTGATAGCTCAGTAGCAGATATATATCAAGATAAAAACCCTTATGGTTTGTTATGTGGAGAATACTTGATAGTACGAGAAGAAGATAAAGTAGCAGATGTCTTAGTATGGCAAGGCGACTCGTACAGACACTTAAGTTACAACTCTTTTACTTCTGATTGGTTTGGTGAAGTTATTCCTTATAAAAATGATATTTATCAAAAACTATTATTTGATAGCTTGTGTAACAATACCATGACTATTATTAGAGGTAAAGCTGGAACAGGAAAGTCTTATACTGCAATGGCTTATCTCATGTATGCGCTAGAAAAAGGCATTATAGATAAAATAGTTATTCTATGTAACCCCGTTGCTACTAAAGACTCGGCCAGACTTGGCTTTTATCCTGGATCTAAAGAATCTAAACTTCTCGATTCATAGATTGGTAATTTCTTGATTGGTAAATTCGGCGGCTCTGAAGCAGTAGAGAGATTAATAGAAGAGGGCACTTTGATATTGATTCCTGCTTCTGATTGCAGAGGACTAGATATAGGTAGTAGGGCTGGCGTATATATCACAGAAGCGCAAAATACTACTATAGATTTAATGCAACTTATGCTTCAGCGGATTGGAGAGAATTGTATCTGTATCGTTGAAGGTGATGATAAAGCACAAGTTGATTTAAAGGTATATGAAAATAATAATAATGGTCTGCGGCGGGCCTCGGAAGTATTCCGCGGCGAACCTTACTATGGAGAGGTAACTCTTCAAAATTGTTATAGGTCTAAAATAGCTGCTAGAGCAGAATTAATGTAAGAAAAGAAGCACTTTATGTGCTTCTTTTTTTCTTTTGAAAGGAAGTGAAATAATGTTAAATATTACTAAGAAAACTAGCACAACAAATACTACATCTCTGCCTAATCGTTCAATTAAATATATTGTAATTCATTATACAGCCGGTGTAACTTCTAAAGCTGGTACTGCGGCAAGTACTGCGTCTTATTTTAGTAATGCTAGTGTAAAAGCCTCAGCAGATTTTATTGTGGATGATGGAACTATAGTCTAGTTTAATCCTGATATAGCTAATAGATATGCTTGGCATTGTGGTGGTTCTAAATACGCTACTAAAGGTGGTTCACTCTACGGAGTAGCTACTTTAAAAAATACTATTGGTATTGAGATTTGTTCTACCAATAAAACTGGCAAGATGACATATGCTAATGATTCTAATTATTATTTTAAGGATACTGCGCTTAATAATGCTGTAGATCTAGTGAAATATTTAATGGATAAGTATAATATTGATGTTAATCATGTTATTCGTCATTATGATGTAAATGGTAAATAGTGTCCTGGCATCGTTGGTTGGAACGCAGATACAGGTGATGAAAGTCAGTGGCTAGCTTTCAAAAAGAGATTGACTACCACTACTACAACTAGTTCTAATACCACTACTAATCAGACGAAATCGCAAAAGGAGGAAGAAATCGTGACTCAAGAAGATTTTAACAAGATGATGGATGTATACCTAAAATCTTTAGCCGAAAAGGATCCTAGTTCTTGGAGTAGTGCAGACCGCACATGGGCAGAGAGTAATAATCTTATTACTGGCTCAGATGGCAAAATGCAGTATAAGAAATTCTTAACTCGTGAAGAGTTTGCAGCGGTGCTACATAGATATTATGAGAAATTCAAGTAATAAAGAATTTTCTAAAACACTACTAGTCCAAGAATCTATTTTAATTTGGATTATGACTATATCTTTCATTGCTCTTGCTTTTATCTGTATATTTAAAGGTTATACAGGTTCTTTACCTTGGCTATCTGCAATGTCAAGCTTACCTTGGGGTGCTTACGCAGTAAGTCAAGCTTTTTATTATTCTAAAGCAAAAGCAGAGAATACTGCAGGTGGATTGAAATTTGAGACTATAATGAAAGATATGACTTCTAGCGCTGAAGATTTAGATGATGTTATTCCTGACATCTGATTATTAAGGGCGGAACTTAGTTCCGCCCTTTTTATTTTTATTTGAAATTCTAAAAAATTTGTTGTATAATTATTAAAGAAAAGTGATAGAGAGGACTTCCAATCATTCATTTCTCTTTCACTTAACAAAAATATTATAATTTAGTAAATTTAAAATTTCAATCTAAGGAGGTTTATACCATTAGATGAAAGATAATAAAAATCTATATGATGAAAATTCTATTCAAAGCTTAGATCCTAGGGAGTTTACACGCTTGAGGCCTGGTGTCTACGTAGGTAGCACCGAGTATTCTACACAGCTTTTAATCGAGATTATTAGCAATGCTGTTGATGAATTTCGAGCTGGTAATGGGTCTAAAATTGAAGTAAAAGTAAATGATGATAATGTTATTGAAGTTAGAGACTACGCACAAGGTTTCTTAATTAACAGTGTGCGGGAAGATGGTAAAACTATCCTTGAAGCTAGTTTTAGTGTACTTAATACCAGTGGTAAGTATAGTGAAGATGGCGTATATGAAGGTACCGCTTTAGGTCTTAATGGTATTGGTTCTAAGCTTCCTACCTTTTTAAGTCATTGGCTTGAAGTTACTTCTTATCGCGATGGTAAGATGGAAAAAATCAGATTTGATGAAGGTATCTTTACATCGAGAGAAGTGGCAGATACAGAGCAGCCTTCCGGCACTTATGTAAAATGGCTTCCTAGCGAAGAATTCTTTGACCATCCCGAAGTTAATGAAAAGGTAATTAAAGACTTACTCGAGGTTTTAGTTTGTCTTTGTCCCGGACTTACTATTGAATATACTAGTCATGGAGAAATTACAAAATATTATTCTAAGGAAGGTTTAAAGAATTTAGTAGACAAAGCGGTTAAAGAAAAGGAAATTCTAAAGAATCGTTTTACTATCAATCATACAGAAGGCAAGTATAGTATTGACTTAGTAATGACGTATACTGATTCCTATTCTTCTACTATTGTTCCATATGTGAATACTGGTCTTACTGATTCTGGTCCCCATATTTCTCAGATTAAAACTATTCTAACTAGAGAAATGAATAAGTTCTTTAGAGATAAAGGATGGCTTAAAGATAAGGATAGTAATCTTTCCGGCGATGACTGTCAAGAAGGTATGTATTTAGCTTTTAATATTTCTGCACCTGGTGTTTCTTATGACGCACAAACTAAGTCTAGAATTGTAAAGCTAGATATGAAACCTTTTAACGGGATCATTACTGAATCTCTCCAGTACTGGTTTGCAGCAAATGAAAAAGAAATTAAAAACATTGCGGACAAGGCTTTAAACGCCCGAAAAGCGAGAGAAGCTGCACGCAAAGCTCGAGATGCCGCACGAGATCCTAAGAAGAAAGAAACCGGCCTTAAGGCTAAGATGCAACTCAGTAATAAGTTCATTGATTGTGTGAACAAAAAACCTGAAGAACGCACGCTGCTTATAGTCGAGGGGTTAAGCGCCGGGTCAGCTGCAGTTGAAGCGCGTAATGCCAAGACTGATTGCATCTATATGCTGAGAGGTAAGATTATTAGTCCTCTAAAAGCTAGTTTGGATAAAATTCTAGCTAATCAAGAGATGTCTGATATTATCAGAGTTATTGGTGCAGGATTCGGTGATGCTTTTGACGTTTCCAAGATGAATTTTAATAAGATTGTTATCACCAGTGACCAAGATAGCGATGGAAGTGCGATTGAACTTTTGCTTATTACATTCTTTTGTACTTATATGCGGCCGCTCGTGGAAGCTGGCAGACTATATCGAGCTGTAACTCCTCTTTATATCATTAGACAAAAAGGCGAAGAGTATTATTGTTATTCTGACGCAGAATTGGAGGATTGGAAGAGTCATAATTCTGGAAGTTATGAGTTACTACGAGCAAAAGGGTAAGAGATAGTCTGGCCCTTACTTACTTTTCCCAATGACCATGGGGGTTTGTTTAATAAACAAGCTAACGAGGGAGTCTGACCAAGTAAAGTTGAAGATAATCTCGTGCCAAGTCTCATAATGAGAAAGGTGTATCGACTATTCCCTTTGTCGGGAAGTACTGGTGCTATTGGTACGCACTCTAGTTTTAGGAAACGAAGCTAGTTAAATGAGGAAACGGTAAGCTTTAAGATTTATCTTAAAGAAGAAATAGTCAGTACCATTGGAAACAATGGATTAATATGTAGGCGAATTAAACCCAATCGATTTGCAGAAGGTGTGCTTTGAGAATGAAAGATACAAACAACTAACAATTTCTGATTTAGAAGAAACTATTAAACTGCTAGAAGTTTTAGAAGGTCCTGCGATCGAACCTCGTAGACAATATATCTATGATAATGCTACAGAACTTGGTTTTAGCTTTGATTAAGGAGGGAATTTAATGGCGAATATTACAGAAGTAGATATTTTAGATGAATCGAAAGAATGTTTTTTAACCTATAGTTCTGAGGTACTTACAGATCGTGCGGTGCCAGCCGCAGAAGACGGTCTCCTTTCCGCACAGCGTAAAATCTTGTGGACAATGGAAGATTATTTGAAAATGGATTCTAAAAGCAAGACTAAAAAGTGTAATGCTCTAGTCGGATCTACCCTAGCGACCTCGTATTTTCACGGCGATCAAGCTTGTTATGGCGTGCTTTGTAAGATGTCCCAAGAATTTCTTATGAGGTATCCGCTTATTACAGGTCAAGGCTCTCTTGGTACTCAAGAATCTAATGATATGAAAGCTAGCTCGAGATATACAGAAGCTAAACCTTCTATTTACGCAGACTTGATGATGGGTGATTATAAGAAGAATGTAGTACCAACAAAAGAAACTTACAATGGCGAGTTTATGGAGCCTATTGTTTTGCCTTCTCTTTTCCCTAATGCAATTTGTAATGGTAGACAAGCTATTGGCGTCGCATTATCTCATTCTAGTGTGCCTCATAATCTAACTGAAGCTTGTAACGCTATTACCGCTTATATTGAGGATAAAATCTCGAATGTAGATGAATTAATGCAGTATATGAAGGGACCTGACTTCCCGCTTGGCGGTACTGTCATCAATAGTTCTGTGATTCGTGAAGCTTTTAGAACTGGTAAGTCTAAAGTTTCTCTAAAAGTTCGAGGAAATTATGAAGTAAATAATGATGAAATTATTTTTACTACAATTCCTTATAGAACTTATCGTGATAAAATTAAAGAACAAATCAATAAAAACGTCGAGGAATTAGAAAAGTATTTTGATGATTTCAGTGATGAATCAAATGTAGGTAAGAATAGATTAGTTTTTAAGATAAAAAGCGGAGTTAATGCGGCAAAGGCTTTGAATGTGCTTTTTGCTAAGACCGATTTACAGACTACTGTATCTTATAACATGAATTACATTGTTAATGGTACACCTAAGCTTTGTTCTATGTTGGATCTAGTAGATGCTTATGTTAAACACCAAACAAATGTCCTACTCGCTGCTACTAAGTTTGATAAGGAAAAAGCCGAAGCAAGAGCGCATATCTTAAGAGGTCTACTTGTAGCATTAGATAAAATTAATGAAGTTATTGAACTTATTAAAAAAGCAGAAGGAAAGAAAGACGCTAATGCTAAGTTAGTAGATTTTCTCGGCATTGATGAAATTCAAGCTAATGCCATTCTTGATATGAAACTTGCTAAGCTAACTCGTATTGATAAGCAAGAGCTAGTAGATGAATTAAAGCAGAAGGAAGAGATAATTGAGGAATGTGTGCGGATTTGCGAGGATGAAAGCTACAGAAATCAAGTCCTTATTCAGAAAGTAACGAGCCTTAAAGAGAAATATGGCGACGAGCGCCGCACAAAGCTGGCAGACATCCAAGAAGAAAAGCCTGAAAAAGCTAAACCTGAAATTGTGCCAGAGGATTGTGTTGTAAATATCTCTAAGTCTGGATATATTAAGCGTATTCCTAGTAAGTCTTATAAGACTTCTCGCAGAAATACTGTAGGAGCTAAGAATGAAGATGTCATGGTATATACGGCTAAGACAAATACGGTAGATACGCTTCTTATCTTTTCTTCTGCTGGCAAAATGTATAGACTTCCTGTCGTTGATATTCCTGAAGCTACTAATGCGACCAAGGGTCTATTACTCACGAGTTTAGTCGACTTCGAAGCTGGCGAATCCGCAATGGCTTATACTGTGTTAAATGACAATAGTACACCTAATTATGTATTCTTCGGAACTGCGGATGGTACAGTTAAGAAAGCTAAGTTTGAAGAGTTTACTTCTACTAAGCACTCTAAAGGTGTTAAGGCTCTAAAACTGCGAGAGGGTAATTTCCTCACCTCTGTTGATTTTATGTGTGATGAAGATATTCTTCTTATTTCTAAGAGAGGTATGATTATTCGATTCGCTACAGAAGATATGCCACTTTCTTCGAGAACCGCGATGGGCGTTAAGGGTATTAAGCTTAATGATGGCGATGAACTGGTTGCTTGCGTATCCATTAGAAAGCCTTATCTTGCGGTTGTAACGGCCGATGGCCACGGAAAGCTTGTTGATATGGCGGAGTTTAATACACAAGGCAGAGGTGGTAAGGGAGTAAAATGTACTAATGGAGTTGACATTGGCGGAGTAGCTCAAGTTGACTTAACTAGCGATATCCTCATTACCGGCGACCGCAGTTCTGTACGGGTTTCCGCCCAAGAGTTCCCGCAGTATAGCAAAATGATGCTTGGAAATTTGGTTATTAAGAACAATGATACAGTGACTTCTATTACCGAAATTTAAGGAGGTATTATGTTCGATAAAGAAAAGATTGCAGAATTATATCCAGGCGCAGAAGATCTTATGCTCGAGGCGCAGCTCATTTGGAAGCTGCCTTCGGGCAAAGAAGATATGTTTGAAAAAGTCTGTGAATCTGGAGAATACTTTCTTACAGAAAAGATTGACGGTGCTTTATATCAATTTGTAAAAGTTGAAAATGGAGCATATCTATTCGGTAGAACTATTAGCAAAACTACTGGGTTACTTACTGAAAAACTAGATAATGTACCGCATATCAGAGAAGCGCTTTCTGTGTTACCTTCTTCTACTGTTCTGATTGGTGAAATCTACTATCCGGGCGGAACATCCAAGAATGTAACTAGTATTATGGGTTGTTTGCCGAAGAAAGCAATAGAAAGACAGAAGGATAATCCTATTCATTATTATGTCCATGATATTATTTTTTGTAATGGAGAAGATTTAACTGGAATTGGGGCAGAAGATAGATATAACATTTTAGCTTCTTTGTGGAAAGAATATAACCTTGATTCTTATGATTTCTTGCGGTTGGCCGAGAAAAAGGATGAAGATTTTCAAGCTATTCTCGCTAATATTCTAGCTTCTGGTGGAGAAGGTATTGTTCTTAAAAAGAGGGATGCGGTATATACTGCTGGAAGGCGCCCAGCTTGGAGTAGTATTAAAGTGAAAACTGTAGATACTATTGATTTAGTCTGTGTGGGGCTATGTAAACCCACTAAAGAATATACCGGCAAAGAATTAGAAACATGGCCTTATTGGGCTAGGGGTGAAGAGTTAATTAACGAAAATAAATATGGAGAAGAAGGATGGGAACCGATTACTAAGCCATATTATTTAGGCGTAATTACCTCTATGGAGATTGGCGCATATCATAATGGTAGTCTAGTTAAAATTGGTACCGTATCTTCTGGTTTTACAGATGATGATCGCGCCCAAATGACTTTTTATCCTGAGAGTTTTATCAATCATGTATTTAACTTTTCTTGTATGAGTATTGATAAGAAGGAACATACTCTGCGGCATCCGGTGTATGTAGGTCCTAGACCAGATAAGAATCCGCAAGAGTGTATCCTGGAAGAAGTGTTTAGTTGAATATGGAAAATAAAAATGATATAATTTATTGTGAAAAGTGTAGATGGTGGGCCGCAGAAGAACAAGTTTGTTGTAACGCAGACAGTGAGCATTGCGCAGACTTCACTTGTCCTTATGAATCCTGTTTATACTTTGAATTGAAATAATAAAAAATATATATTATAATAATTACAGAAAGGTTAAGAGATGACTAAGAAACAACTCCGCAAAATCGCGGATGAAATCATCTAGCTAGACAAAGTCTATAATGATGAAGAATCTACCCATGAGTAGAAAGCAAGAGCAGAAAAACGAATGTCACAAATAACTAATATGCTGATGTGTCTACCTAATGGATTAGAATTACTAGATGAAGTCGATTACCTAATAAGTAAAAAATATAATTGATAAAAGGAGAAAATTAACATGGCAATTTCTGAGAATAGCAAGAAGGTTATTAGTATTCTGCAGGCTAATGCAGATAAGGATCTGGTGGCAGCCGATATTGCAGATGCTCTGGGGCTGACTACTAAGCAGGTGAATGGTGCTTTTACTTCTTCTCTGCAGAATAAGAAGATGGGCTACCGTGAGGAGTGCGAGGTTGAGCTGCCTGATGGTACTCATAAGCGTGTTAAGTTCCTGCGGCTGAATGAAGCTGGCATGAACTATGATGTGAACTCTGAGGGTTAATAAAGGAGATAGTAGGGAGAGAATGGCTTAGTTTCATTCTCTCCTTATCTAAAATAAAATATGGATATTTTAGCTTGTATTCTTGCCTTTGCATTTTGTTTTTTAGCAGTTTATGCCTACAGCTTAAAGTAGGATGTTAAAAAAACTGTTAAATTCAATGCAAAGTAGGCAGAAGAAAATAAACAATTAGAATAGACAGCAAATGACTTAAAAAATACAATAGAAAATTTAACTTTAGAAACTTCAAAAGTAAAAAGTGAATTAAAAGATAAGCAAGATTCTTTACTATATATTTCTGATTAGATTATACATTCTGAGAAGCAACAGAAGGATTTAGTAAATGACCAAGCTGAACGCCTAAGAATAGCTGGACAAGCAGAGAAGGAAAAACTACAAAGAGAATATGAAGATTACCGAGAAGAATTAAGGTCAAAACTAGAGAACTTCAAAGATGAAATCTCGTTAAAACAAACTTCTATTTAGAGTGCTATAAAAGAAGAGGAATCTAAGTTAGCAGAATTGCGGGCAAAGTAGGATACGTATCTCTAGGAGCAACAGAGAAAAGAAGAAATGCTTCGTAAGAAAGATTATTATCGTTTATGTATCTCTGATGCGGAAATTGCGGATGTGCAAGCTTTGAGGAACTTTCAATCTACCTTCTCGCGCAAAGAAGCTATAGATAAAATTTTGTGGGATATTTATTATAAACCCGCTTTTGACGTTCTTTCTTCACATTTGTTTGAAGGAACCGGTAAGGTTTGTGGAATTTATAAAATTACTTGCTTAGATATTGATAAAGCTTATATAGGTCAAAGCGTGGATATACGAGAACGTTGGCGGCAACATATCAAGTCTGCTTTATCTCATGAATCTACTTAGAATAAACTATATAAGGGCATGAAGGAATATGGCGTTCATAATTTTACTTTTGAAATATTAGAAGAAGTACCTAGAACGAAGTTGAATGAACGAGAAGTTTATTGGATTGATTTCTATAGAACTCAAGATTTTGGATTCAATGGAAATAAAGGTGGTAGTTAATGGAAATTGAAAATATTTATGCAGATGGTTTTGAAGCAGCGATTCGAGGTATGAGGAATCCTATGAACTCCTGGGACCGCAGTGATTCAGCTTATATTGTAGATTTTTATATGAAATCGTTTAATTCTAAAGTAAAAAGAATTTATGATTTATATGAAAATCCTGATTTTACTTTTGAAGAGTTTAAGAGAAATGGCTCTCTTGAGAGTGAGGTTTATGATTTAGGTTATTTCATTGGGCCTAATGACATGGATTTGGCGTGCCGATTGGTAAAATCTGGAAGTGAGCACCGTAAGTTCCTTAGACAGATTAACGTATCTATGGATATTACAGCACCGATTTATTTCTGGAAGGAAATGGACACCTATAAGCTCGGTACGACGTCGAATAGTACCTCGACAATGCATAAACTTGCTTCCACTCCTATTACTCTTGATTGTTTTGAAACAGATGATTATGAACCTAGACTTGATTTAATTGATGATTCAAATCTCGGTATGAGAGTTGAATGTCTCATTAGTGATTTAGAGCAACTACGCCAGAGATTTAATGAAACAAAAGACAAAAGATACTGGAAGGAACTTGTGCGCTGGTTGCCTGAAAGTTGGTTGCAGACGAGAACTTGGTCAGCAAATTACGAGGTTCTAAGAAATATTTGCCATCAGCGCAAGGGCCATAAACTAAGTGAATGGAAGTATTTTTATGATACTATTGCTACAGAAGTTCCTTATGCAAAGCAATTTATAATTGATTAAAAAATAAATAAATGATATAATAATTAAAAAGATTAAGGAGAAAAAAGAAATATGGCTAAGAATAAGTTTGTAAATAGTGTTTATATTGAAGGTTATCTCTATGAGCATAAGCTTGAGAAGAAGGTTACTGGTCCTAACTCTAAGAAGCCCGGAACCGACTATATTAGAGGTACTATTAGCATTGCCACTGATGAAACCTTTATGAATGTTATTAGTGTTTACTTCTCTTACATTGATAGTTCTAATAATAACTTCTCGATTCTTGATGGTATTGTTTCCGGCCAGTATCCTTATGTGATGAAGGATGGCAAGGAGAATCTTACTTGTCTGAGAGTCAATACCAACATTGCACTGAATGATTTCTATACTAAGGATAATGAGTTTGTTTCCACTAAGAGAAATGAGGGTGGATTTATTCATCTGATTAATCCTAGTGAACTCAAGTCTGATGTCAAAAAGCGGTCTGAGTTTGAAGCAGATATTATTATCAATGGTTTTACTCGAAAGGAAGCCGACGAGAGTAAGAATCTGCCTGAGAAGGGTATCGTGAAGGGTGCAGTCTTTAATTGGCGTGGTGACATTCTTCCTTGTGAACTTAGTGTCCTGAATCCTAGAGCTATTGACTACTTCGAGAGTCTTGAGCCTTCTACTGGAAATCCTGTGTTTACTCGGGTTAAGGGTGTTGAAATTTCTCAGACTACTGTCCGCACTATTGAAGAGGAATCTGCGTTCGGTGAGCCTAGTGTGCGCGAGGTCGTTTCTTCTTATAAGGATTATGTAATTAATTGGGCGCAGCCTGAACCTTATATCTGGGATGATGAGAGTACCATTACTGCTGTGGAGCTGCAGGAGAAGATTACTAAGAGAGAGATTGACCTTGCCGCAGAAAAGAAGCGGACTGAAGATTGGAGAAATTCGCAGAATAATGCTAGCGCATTTACTGTGAACAAGAACGAATACAATTTTTAAGGAGGTTGAATAATGGCTATTAATCTTCTTAGTGTTCAGCCTCATAAGGTTTCTCGAGACCTGAGCGGCTATATTACTTTTTTATTTGGACCTGCGAAAAGCGGAAAGACGACCTTCGGCACTCAAATGCCAGGTCATCTTCTCCTAGCGTTCGAAAGAGGATTATGAATAACGCTTATGTTTCTTCTTATAAAAACAAATATTCTTTAACAGAACTTGGAAAGGATTACCTTCAAAAGCATTTGGAGAAAGGAGAAAGCTATAAAACTATAGCAAAAGAATTTGATATAAATCCTGATACTTTAAGTACTTTAGGTAAAAAAAATATGGTATTCAAAAAGATAATAGAAGAAAATTTTCTTTAAATGAATCATATTTTAAAAAAATAGATACTAAAGAAAAAGCTTATTGGTTAGGATTTTTATCAGCGGATGGCTCAATTAGCGAAGATAGGGGTCGAGTAGATATTACTTTGCAGCCTCAAGATGAAGAGCATTTAGAAAAATTCTTAAAAGCTGTTGGCTCTAATAAAAAAGTAACTCATAGTGCTTCGCAAAAGGGTAAATTCCCAAATGTTTATGTTCATCTTAATAGTGTTAAAATGGTAAAAGATTTAGTAGTTTTAGGTTGTCATCAAAATAAAAGTTTAGACTTAGAATATCCTACAGAAGGAAAAAGTACCTAAAGATTTACAACTTTATTGGATTCTAGGATATTATGATGGAGATGGCGGGATTACTTATTCAGAAGATACTAAAAGATATAAAACATATTTTACAGGAACTTATGAAGTAATTTCTAAAATTAATGAATTTTTGGGATATAATAATTCTATTCGCCAAGAACACAGATGTACAAATAATACTTATAAAGTTGAATATACAGAAGGAAAAACAGATGAATGGCTTAGTAAAGCTTATGATTCTGATACTAAAAAGTTTTGTTTAAAAAGAAAATTAGATAAATTTGAAAATGCGTTTACAGTCCGTAATACAAAGTGATTTGTATTAACGCCAAGAATTGAACTGCGGGAAACCCCTTAGAGCTTTAATAACCAAACTATCATAGTAATATAGATAGTGGCGAAGGTAATGACTAAGGTATGGTAAAATCATTAAAGATTGGGCAATCCGCAACGAAGCTTCCAACTTGGAAGAACGCTCAACGACTATCCAAATGGCGACGTGAAATACGTCTATAGGAGTAGGGCCTTAATGGTGGGTGAGAACCCCTTAAATCGAAGTGGTTCGCTTCTTTAAAAAAGAAGAAAGATATAGTCTATTCTTATAGGAAACTATAAGTAGTAAAGATAACGCAATACCGGGCGCGATGGCTCAAGACATTACATCTTGGGGCGAGATGAAACAAGTCTTGCGAGAGCTGAAAAAGCCAGAAGTTAAAGAAACTTTCCAGAGTGTTATTGTGGATACCGCTGATATTGCTGCTGATATGTGTCAGAAGTATATTTGTAATCAGCTTGGAATTGACAATATCGGGGACGGCGGATGGACTAATAATGGCTGGAGTAAATATAAAAAGGAGTTCGAAGACACTTTTAGATCTCTGGCTCAAATGGGATATGCAATCGTGTTTTTGTCCCATGACAAGGAAAAGACGGTTAAGCCGCAGAACGGAGCTGAATATCAGCAGATTGGTTCCTCTATTCAGAGTTCTGCACTTTCTATCATCGAAAATATGAGCGATATTATTGCTTATGCACATCCTAAGATGCTAGCAGATGGTACATCTCGCATGGTACTTACTCTTCGCTCCCCTGATAATAGTATTCGATGCGGTTGCCGCTTTAAGTATATTGAACCCGAGATTGACTTTTCTTACGAAGCTCTCGTTTCCGCTCTTAACAAGGCTATTGATAAAGAAGCAGAAATGACTGATGGTAAATATGTTACTAATGAAAAACAGCAGATTACTGCCGCTAAGGAATATGACTTTGAAGGCATGATGAGTGAGTTCCAAAGTCTCGTTGGTACGCTTATGGAGCAGAATCAGTCTAATGCAATGAAGATTACTGCTCTTGTTGAGAAATATCTTGGTAAAGGTAAGAAAGTTGGAGATTGTACTCCTTCTCAGTGTGAGCAATTAGAGCTGATTCTTTTGGATATGAAAGATATGGTTGAATAAAATGAGAAAGCAAGGGCTTTGAAGCTCTTGCTTTTCTTATTATAATATGATATAATATTTATATAAATTAAATGGAAAGGAGGAATATGTATGGCCAAGCATCTCGTTAAATGTCTGTATTGTGGCGAGCAAATGGATGTAAATAGCGAGGAGTATGTAAAACCGAGATCGAATAGATATGCCCATAAAGCTTGTGCGGAAAAGGGTATAAAGATTAAAACCCCAGAAGAGCAAGATCTTGAGAATTTGTATAGTTATATCAAGCAATTATTTGGTTATGAAACTATACCAGCAGTAGTAACAAAACAAATTAAGCAATATGCTAAAGAATATCATTATACTTATTCTGGGATGCTTAAAACTTTAGTTTATCATTATGAGATTAAACATGGCGATTTATCTAAAGCAGAAGGTAGAGTAGGAATTATCCCATATCAATATGACGATGCAGCTAGATATTACTACTCTATATGGCTCGCGCAGCAGCAGAATGATAGTATAGATTTGGATGAATATATACTTCCGACTAAGACCATTCATATATCTTCTCCTGAGCGAGAAATAATGAAACGGAGAAATAATTCTTTTTCTTTCCTAGAGGAGGAGTGAAATGAGCGATTACATTGATACTACTGCTGTTATTCAGGTAATTGGATGCGTGTTAAATACTCCTTCTATCTTGGATGAAACAGATAAATATACTATTACTGATGAAGATTTTGCACAAGAGTTTCATAGAATTGTCTTTGGTAGTATTTATAATATTCATTCTAGTGGTAATGACGTCACAATAGATAGTATTATAGATTATTTAAGCAACAGACCGAAATATGATGCAATCTTTCATCAGAATAAAGGTCCTGAATATCTAGTTAAAATTTCACAAATAGCTACTCAAGATACTTTTAATTATTACTACAATAGATTAAAGAAATTCACTCTTATGCGGGCGTATGATAATTTTGGCTTAGATATGCGTCAGTTCTATGACCCAACTAATGTGTTAGATACAAAAAAGAAGCAACAGCAAGAAGATTGGTTAGATAACATTTCACTTGCGGGAATAGCTGAAATGATTGATGCTAGTATTGATGACATTAGACTAAGATGTGTTGATGACGACGGGACTGAAGGTTATCAAGCTGGTGATGATATTCTCGCGCTTATCCAGGATTTGGAAAAACATCCAGAAGTTGGAATTCCGCTCTACGGGCCTCTTATTAATACAGTTACTAGAGGCGCGAGACTTAGAAAATTTTATCTTCGGTCAGCAGCTACAGGGGTAGGCAAAACACGCACTATGGTGGCAGATGCCTGTAATTTTGCGTGTAACGAAATCTATGAGCCTGACTTTGGTATGTGGATTAGAAATGGTAAATCTCAGCCAACTCTTTTTATCGCTACAGAACAAGATAAAAGTGAAGTACAAACTATGATGTTGGCTTTTGTTTCTGCTGTTAATGAAGAGCATATCCTGAATGGTCAATATGAAGATGGAGAAAGAGATAGAGTAATCAAGGCGGCAGAAATTCTTAAGCAAGCTACATTATGGATAGAAGAACTACCAGATTTTTCTCTGCAAGATATCGAAAACAAAATTAAAAAAGGCATTAGAGATCACGACGTAAAATACGTGGTTCAATAAAGTGAGCCAATGAAAAACTTTTCCAGCTACCACTGGGGTTTGTTTAATAAACAAGCTAACGGGGAAGCCTAAACTAGTAATAGCATGGTAATCCCGTGGGAAACTTTGGACAGAAATAATCAAAGTTGTTGTGACTATTTTCATATATAGTATAAATAAAAAAAGGAGAGTTACAATAATGGGAATTATTTATTGTTTTACCAATCTTATTAATAATAAAAAGTATATCGGACAATCAATTCGAGAAGATAACACTAGATATAATAATCATATTTATGATTCAAAACATGAAAAAAGCTCTGGATATGAATATCCTTTACATAGAGCCATTCGGAAATACGGCATTGAAAATTTTAAATATGAAATTTTAATTAGTGGAATTGATGATATAAATATCCTTAATTAGTTAGAAGTATATTATATACAAAAGGAAAATAGCCAAGTACCAAACGGATATAATATTGCAGATGGCGGCAAAAATTGTTCAATTCCTAAGACAGAAGAACAAAAAGAAAAAGCTACATGGTCGCAAGCTAAATTAACTAAAGAAGAAATTATTGAATTAAGATTGGCGTATTAGAGAAAAGAAAGCCCGAAGAAGATTTATAATGAAAAATATAAAGATAGATTACATTATAATTCTTTTTTAAATATTTGGTCTGGCAGACGATACAAAAATATTATGCCAGAAGTACTAGAAAATGGGCGTCACACTAAAATGACTTTAGAGTTAGCTAATGAAATAAGAAATATTTATCAAACTGAGAAAATTTCTTATCAGAAGTTAGCTGATAAATATGGAGTATCTAAAAGCACAATAGCGGATATTATCTCTAATAGGACATGGAAAAATGTCTAAAGAACCTGTATCGACTATTCCCGAGGCCTTCTGGGCGGGGAAGTAGGGCTGTTATTGGTACACAGCGAGATTTTAGGAAACGAAGTCTCTGAAAACCGAAAAGGTTTCCTTCCAAAACGGAAGTAAAATATAGTCAGTTCTTATTGAAAAATAAGAGGAAAAATGTCACGATTACATTCATACTAGCTTAAAAATCTTAAGCGAGATTACGAGGAAGAGTGGCGGTGTTAGGTTGCGTGAGGACAATGTTCTTTTTATGCTTTCAGCTCGTTTAAAAGATATTGCTAATACTTATGGTGTTTTTATTTTATCGGGCACTCAGCTTAATGGTAGCTATACAGATAGCGAGACTCCTGACCAAAATTTACTTCGAGGTGCAAAATCGATAGCGGACAAGATTGATGTCGGTATGATTCTATTGAACGTAAAAGACGAAGATCTCGTTAAATTAGAACCAGTTCTTGCTTCTGGCAGATTTAAAACTCCAAATATTAAAATGTCAGTTTATAAAAACAGAAGAGGTAGATATAAAGGAGTTTATCTCTGGTGTTATGCCGATTTAGGAACTTGTAGAGTAAAACCGATGTTTGCAACTACTTATAATCACGAAATGGTTAGTATTGAAGATATTAAAATTATGGTGGATGATGATGCGCCACCTTGGGAGGAATAATATGGATTTAGATAAATTTGTTTAGATGCTTAACTCGCATCTCTGCCTAGAAAATAAATTTACAGTTCAAGAATTCACTGATTTATTGAGCGAGTATGAAGCAGAAGGCGGTAAATCAGACGCTTTGCTTCTATCTTTATATTATATTATAATGGCTATAGACAATAGAAGTGCTAATAATGTTGCTTATTGGAAAGGAAGAGCAGAAGCATATTAGACTATTTTAGAACAATTCTTTGACCAAAATGATATGATGATGTAAAGGAGAATATATTATGGGTGTTGAATATAAGATGTCTAAGGAAACTTATGAAGGTATCCTGAAAACTCGCAAGAGTGAAACTGAAAAGCGCAAGAATCCTAAGGATTATGTCATTGATTATCTGAATAAAACTGCTGGAATTAAGGGAGAAATTACCAATCTGATTGTCGGCTAAACTATGGCTGGATATTATAATAAGGATACAATAAAAAGCCAACTAGAAATCGAACAAATATACGATTTATTGGTACAGCTTGGTGGAGAACCCGAATATGTAGAAACTGGATTAATTTCTCAGACTATATGTCATAATCGACCTGGAGAAGGTTCCCGCAAGTTGTATTATTATGAAAATAGTAAACTTTTTAATTGTTATTCAGGTTGTGAAGAACCTAGTTTTGATGTGTTTCAACTTGTTATTAAAACTGCTAAGATTCAAAGAAATTTAGACTATGAACTATATGATGCAATGTGTTATATAGCTGATTTCTTTGGACTTGCGGAGGCTCCTAGACCGAAGGAGTATAATAACGAGTTAAAAGACTGGAAAATCTTTGATAGATATGACTATTCTACCGAGAAAACTCAATTAGTACAGCTTAAGGAATATGATAAGTCTATTCTTAATAGATTTAATTATCCTAGAATCTTAAATTGGGAAGCAGAAGGAATAAGTAAAGAAATCTGTAAAAAATATATGATAGGCTACTATCCCACGCATGAGCAAATTACAATTCCACATTTTGATATTTCTGGTAGATTAGTCGGGATACGCGGCCGCAGCTTGGCGGAAGATGATGCTAACCGATATGGCAAATATAGACCTCTTACTATAGATGGTAAGACTTATAGTCACGCATTATCTATGAATCTATACAACCTTAACTTTAGCTTTAAGGCGATTCAGACCGCCAAGGCCGCAATCGTGTATGAAAGCGAAAAAAGCTGTATGAAATCAAGATGCTTGTATGGGGACTCTGATATTTCTGTTGCTTGTTGCGGCAGTAGCTTATCGGCATATCAAGTCGAGATGCTATTACAACTTGGGGTTAGAGAAATCATTATTGCTTTTGACCGGCAGTTTCAAGAGATTGGCGACGAAGAATTTAAACGTCTAAAGCATAAGCTAATAGGATTTCATAACAAGTATAAGAATCGAGTCAAAATTACTTGTATCTTTGATAAAGGTATGCTTACAGACTACAAAGATTCCCCTATCGACCAAGGTAAAAGTATTTTTGAAGAATTACTAAATAATAGATTTATACCCACAAACAAAAATGATTAATTTATTTAAGAGTTTTTTAAAATAAATTGTGGTGTTTTGGAAGGAGAGACAAGATTGAAGTATTAGCTAATAAATCCAATAAATAAAGAATATACACCAATCGTTTAGGTATTAACAAATCGAGGAATTGAATATGATGAAGTTTCTCATTATCTAAACACCACAGATGAAGATATTTATTCTTCTCTTCTGCTTGATAGAATTGATGAAGCTGCTAAAATGTTAGTAAAGCATTTAGCTGATGATAAACTGATTTATGTGATTGTTGACGCTGATTGTGATGGTTTCACTTCATCTGCTATCTTGCTAAATTATTTACATGAGTGGATGCCAAGTATAGTTGAATCTAAGTTTTATTATGTATTTCATCCCGGCAAGCAACATGGTATTGATGTTTCTTAGATTAAAGAAGGAACTGGCCTAGTGATTGCCGCCGACTCTAGTAGTAATGAAGTTGAAATTCATAAGGAACTTTTTGAGCAAGGTATTGATGTACTTATACTGGATCACCACCACGCAGACAGTATTTCAGAATACGCTTGCGTAGTTAATAATCAACTTTGTGATTATCCTACTAAATCTCTTTCGGGCGCTGGAATTGTTTACAAATTCTGTCAATATTTGGATACGCTCCGAGAAGAAAATAAAGCTGATTTACAGCTTGATTTAACTATGTTAGGCATCACCGCTGATATGATGTCGCTACGAGACATGGAAACCCGCCAGATTATTTCAAAAGGAATCGCATAGATTCGTAATCCATTTCTGGCTGGTATGGTAGAGAAGAATGAATACTCAATAGGAAGTGCAGTTACTCCAATAGGAATCGCATTTTATGTGGCTCCTTACGTTAATGCAATTACGAGAGTGGGAACATTAGAAGAGAAAATAACTTTATTTGAATCTATGCTTGAATGGAAAGCATATGAGGAAATACCATCTACTAAACGTGGATGTAAAGGTTTGTTTGAATCTAGGGTTGAACAAGCTATTAGGACCTGCATTAACGTGAAAAATAGGCAGACAAGACTTAGAGATGATAGCTTAGAAGCAATAGAAAATAAGATTGAAGAAGAGAAGCTACTAGATAAAAAACTTCTTATTATTAAATTAGATAATATTTCAGTTGATCGTTCTATTGCCGGATTAATAGCAAATTAGCTAATGTCTAAGTACCAAAGACCTACAGCTATTCTTAGTCCTTATGAATCAGAAGAAGGATTAAAGTGGGAAGGTTCTGCTAGAGGCTACGATAAATCTCAATTAAAAGATTTTAGAACCTTTTGTGAAGATTCCAATTTAGTCTATCTTGCGCAAGGACACGCAAATGCTTTTGGATTAGGTATCCTTGATTCTAATTTTGAAGCATTTATGGAATATGCTGAAAAGGAATTAGAAGATATAGAGTTTGAACCTTCATATCGAGTTGACTATATTTTTTCTGCCAATGATTTTAATTCCGCTATGATTCTTGATATTGCAAGTTTAAAACCTTGGTGGGGCCAAGATATTGACGAAGCCTATGTAGCAATAGAAGGAATTAAAGTGACAAGAGATAATTTATATCTGATGTCGCGTGATAAAAATCCCACTTTAAAGATAAATTTACCGAATGGAGTTAGCTGCATTAAATTTAAGTCAAGTGAGGAAGAGTTTAATAAACTATTCTCTGAATCCGGTTGTGTTGTTATCAATGTCGTAGGTAAATGTGAAGCAAATGTATGGAATGACATGGTAACACCCTAGATTATCATTGAGAATTATGATATTATGGAAACTCAGCAATTTTATTTTTAATCTCAATAGCGCAACCGACTTAAACGAATAAGGGATAAACCCTTAAACATTTAAGAAAGGAAGCAAATTTAAATGAAACGCTTTATTACAGTATTTTTATGTTTGGTGATTGCGGCCGGAGCTTGTGTGAGCGCAGGAGCTGCCTATGGTATTGAATATAATGGAACTACTTATACTTATAGTGACATTAATAATCTCGCTTCTATGGCATATACGCAAGGCCAGAAAATGGAAGCGGCACACGCTATGGCAGAGGCCGCCCGCAAGTTAGGCTATGATGAATCTCATTCTACTATTGTTTTAGCGAAACAAGAATATAATGACGCTAAGGCTTTGAAGAAGGGATACCAAACAACTTATGATTCTTTAGTAGCTGATTATAATAGCCGTTGGTCTTTAAAGGAATCTCAATATCCTTCTGCTACTTATGTTTGGAGATATTTAACTGAGACTCTGGGATATAATAACTACGTCGCCGCAGGAATTATGGGTAATATGATGGGCGAGTGTGGTGGAGGCACTTTAAATCTCAAGTATTGGGTTACTAGTAGCAGTGGTAGCTATTATGGTCTTTGCCAGTGGTCGAGAGGTTACTCTGGAGTTTGGGGCGCTTCATTAGAAGGGCAGTGCGCTTTTTTAGCTAATACAATTTCTTACGAGCTAAATACTTATGGTAGAGCTTATGCAAGCGGTTTTAATTATTCTAAATTCTTGAATTTAACTAATGAACAGCAAGCAGCTAAAGCCTTCTTTAAGTGTTATGAGCGAGGAGCAGCTAGTACTTGCTCAGCTCGTATGAAGTATGCAACAATAGCTTATAATTATTTTGCAGCTTAATATTAAGGGACTAGGAAACTAGTCCCTTTTATTTTTTATCTAGGGTAACAGGTATATCGGGGCGCATACAGTAGTTAAATCCATAAACCTCAGATTAAAAATGGCTTAGGGAAATTTTTACCCAAAATTGTAATAAATTACTTTATATGATATAATATTTATATGAAATAAAGGAGATTTTAATTATGGATTTTAGAGAAGTAGAAAATAAGATTAAAGGTTATGGGTTTGACAGCTTATGCTTGAGATACAGAATCGCACGAGAAGCACAAGCTAGATATGAAGCCCATAATCTATATAATGGAGATATGGAGGCTTCTATGCGTGTAGCTCGCCAAGATATGTTAAAATTTTTCCAGATTCTTGATGATTTAGTTGGGGAGCATGACTAAATGAAAAGTAGAAAAAGAAAAGCAACAGCAGACGATTATGCAATGTTTACGTATGAATGGATCAACCATATAGCTGGAGAAGAGGGCTATAAAGCTTATTGCTCACTTTTAGAGGGAAAAATTAATTATGAACAATTTGATGAATATTTAAATATGGCAATAGATAGAAAAGAAAGGAGGGAGAAACTAAACCATGGTTCTAGTCACTAAACAAGAAGAAGGTTTAAAGATCGCTGTAGCCAGATATAGAGCAGGAGAAAGATATACTTGCATATCTGGTTACGCCTGAACTGGAACGGGGAAGTCAACCTTGGTTAAATTCATTATCGCAGCATTGAATTTAGACCCGGAAAGCGTGGCTTATATTTCTTTCACTGGTAAAGCTGCTCAAGTTCTAAGACAAAAAGGTAATCCTAATGCCACAACCGCACATAAGCTACTTTATTTTTCTAAGAGAATGAAAGATGGTAGATATGCTTTTATCCCTCGAAAGTCTATAGATAATTATAAACTTATTGTCGTAGACGAGGTTTCTATGCTACCTAAAAAAATGTGGGATTTACTTCTATCGCATCATAAATACGTAATAGCTCTAGGGGATCCTGAGCAACTTCCTCCTATAGATAAGACACAAGATAATCATGTTCTTGATACGCCTCATGTTTTTTTGGATGAAGTGATGCGACAAGCAAAAGGAAGTGAAATTGTGCGGTTGTCCATGTGGATAAGAGAAAATAAGCCAGTTAGTATGTTTCCTTTTGCAGGAGAAGAAGTACAGTATTTTAAAGCAAAAGACTTAAGTATGGGTATGTTACTTTGGGCCGACCAGATTTTATGTGCTACTAATAAAACCAGAAATCTACTTAATAGTACTGTGCGGGAGGCGCTAGGTTATGGGCCTCTACCCGACGAGAAAGATAAACTTATATGTCTACATAACCATTGGGACTATGAATCTGCGTCTGGCGAATGGGCACTTACTAATGGAGTTATCGGTAGGATAGAGAACTATAATATAGTTACAGAGCGGTCTCCAACTTTTAGAAATCTTGATTCTAAGAATGTAGATATTATGTATACTGATATTTTATTAGAAGATGGAGATAGATTTGTTAATTGTCCTATTGATTATAATTGTTTGCTTACTGGACAACCAGCTTTTACTCCTAAAGAATTATATATTCTAAATAAGAACAAGCCTAAAGACGAAGATATGCCTTGTTTTACTCCTCCTTATGAGTTCGCTTATGGGTATTCAATGACGACTTGGAAGGCGCAGGGGTCCCAGTGGAATAAGGTTACCGTACTAGAAGAAGGATTTCCTTATGATAAAGATGAGCATCGTCGCTGGTTGTATACTAGTTGTACGCGTGCAAGTAAGCGTCTTACCTTGATTGGTCAGTGATTTGAACTTCATAGAAAAATATGATATTATATCTATAGAAAGGATGTGAAAGGTATGGATTACCCTGGCAGTTTGCATAATCATACTGGATATAGTAATCTTCGACTTAGAGATTCTATCATTATGCCAGAAGAATTAATTGATTATGCTATCGAGTTAGGACATGAAGTAGTCGCTATTACTGAGCATGAATGTATTAGTAACGCAGTAAAAGTAGAAAAATATTATGAAAAAATTAAGAAAACACATCCTGATTTTAAAGTAATTCTTGGAAATGAAATCTATCTATGCCGAAACGGATTAAAAGCTCAAAATTTTGATAAAACCTCTGACAAATACTGGCATTTTATTCTTTTGGCAAAAGACGCTATCGGTCATCAGCAGATTAGAGAAATTTCAACGAGAGCTTGGATGCGTTCTTACATGACAGGCCGCACAAGACGAGTTCCTACATATTATAGCGACTTAGAAGAAATCATTGGCCAGAATAAAGGACATATTATCGGGAGTACTGCCTGCTTAGGTGGAGTTCTACCTACCCAAATCCTAAAGTGGAAAGAACTTCCTACCGATGAGCTGTATTCCAAAATCTGCCATTGGTGTCAAAATATGGAAATGCTCTTCGGAAAAGGAAATTTCTTTCTTGAACTTCAACCTTCTGCTTCCGAAGAACAAACGTTTGTAAATCGAGAATTGATTACTCTATCTGAAAAGTTAGATATTCCTTATATCATAACAACAGATAGTCATTATCTCAAGAACGAAGATAGATACGTCCATAAAGCTTACTTAAATTCTGAGGATGGTGAGCGAGAAGTTGATGCTTTTTATGCTACGACTTATATGATGGATACAGAAGAATTAGAGTCTCGCCTCGCTTTAACAAAAGAAGAGTTAGAAAAAGCTTACTCAAATATCCGCAAGATTAAAGATATTTGTGAAGATTATAGTTTGCGGAAACCGCTTAAAATTCCTGAGCTGGCTTGGAAGATACCAGAATACGTGTCAACCGCAGATAAGGATTTCTATATTAAGAAAATTCCTTATTTATTTGAATTCATTGCTTCTGATTATGAAGGCGATAAAATACTCGCAAATGTTATTATTCAAGCAATTAAAAAGGAAATTACTTATCAAAATCAAGAAACTTATGACGCTGTAAATGAATGTTTGCAGATGACATGGGATTCTTCTATTGTTAATAAAACGCATTGGAGCGCATATTATCTAAATCTGCAAAAGATTATTGATACTGTGTGGGAAGCTGGAAGTCTAGTTGGACCAGGCAGAGGCTCGGGTGTTGGCTTTATCCTACTGAATATGATGGGGATCACCCAGATAAACCCATTGCGCGAAACCACTAAAACTTTCGCTTGGAGATTAACCTATAGGTTTAAAGGTCTCCTAAGTATGGTGACATACTTATAAAAAACCTCGTGAACGCATGAAAAAGCGGTGTGAAATTATGCTAAATAATTTTGCTAACGGTGGACAGTTTTAATTAAACTCAATACCGTGCTTTTTACTTTCTATTGAGTAGTCAAAGGAAAGTAAGGAGTGTATCGACTATTCCTGATGAGTGTAAGGAAGTAGGGTAGATTTTATCACTATCCGAAGCGCGAGGACTCTCCTTTATTTTCCTTAATATAAGGAGGAAGATAAAATGGGATATATTTATAAAATTACAAATTTAATTAATCAAAAAGTCTATATAGGTTAGACCGTTAAAACGGTAGAAAAAAGATTTTAGCAGCATAAAAGTAATAGTAATAAAGAATATTTTTCTCAAATAGTTTTATATAAAGCATTTAACAAATATGGAATTAATAATTTTAAATGCGAAAAAGTTGAAGAAGTTGATAATCAATATTTAGATGAAAGAGAAAAATATTGGATAGAATATTATGATAGTTATTTTAATGGTTATAATAGCACTTTAGGCGGACGAACAGTTCAATTATATAATTGGGATATAGATGATATTATTGAAAAATATATGAAATTAAAATCTGCTAGAAAAGTGGCTTTAGAGATTGGATGCGACCATTCTTCGATTGACAGAATCTTAAATGAAAATGGAATTAAACGTTTTACTCCAGGATAGCAACAATCTAAACCATTATTTTTAATTGATAAAAATAATAATACCTATGAATTTGAAACCACAAGAGAAGCTGCTGAATGGTTAATTAAAAACAAATATACTAAAATGACCAATCTAAATTCTGTAAGGCAAGAAATATGCGACAGAATTAGGAAAGGTAAAAAGTATTTAGGATTTTAGGTGTTTTATAAAGGAGAGTAAGATATAGTCAGCTCCACTGGCGACAGTGGAATAAGTGTTTTAAATCCTAGCCGAGTTTCTGTGTTGGATGTAGATATAGATGTCGAGGGATCTCGTCGTCAAGATATTTTAAATAAGCTTAGAGAAGTTTATGGTGAAAATAGAGTAGCTAATGTTATTACTTTCGGTACAGAAAAGCCTAAAGCGGCTATCCTGACGGCCGCACGAGGCTTGGGTATAGACGTTGAGGATGCCCAATATATTTCTTCTCTTGTTCCAGAAGATAGAGGAATATCCAGAACTCTTCATCAATGTTATTATGGAGATAAAGATAACGATTATGCTCCAGTAAAGCCTTTTGTAGATGAAATGAACGCAAGACCAGAGCTTTGGAAAATTGCAAGAAGTATAGAAGGTTTACCTTGTAGAATGGGAGTTCATGCCGGCGGGGTTATTTTCGTCGATGAACCATTTACGAATACAACTTCTTTAATGCGCGCTCCTGATGGAACTATAGTTACAGCTTTTGACCTGCACGATAGTGAGGAGTGTAGTCTTATTAAATATGATTTGTTGAGCGTTGAAGCTGAAGATAAAATCCATATTTGTCTTGACCTATTATGCGATGCTGGAATAATTGAACGTAAAGCCACTCTTAAAGAAACTTATGAATCCACTGTTGGTATTTACAATCTTGAAAGAGATGACCCTGAAATGTGGAAAATGGTATGGAATCATCAAGTTATTTCGCTATTTCAGATGGAGAAACAAAGTGGTATTCAGGGTATTGCTCTTACTAAGCCTAAAAGCGTTGAGGATTTAGCTCACCTTAATTCTGTAATTCGTCTTATGGCTCAAGAAAAAGGTGGAGAACAACCTCTTCATAAATTTGCAAGGTTTAAGAATGATATTACTCAATGGTATGAGGAAATGGATGAATATGGTTTAACCAGACAAGAGCAAGATTTGCTAAAGCCATATCTTTTAAGCTCGTATGGGATTGCAGAATCCCAAGAATCATTCATGCAGCTAGTTCAGATTCCCGAATGTGGTGGATTTGACTTAAACTGGAGTGATCGTCTCCGCAAGAGTATTGCAAAGAAAAATCCAGCCGAGTTTGAAAAGCTGGAAGAAGAATATTTTGAACAAGTTAAAGAGAAGAATTTAAGTAAGAATCTCTGCAACTATGTTTGGAAGGTTTTAGTCTCCACTAGCCGAGGTTATGGGTTCAACTTATCTCACACACTCGCTTATTCACTCGTGGCTCTCCAAGAAATGAATTTAGCTTATAAATATCCTACAATCTATTGGAATTGCGCTTGCTTAATTAATGATAGTGGTTCAGTAGGAGAAGATAGTTCTAGTAATTATGATAAAATGGCTAGTGCTATTGGCAAGATGAAAGAAGCAGGAGTCCAAGTTAGTTTACCTGATATCAATAATTCTAGTTTTGGCTTTGTTCCTAATGCCGAAGAAAATAAAATTTACTTTGGGTTAAAGGGAATAGCAAATGTAAATGATGGGTTAGCTAATCAAATTATCGAAAATCGACCTTATAATTCTATGTTGGATTTCTATTATAGAGTTAATCCTAATCGTAAAGTTATGGTTGAATTGATTAAAGGCGGAGTTTTTGATAGCCTAGGACCTCGTTACCGCACAATGGTAGAATATATCTGGGAAACTTGTGATAAGAAAAAACGTATCACGATGCAGAATTATTCTAGTCTGCGGAAATACGATCTGATTCCGCAGGATAGCGAGGAATTTGTGATTTCGTCTCGGGTGTATGAATTTAATAGATACTTAAAAGATACTTGCAAAGTTGGAGAATATTATCAGCTTGACGAAAGAGCGGTTAATTTCTTAGTATCCACTAATATTTTAGATGGCATCCCCGTGGGTTATTTAATGCCGGTTAAAGATTGGAATAAAACCTACCAAAAATATATGGATGTTTTTAGAAATTGGATGGCGGAAAATCAAGAAGAAATTTTGGATGCTCTGAATACTTCCATATTTTTACAGGATTGGGAAAAATATGCAACCGGCAATTTGTCCGCATGGGAAATGGAAGCTGTGTGTTTCTACGCGCATGAGCACGAGCTCGCGCACGTTAATAAATTTAAATATGGTTTGTCTGATTTTTATTCTTTACCAGAAGAGCCTGTGGTTAAAGATGTGATTAAACGAGGAGATTTTACAATTCCTATCTATAAGTTAAATTGCATCTGCGGGACTTGTATTGCAAAGAATAAAGCAAAAGGAACTGTGACTCTACTGACTACTGATGGCGTTGTACCTGTCAAATTCCGCAAAGAATATTTTGCTTTATTTGATAAACGTATTTCTCAACGTAGAGAAGATGGAACTAAAAAGATAGTTGAATCTAGTTGGTTCAAGCGCGGTGAGAAGATTCTGGTTAGTGGAATCAGAAGAGGAAATGAATTTGTCGCTAAGAAGTATGCTTCCGGTGGATTAGAGCATCAGCTTTATCACATTGATTCTATTGATGCAGAAGGTAACTTAGAACTTAGAAGTGAAAGGTATAAAGGGGAGGAAGAACAAGATGATGATTAAAGTAATTGCGATTTGCGGGAAAGCAGGTTCTGGGAAGGATGCAATCTTGAATGAACTCGCTAAGCTGTCTAATAGCTTTCATAAGATTATTAGCTATACTACTCGACCTATCCGGGAAGGAGAGAAAGAAGGCGAGAATTATTTTTATCTAACTAACGAGCAATTTCAAACTGCCATTTCTTCTGGTGAAATGCTAGAATGGACTAGATTTAATAACTGGAACTATGGTACTAGCATTGAAGAACTCGACGAAGATAAAATCAACATTGGAGTTTTTAATCCTTATGGAATCTATAATCTAAGTAAAAATCCTAATGTCAAGCTTAGTATCTATAAAATTAACTGCTCTGATAAGACTAGACTTCTTAGACAGCTTAATAGAGAAAATAATCCTGATGTGAAGGAGATTATTCGCAGGTTTTCCGCAGATGAAGAAGATTTCCTCTTTCTGTCTAATTCTGATGTATCCGGTATTATTCCCATTGAAAATGAAGGAGTTACACCTCTTGCTTCCGCACTGAAAATTGCTGAGCAGGCAAATGTAATTAAGTGACTTATATGATTTTTTAAAGTATAATATAACTTATAGAAAGCAAAGGTGATTAACTATGTATATTGTGAAACGTAGCGGTGAAACCGTTGAGTTTGATAAAAATAAGATTATCAATGCTATTAACAAAGCATTTGTAGAAGTTGATGGCACTTTATATGAAGATGAAACAGCACAAGAAATCGCTAATGATATTGAGAAAGAAATCAACAAGTCTCCTGCTAATGTAACTGTTGAAATGATTCAAGACTGGGTCGAAGATGAATTAATGCAGTCTGAACGCAGAGACGTAGCTAGAGCTTATATTAGATTTAGATATAAGAAGGAAGTAGCTAGGGATGTAAAAGCGGATTTCTTTGATGCTATTGGCGAAAAGCTTTCTGCTTCTAATATCCAAAACCAAAATGCGAACGTAGATGAAGCTTCTTTCGGAGGCCGTATCGGTGAAGCTTCTAGCGTTATGACTAAACAATATGCTTTAGATTATATTGTATCTAATATGGCAAAGCAGAATCATTTGAACAATGAAATTTATATTCATGATTTAGATAGCTACGCAGTCGGGATGCACAACTGCTGTGCACGAGAGACAAAATTCATCACTAAAGATTTCGGAGTTCATTCTTTTTCTGACCATGAAGATGGTGATAAAATAGTAGTGTTAAGCCATGATGGTAGCTTTAATAACGCTACAGTTAAAAAATTTGGAGTTCAAAAGTTGAACAAGGTTACTTTTTCTCTTGCTGGACAAAGATTTGTTACAGAGCGTTTTACAGCAAACCATAGATGGATATTAGAAAATGGGGCAGAAACAACTCATTTAAAAATAGGAGATAAACTTTATAAGGCGCCGATTAGTATTAGAAGGTTTGACTGGGATATGGCGACAGAAAAAGAACAATATTATTGGTGTTTAGGATTTGTCCTTGGTGATGGTACAGAGGCTTGTAGATGGTCGCACGGAAAGAAGAATGAAGATATTAAATTCGTTCGTATGAGACTTTGTGGCGAAAAAATTAAATACGAACAAAGGTTTATAGGGTTGAAACATTCTACGAAGGAAATGCCTAACGGCGACCTATATCTAACATTCAGTAGCACGATTGGATTTAGGAAAATCTTCCCCGACCTTAATCTTATGACAAGAAACGAAAAACTAGCTTTATTTGATGGATTATATTGTGCAGATGGACAGCATACAGGGAGCAGTAAAACGATTACTACTACAAATGAACAAATAGCTAGCTTTATAGAAGATGAAGCCCCTGCGCTGGGGTATTTTATTCTTGGAATTAAAGACAAATCTGGAGAAAAGACAAATTATACCACAAGAGGTTTCACTAAACAATATACCTTTATTGGAGATACAAATAAATACTATTGGACGGTTGTAAATATTGAAGAAGATAAGGAAGAAGAGGTATGGTGTTTGCAAGTTGAAAATACTCATAGCTTCGTTCTCCCAAATGGCATTACTACTGGAAACTGCTTAAGTGTACCTTTTGATGATTTACTGGCTAATGGCTTTGATACTAGACAGACTGATGTGCGGCCGGCCAATAGCGTTAATACAGCTTTTCAGCTTGTCGCGGTGATTTTCCAGCTTCAGAGCTTACAAGAATTTGGTGGAGTTAGCGCTACACATCTTGATTGGACGATGGTACCATACGTCCGTAAAAGTTTTTATAAACATTATATAGATGGATTAAAATACATTGATAGCTTTGAGGCCGAACTCAAATTGGCTATTTCTAGTGATGAAGCTAAAGATATTAGTATCGAAGATACTAAGATTTATAAGCATAAAATGTCTTATAATTATGCTATGGATATGACAGTTAAAGAAGTTCATCAGGCAGTAGAAGGAATGTTCCATAACCTTAATACTTTGCAGAGTAGAAGCGGGAATCAACTCCCCTTTACTTCTATCAATTTTGGTACTTGTACTCTTCCTGAAGGCCGTATGATTATTAAATCTCTATTAGAAACCTCTATTGAAGGAGTAGGTAAACTACATAAAACACCTATCTTCCCTTGTTCTATCTTTCAGTGTATGAAAGGTGTCAATAGAGAACCTGGAGATCCTAATTATGATTTGTTCCAACTGGCATTGAAGTCTACTTCTCAAAGGCTTTATCCTAATTATGCAAATGTCGATTGGAGCGGCAATGAAGGGTATGACCGAGATGACCCGCGGACTTATTTCTCGACCATGGGTAAGCGTAAACTACAGCTCATGTAAAATCTTTTGAACCTCGCTCGAGGGTGTCTACTTATAAAGTAGGCTAACGGTTAGGACCTATGAATGTTAAATAGGCTGAGACCGTGGGAAGTTTAATATATTTGATTTAAATTTGGCTCTTTTATATAATATAGCTATATTAAAGTAAAGGAGTAAATAAATATGTTTATCTATAAAATTACTAATAAATTAAATGGCAAAGTATATATTGGTTAGACAATAGGCAGCATAGAGGCTAGATGGCATCGTCATCAATAGGATGCTTTAAATGGTAGATTAGATACTCATTTTGCCAGAGCCATTAGAAAGTATGGGCCTGAAAATTTTGATGTTGAAGAATGGGATAATAAAAATACCTAGGAAGAATTGACATTAGCAGAGCAATATTGGATTAAGTATTTTAATAGTGTAAAAGAAGGATATAATGAGACTGATGCAACATCAAAATGTGGTGGCAATACTTATAAGAGTAAGACCGAAGAAGAACTAAGGCAAATCGGGGAAAAAATTAGAGAAACGAAATTAGGGGGTAAAAATCCTAATTCAACTGCCGTTAAATGCAAAAATATAAAGACGGAAGAAGAGTATTATTTTAATTCTCAAGCCGAAATGCAAAAATTCTTTAATGAGACTAATCATCTTTTTATATCTAGGCGTTGTCTTGGAGAAATCCAAAAACCTTATAAAGACGAATGGCTAATTGCCTATGCTGATAAAGAATACGGAGAAGTTCAAAGGCAAGACCGTGAAAGAAAAGTGTCTAAAAAACCAAAAAATATACGAGTAATAAAACTTTCTACTCAAGAAAGTAAAGATTTTTCTTCTTACGCCGAAGCAGAAAGATACTTTAATATAAAACCTCGCAGTTTTAGCTCAAAAGCGTATAAAAGAGGAAATGAATTTACTTATAAAGATGAATATAAAATTATTAAAATATATTAAAAACCTGTATCGACTATCCCTGATGAATGTATGGGAGTAGGGCTGGAGATAAGCACCAGCGATGTTTTAGGAAACGAAGCATCTGAAAACCGAAGCGGAAGACTACTTAGTCACAAGTAGAAGATATAGTCAGTACTAATGGTAACATTAGATAAAATGTGTAGAACAGCTAACGGCTACGACATCAATGGGTTCGGCCAGCTAAAAGATGGCCGTGGTAATATTTGCCCCGTAACTATTATTATGCCCACTTTAGCTATGGAAGCAAAAGAAGAATATGATGGAACCACTGAGGACGCTCCAGATAAGATAAGCTTATTTATGAATCTTCTTGATGAAAAAATCCATGAAGCTAAAGATATGCTCATTGAGCGATTTGAATATATTTGCTCTCAATCTCCAGCCAGCGCCAAGTTTATGTATAGAAATCATGTTATGGCAGGGTATAATCCAGAAGAAGGCATTAGAAGCGCGTTAAAACATGGGACTCTGGCTATTGGCCAAATTGGATTAGCTGAAACACTTCAAATTTTAATCGGTTGTGACCAAACAACAGATAAAGGAATGGAATTAGCCAAACGGATTGAACAATTATTTAAAGATAGGTGCGCGGAATTTAAGAAAAATTATAAACTTAATTTTGGTGTATATTTTACTCCGGCAGAAAATTTAGCTTATACTTCTATGAAAAAGTTCCAGGAAAAATATGGTAAAATTCCTAATGTAAGTGAAAATGATTATTTCACAAATTCTATTCATACGCCGGTATGGAAACAAGTTTCTGTATTTGAAAAAATTGATATTGAATCTCAGCTTACTGGATATTCTTCGGCTGGATGTATTACTTATGTAGAATTAGATTCTAGTGCAAAGCATAACCCAGAAGCTTTAGAGATTATTGTAAATTATGCAATGGATCACGATATACCTTATTTCGCGATCAATGTCCCCAATGATACTTGCTTAGATTGCGGATACACCGATGAAATGGATGATTCTTGTCCTATGTGCGGCGGCCAGAATATTCAGCGCCTACGTAGAGTTACTGGATATTTAACAGGTGATTATAAGAGTGCTTTTAACCTCGGCAAGCAGCAGGAAACTGAAATGAGAACTAAACACGTAGGAGTGAGAGAATGAGATATGCAGGGATTATACGAAATGACATAGCCTCAGCCCCAGGTATATGTTTAACTTATTTCGCTCAAGGATGTAAATCTAAGTGTAAAGGATGCCACAATCCAGAAACTTGGTACTTCAACGAAGGTAAGGAATTTACTCAAGAGACACTTAATTCTATTATCTCTGGGCTTACTGCTAATGGTGTATCTCGTTCATTAGCAATTCAAGGCGGGGAACCGCTTTGTGAAGAAAATCAATTCCTTACAAACCTCATTATAACAGAAGTAAGAAAAGTGTATCCAGATATAAAAATATATTTATGGACTGGATATTTATATGAAGATTTATTAAATAATTTAACCACGCATCTAAGACATATCTTATCTAATATAGATTATCTAATAGATGGACCTTATATTGAAGAACAACGAGATCTTACTCTTTGGATGCGTGGTTCTCGTAATCAAAAAATTTACGACTTAAAACATCAGGAGAAGAAAGAATGACATTATACGAATTTAATCAAGCTGGATATAGTAAAATGCCTAATTACACAGAAGAAGATATCCATAAAGCTATTTTGCGGGTTTCCAAGTTCTTATCCTCCCATGATTCTAAGTATTATATGTTTTTAAACCATGATGAAAGATATTTTACTCTCTTTACATATAAAGAGGAATATCATCGCTATAGAAAGATGGCGGAAGAGATTCTCGCACTCGCGCAGGAACTAGGTCCTATCAAAGAAATCTCCGTAGAAGATGATAGGATTGAATTCTGGGTGGGAGAAGGCGATGATTGTAAAATGTATTTATTCTTTGATTACTTCCAAGGAGTGATTGAGATTTGAAAGAAGCTATTATTTTTTATGAAGAATTTACTTGGGTTTCGCAAATAAGAATATTTGAAAATAACGAAATAATCGCAAAAGAATTTATTAGATGTGAGCCAGAAGAAGTTGTAAAATATTGCTATGAGAATGGCATTACTAGACTAACTGTTCATGCACCAGATTATATTAAAAATTCTCTGGTTACATCTATTGCAAACGCAGATTATAATAAAGAAATTGAGGTAAAATAATGAAATACTTGATTGAAGTTACTGAAATCTATAGAGTTGATAGTGAGAATGAAGTTGAGAATCTAATTAATGAAGCAAAACAGAGTAATATGTACACCCTTTCTAAGTATAATTGTGTTAGTAGAGAACAGAAAGCAAAAGGCGAAGTAATTGATTCTTGGTATAAGGTTTCTCTTACTAAGAAGTTTACTGAGGAAAAAGATCCTAGCACGCAGGTTGATATTGAGTATAACGGGGAGGATTATTAATGGTTTTTCAGAAGGTTTCAAGATTTACTGAGGTAGATATGCCGCGCCGGTCAACTGCGGAATCCGCGGGCTATGATTTCTTCGCAGCAGAGGATACTATTATTCCTTCTTTTGTTTCTCAATTTGATACTTTAAGAAAATATACGCATGACCAAGGAAAGCCTTATGAGCCTCTTACTCTTGATGAAATCGCAGAATTTACTAAAAATTCTGACACTCGTTTTACTCTTGTTTCTACTGGAGTGAAATGTCAAATGCCTAGTAATGTGCATCTCAGGCTGTTTTCCCGCAGTTCAGTGCCTTTGAAGAATTGGCTAGTGCTTGCAAACGGAGTCGGGATCGTGGATGCAGACTACTTCGGTAATAACGATAATGAGGGCGAAGTGTTCTTTCAATTCATAAACCTCGGTCCTAATCCTGTTCTCATCAAGAAAGGCGATAAAATCGGACAAGGTATCTTTGAAAAATATCTAGTTACAGAAACAGATGAAGCAACAGAAAAGAGAACTGGAGGATTCGGCTCTAGTGGGAAGTAATTTATTATTAGCTTTAGATCAAAGCACTAAGATAACTGGATACGCAGTATTTAATGGTTAGGAACTAATCGCCCATGGTCACGTAACTTTTAGTGGAAGCGATTATATAAATAGAATTGTTTAGTTGCGGCAGTGGCTTAATGGCATTATCGACTCTGTAGATGGAAGCATCTAGGTAGCTTTAGAAGATATTTAGCTTTAGGATGCTAAAGGGACTGGAGTTACTGGGCTTCCTACTTATAAAAAACTTGCGCACGTACAAGGGGCTTTAATGACTTTACTAGAAGAAAAAGGAATTTCTTATTAGTTAGTTTTAGCTTCCTCATGGAAAAGTACGTGTGGAGTTAAGGGTAAAAGACGAGAAGAATAGAAGAAAAATGCTTAGTTGTATGTTAAAAATATATATGGCTTTGACCCTACTTCTGATGAAGCTGATGCGATTTGTTTAGGACTTCATGTATTAAAGCACGATTGGTCAGAATAAATTAATCTAATCCCTACTTTTTTCATAAATAATGAAACCACGCTAAAAGAAGGGAAAAGAATGTTAGAATTTATAGTCAAGTATTGGCTTTAGTTTCTTTTTGGCATAGTTGCGGCGGGCGCTACAACAGCCGCTAGATTTTTTTATAAAATGTACAAAGAAGAAAAAGCTAGATAGACTGCCGACGGAAGGGCGGCCATTTCTAAGGAAATAACAGAAGCTATTAGTACAGCAGTTCACGAGGTACGTTTTAACTCTAATAGTGAAGATGAAAAACTTTAGGGAGAAATTAATAGCATTAAGGCATAGTTAAGTATACTAAGACACGCTATTTTAGTTTTATACAAAAAGCCTTTTAAAGAAGCGTGCGAAAACGCCTTGAAAAAAGACCATGAAATTACTTTAATGGAATATTAGGAACTAGCACACGAGCATGACGTTTACAAGTCCTTGGATGGAAATTCTGACGGAGATACTTTGTACCATCTAGTCGAGCAAAAATATCAGAACAGTCTATAAAAGAAAAAAGGGGAGCTTTATGCTCCCCTTTAAATTTTACATCGTGGTATCTTTCTCTTCTAATTCTTTTACCTTGTGATGATAATAACATACCTCTTCTAAATCTTTTATCATATCAATAACTTCGCCTAATTCCTCGGCGGATACTTGCTCTGGATGCCCCATTTGTTCCATAATTTGGTCAATAAGACATTCTTTAATCATTTTAATTCTGTGCATATCATGCCACTCTTTCTACTATTAAATTAGCATTTTGAATTGAAATCGTCTATGCGGTTGTATTGCGGATAGTTACCTAAGAGCAACAACCTTTAGGGACATCAATGAAAATACTTGCGGAAATGTTGTTATATAGATTCACTGCACCAGGAGTAGAAATCATAGTTGACGAAGCTACAGGTTCACCGTCTATAGCTATCGCCAACGAAATAGGGCCAGCAGTACCAGTGGTAGGAACCGCTACATTCCCACCAAAAAGCACTCTATATCTAGCTCTACTTTGGCCATTAGTTAAACCACGCAAATTAACTAGGCCACTTCCACTTCTGTGCATTATTGAACAATTACCTTCAATCGCAGTATTAAGGAATAATACATCTTGGTTAGCTGCCACGCTCTGAGCTGCTACACTTGTCAGTTCCATTGTATTACCTCCTTATTAAGCGCAACCACAACTGCATCCGTTAGAGCCGAAGGGCACTGCATTACCGAGAGGAAAAGCAGAATAGGGAGAAGCAGTTAAGTATGCGGGCTGAGGTGTGGGCCGCAGCTAATCAACGAGATATGCGTTCTGCGAGCACTGAGATAACTGGAAACGTGCGCTCTGCAGTTCTGAATCCTTCTCGGCCATGCGGTCCCGCAGATTCTGCATATTAGTTTCCTGGATAAGCGCGCGAGTCCGTTCACCTTCACCATGAATCGCGTTTGTAATATCACAGGTATTACGATATGCTTCTGCTTTAACGCTATCGATACTACGCTGTGTGGTGCAGCAGCAATCCTGCATTGCATAGCGAGTATCAGCGATATTAGCATTAACTCCATCAAAGCCCTAAGCAACAGAACTAAATCCAGTACACAAATCACGCTGAACATTACCAAAGCTATTAAGTAAAGTTGTATTCTGAGAATAGAAACCATCGCATAAACCTTGCTGGATACCACGGACGCCATTCTCAACCTGCTGGAAATTCATATCTTGGGCTAACTCACCACGAGTTAAAGCGCCTTGACTAGAGGCATTGTTATTACCCCAGCCACTGTTGCCATTGCCCCAGCCCATAAAGATGAACAGGAATAAGATGATAATTAACCAAGCACCATCGCCATTTCCCCAGCTACCATTGTTTCTACCAGAAGCAGCAGCAATATCAGACAGACTATAATCGTTATTAAACATTTTTAAATCTCCTTTAATATTTTAATATTAAAGGCCAAATTGCTGTTTAAAAGCAGCAAACTCCTAATCAAAATTTCCGCCTTTTGATGCTACCATATTTCGAGCAATTTGTTCTATAGAAGCAGAATCTCCCTACTTGGCCAGAGAAAGTAGATTCTACATAATAGGATTCCCTTGGGAATATTGCTCTAACATACTAAAAACCATCTATTGCGGATTACCATTCCTTAGAATATTTGCAATTTGGAAAGGATTCATTACGTTACCTCCTTTAGAATTTTATTTGCGGGGACTCCTGTTTAGGAGTTCCCTTTTTCTCGTTTAGAGAAGCTTTTATCTCAGCAAGAGCAGAATCAAATTCATCCTTAGTAACATATTGTGCCGTAGCTTCGATGGGCATTGCCTTTAACTCATAGATATTTAGCGTAGAAGTTCCATCTAAATTAATTTGTTTTGTATATATCTTCTTATTTGCTAAATCAGGGAAAAAGAAAATTGAACCATCAAAATCTATTGAAGTTGCTCTCACTTCATCAATAGAAGAAACAGGGCGTCCTTTAATTCCAACTTGCGGGATCTAGGTCTATTCTCCGTAAGGCTATGGCCGATAATACTGCGGTTGCGGTTGCTATTGTGCGCCATATACCTAGCTTGAATAGTATGGATAAGTTGCCAAAAGTTATTCACTCCTTTTACATTAGTTTCTTTGGCCTTCACTAATATATAAAAATTTGGGAAATTCACTTAATCAAATTTGTCAGAATTTTTGTAAAAAAGATTCCCAGTTCTCGGGCAAAAAAAATAAGGGGCAAGAACTATTACGTTCTTGCCCCTAAAGGTATTACTTAAATAAGTCGGCTAAAGTCTTATCCTTAGCACGAATATATTTTCTTTGAATCGCGTTCCACTCGTCCATCTCTTTAGAGTAATTAGTCCAGCCTTGCTCGACTGCATACATCTTAGAAGCGACACTAACATCAACGCTGCGCTCTTCTGCGACTGCCTTGATAGCCATACGATTTTCATAGAATCTATTATCCATCATACAACTTCCTTTCCTTAAATTGAAAGTAACCTTTCAAATATATTAAAAAATTAGTTATATGACTTAAATAGTTTAGTCCTCGTAGCTTAATTCTATCTCGAGAATTTCTGCTATAGACTGTGTAGAATAAATCTTAGTTTTAAGCTGCTGCATCTTATGATAGTAAGGATATACAAAACTAGAGATTGCTGCGCTTAAACGAGATAATTCTTCATAAGACCAGGTTGTATTCTCTTCGTGGATAGCGTGCCACTCAAGGATAGGCGTTTCCGCGCCCGCATCAACCATAGCCTTATACTGTGATAAATTCAAGCTGATTTCAGATTGGTCATTAGCTGTAACCCCATAGCTTTTACCATCCGAGAAAACTAGTGCCTATGAATCTAGGAATTCCGCGAATTTCTCTCTATTTTCCTTTTGTTTCTCAGCTTGAATATCTCCAATGCTTTTACGTAAAATACATTCTCCATTGTCATACGCATAAACATTAGGAATAAAATCTCCAATAGGCTCGTTTATTTCGTAGACAGAAACCGAGTCCAAAGAATAAAAAGTATCACAATCTGAACCAATAACGCCTGTTGCTTCTTCTTTCGCACAACTAATTAAAAGTGCGGGTTCAGTCTGCCATTTAACCCATCTAGGTTCAGAAATCATATCTACGATTAAATTATTTTTATTTACATATATAAACATAAGTCTACCCCTTTGAATAAAGATTTGAAATAATTATCCATTCGCTAGACTAAATAAAAAGTATTACCTTTACTTATATGCGCTCGCCAACCTAAGTAGGACTATACAATATTCTCAGTAGTAGTTTCACCATTTAACCAAAGTTTCTACTAACGTCGCATCTTTCTGCGCTATTTGGCTATTTTCTCTTTGAAAGGAAGTTGTATAAGACCATTGTCTTTCGTTAGCCAAAAATTCCACTTTAAATACTTAAAAGGCTGCTGGCGTTTTCCGGGTTTAATCTACATTATAGTAGTTTTCTTACGATTCAATTTAAGACCCTAGCTAACGAGCTTTTGCTCGATCTTAAGCACGCATTCCCGCAGATATTCTTTATCATTCCCAAAGAAATAAATATCATCCATATATCTGCCGTAGTATTTAAGATGTAGCTGCTCCTTAGCATAATGGTCTACTTCATTAAGTGCTAATAATGCTAAAAGCTAAGAAGCCTAACTTCCTAGTCCTAGACTTGTAGGTTTATATTCGTAATACGTCTTACCAGGTTTAAAGTATTGCACTTTTACAGGTCTATAGCCATATTGTCCTTTAACTATATAATACTATTTATCTGGCTAAGGCGTATTATCTGTTGTGGGTGAATAACAAAAAGTGTCGATAATATATTCTACAAGCTCGCTTATCTGCGGCTATTGAACATATTTCCGCACTACCGATTTAAGATATTCATGGTCTATTGAATCGAAATACTTTTTAATATCTAGCCTAACCGCATAAAAATTCTCACCAAGACCAAAGTCCTAGTGAGCTTTCTATAAATGTATTCTAACTCGCTTTAAGGCAAAGTCAATTCCTTTGTCTTTCAATGTAGCGCAATTATCATATATCAATTTAGGAGTAAGCTATGGTAAAAGAAATGTTTCACAAAGAGCATTTTGAAGCATCCTATCATAAATATAACAGGCTCTTATATCTCGCTTCTTACCTCTTTCAACTATTGAAAAACAATTAAATACCATCTACTAGTATTCATTATTCTTCAATTCTTCTTCTAAACGTAAGACGTTATTTAGTCTATTCTCTTCAAAATTGATAGTACTACCTTTCCATCTTACGTTTCTGCAAACTTTGTATGAAGCATCATATAGAGCTTCACGACTACAACTAATCTAGGAGTCCTACACGGGCTATCCTCCTTGAAAAAATTTTATCAGCTAGTTCTAGTTAGACTTCTCAATGTGGAACTAACATCTAGCTTCATAATTTGCCCTTACGGGACTGGATAAACCTTCCTTAGATGAAATACACTTTTTTAATAATATTTTTCTCTTTTATAACACAATAATATAACATAATAACATTAGATTACTACTCACCTAGATAGACGCTTCTGCATCTTTCTTCTAATCGTTGTTAGTCACGGCCTAAGTCGGCCGTGCCTAACGACAAGGCTTTCATCTAATCCGGCGCGAGGTAGTTGCCATTGTTGTAGTTGTTGTTGTTCGCAGCACCACTAGAGTTGACATTGCAAACATTGTTCGAGTTGGAGCTGCCGTAATATCGCGAACGAAGCCACCAAATGCCGGCAGGAATTAACAAGGTTTACCCCTGAAAGAGCGTTGATGCTCTTCGATGCTTAACTTGCAAGCCCTCGCTAAATCTGCAAGATACCAATAAGAGTTGCGTTTCTTCTCGCTTTGAACAACAAAAATACACAAATCTAATTCTCTTAAAATAGAATCGCAATAACCTATTGCCGCATCAAAAAATTTATTTACTTTATCTAAATCTTCCTTAGTCCTAACTTCTATCTCGCTAGCTGCAAAACAATTACCATGGACTCGTTTTGCACTATCTAAAATACTAGCCCCAAAAGCTGAGTATAGATATTGACTGCCCAGTGCACCAGGACTATTGTACTTTCCATTCGCCTTCTACTTAGAAGGTCTAGTCAATATTAATACTTGTAAAACTAACTTTCTAGCATCATTAAGATAAGCAACTTTAGATAAATGTCTATCAACTGTCTTTACCGACATATTTATCCTCCTTCGATATAATCAATTTAAGAAAATGAGAGGAAAAATATTATCTTCCTTTAGAAAAGGATTGAAGTAAATAAAAAAAGAACTGGAAGTTTTTTCCTCTCATTTTCTGTTAGTATTATACCAAATTATTTTCAATATATCAAGTAAAGTTCTCTCACTACTATATAAAAATTTAATTAATTCATCTAAACTTTTTTGTCCAGATTTTGTTAAAAAGAACTTTTAACCAATGCAGAAAGCCGGCGCGAGGTAGGAGCCAGCGCTGTAGCCGTCGCCGTACGCAGCACCACTAGAGAGGACACCGCAAACAAAGCCCGAGTAGGAGCTGCCGTAATATCGCGAACGAAGCCACCAAAGGCCGGCAGAGCTGCTACTACCTCCACTACTAGTTCCAATATATTTAATTCTGCTAGAATTATCAGAATATTTAGAATAATTAAA